GATATTGATTCAGTAATAAATTCTACTAATGATTTCATTTTTTTTTATTTTTTTTTTATTTTATTTTACATTTCTCCAGATCCACCTTCAGCTGAATTGTCAGGTTGTACATCACCCATCATTTCTGAATCTCCTCCAGCATCTTCAGATCCATCATCTTCCATTCCTGCATCTTCAGAACCAGAATCCATTCCTGACATTTCTTCTTCACCATTCTCTTCTTCCTCAGATTCTGCATCACCCTTTTCTTGCTTCTCTAACCATTTGCATTTTTGATTGTATTCAAAATCAGCATCAGACATCTTCAGATATCTTTCAAGTAAGAATCTCATAGAAAAATAGCTGTCTTCATTTCCTTCAGCATCAGTTGTAGTAAATGTATCTTTAAGCATACCAATTGTTTCAAGACGTTTGTTGGTAACTTCAAGATCCATCATTTCAGTAAATTGATTGTAAGAATTGTATCTGAATATGATAGCATCTAATACTCTCTTGTCATTCTTCATTTCTGGGATTGAGAGAGCAACTTGGATTTGAATAGGTTTGATGATTACCATGGAGAATACATTTCTAAGTCTGTCAACAAATCTACCAAAGTTTATTTCATCTCTAAGAGTTTGAGTTGGATCAGTTCCAAACCAAGCAGCAGCATTTTCTTTGTCAAATCTGCTTTCTGGTATCTTAGACATCTTATATAGCTTAGAAAGATAGTACTTAAGCTGTTCACTATCATTAAGGCTTGGACCTTGGTCAACAAGTGTCTCTATCTCTGGCTTACCATTTTCATTTTCAGGCATCCAATATTCTTTATTGAATGGGAGATTAGTTCTACCATTTACTTTAAGTTCACCAGTTTCTGTATTGAAGTCTATATCTTCTTTATATCTAGCCATAGCAGAGTTCAGAGTCTGCATACCTTTTGCTCTGTTCATTCCCGCTACAGGTATGGTGAACATTGTCTTGAAGCTTGCTTGAGTTACTGTCCAGATAAGTTGTGCTTGCTCTATGATTCTGTATATATTGAATGGTCTAATCAGACGTTCAAGATATGATTGTCTGTCTATTACTCCACTATCTTCATACTTGATATATATTACTTGAGAATCAAGCATGATACGTTCTTGTCCAATCACATCTTTAAATTGTACCCAATATTGTATACCATTGTCAATAACACGAGTAATAGTAGCTGGATCTATAGGAATGATACCAATGATTGTATGGGGGTTTTCTATATTGTCATATACAATTTCATAAGCTATTACTCCATCTATCAACCATCTCTTGAATTGATCCCAAGCTTTGTTTTTCCAATCAAGAAGCATATATATCTTATAGAAGCTTGTATCTACACAGTTCTTTATCTCTTCTATATGATTTTCATTCAACTGTTGCAGTACACTTGGTTCGATATAAGGTTCTCCGATATAGACATCATTATCATCATAAACTATACATTCATTAGCCATGATATCCAATATATCTTCGATTTCTGGATTCATAGCCATCTTTCTCAGAACATCTCTCTTTTGTTCAAGAGACTTTTCTCTAAATGGCTTATCTTCTTCTGGCTTCTGTTTCCAATTATCCATTATACCAGCATACAAGTTGGAGGTCATTATACCAATATCTTTTGGTTGCATCAACTTGTCAGCTGGTACTGCTTTCATATTCTTTACAACATCAGAAGTCCAGTTCATACCATAATGACTGAGCTTATACAGAATTTTTGCAAGATGACCAGGTTCTCTTATCTGCATCTGGTTTTGCTGTATAGGCATCATATCATTAGCTTGTTCATATATAGTCTTATTTCCTTCTAATACATTACTTAAGTTACCAAATATCATGTATCTTACATACTATTGCTTATATAAAAATAACAATTTTAATAATTAAATTTAGTGTTTATTTTTCTATTTTCTTATAAAAGAAAACTAATATAAGATGAGTGGAAATTTATTTCAACAAGGAAAATATAAAGCAGAGCCTATCAAATCAGAAGTAGCTCCATTATTGCAACAATTAGTGATAAAAGAATTGTTGGATAATTATCCTGATATGGAATATTGCTGTATTGGATCTATAGGTAAGAAGAAAGATGGCGAATACAATGGAGATATAGATATTGCTATAAAAACAGATACTATAGAAGAGTTGGAAGCAATGATAAGCAAAGTATTCTCTTATACAGAAAGTGTTACAAGCAAATCTTATTTTATTGTATCTATATTGTATCCTTATAAAGACCCATTGGATGATGACAAGCTAAAGTTTGCAGCAGTTGACTTTATGATGATGAAAGATAAAGAATACACTGAATTCAGATATTACTGTCCTGATTATAAAAAAGATGAGTCAAAATATAAAGTTGGCGTAAAGATCATGTGGGCTAACACTATATTGAACCATACAAAAGAAAGATTAGCCAATGTAGATTTAGAAAAAGGACAAATGGGTTCATTCAGATTTGTTCCAACTGGATTATATCAGACAATATTTAATGTTGATACATTTGAAGTAATATCAAACAAATTCATTACAACAAATGTTAATGAAATAGTGAATATGGTTTTTGATGATGGAGATAGAAGTCATTTCAACTCAGTAGAAACCTTATGGGAAGGAATTCATTCAGAACATTACAAATATCCAGAAGAAGTAAAAATTCTAGAAGCTAGATTAATGATAAATAGCTATAGAAAGGGATGGAAAGAGATTATAGATTCAGGAGATTTCAAAATGAAATATTGGACTAAAGAAGATATCTATAAGATGATAGAACCTTATAAATTAGAAAGAAACATAAATAGATATTTAGATGCAAAGAATGGAATCCTATAGGATTCCATTCTTTATTTATTTAATTATAAGAAGAGTCCTCTTTATCTTGCCAATCATCAGGTAAGTTTAAAATATCTGTCCAACCAAGCATTATATCAATAATACTACTACCAGGACCATCCCAATAAAGATCATCATCTGTATATTCACCATTCATTACATCATCCATGAATTCCTCACTATCATAGAATTTCTCACCACTTTTTCTAGCATATTTTACAGCATCTTTAATATTGTCAAATGATTTAACTATATAGCTAGCATCAAAGTCTTCATAGTCAAAATAAGCAGAACCTAAAAGACCAAGCAAGTCTGATAATGTACCAATATGCAAACATTGATGATATTCATCTTTGTAAATATAGAATTTTGCCTTAGGAACTTTGACATCTTTCCATCTTACAAATTTATATGCCCCATCATCACTACCACTTGTAATTTGTTTTAACATAGGGAACTTAATTGTATGTGTATTAGATGCTGGATCTGCCTTAGCTAAAGCTTTGACAGCACTATTACTAGAAGTCATATCTTTGATGGTAGCTACTACTTTACCACAATTCTTAGCATTAGGACCAGGTTTCCAACCTTTAAGTTCCTTTTCAAGGGCTTTACCAGCAGCTACTGCAAATCGGTTTGCTTGAGCATTTCTACCTTTATCTCTAGCAGCCTTTGAAGCACGACCTAATAATTCAGAACTAAGTTCTAATATTAATGCTTCATTCAAATATTGAGTTAAACTTTGCATAAATTTAATTTATATTATTTAGAATTTGATTTTTCTATTTCTATCCAGTTATCTGGTTGGTTTACAACTTCAGTCCATTGATTCATCAATTGCATAATGATAGGACTAGGGCCTACCCAATAGCAATCTTCATCTGTAATATCACCATTCATTACACCATCCATGAATTCTTTGCTATCATAAAATTTCTTATCAGAACCCATAGCATATTTTACAGCATCTTTAATATGGTCAAATGACTTTATTATATAACTTGCGTCAAAATCTTCAAAATCAAAATAAGCTGCGCCCAAAAGACTAAGTAAATCTGATATTGTACCAATATGTAAACAGCCCATATATTCATCTTTATAGATATAAAACTTAGCTCTAGGAATTTTTACATCTTTCCATCTTACAAATTCAACATAATCATAACCATAACTTTTATCTTTATCATCAGTAATATCTCTCAATACTGGGAACTTTATAGTACGGATTTCTGATGCTGGTTCAGCTTTAACAAGTGATTTCATATCACTATTGTTAGCAGACATATCCTTTATTGTATTGACTACTTTACCACAATTCTTAGCATTAGGACCAGGTTTCCATCCTTTAAGCTCTTTTGCAAGAGCCTTACCAGCAGCAACAGCAAATCGGTTTGCTTGTGAATTTCTTCCTTTATCTCTAGCAGCCTTTGAAGCACGACCAAGCAAAGCAGAACTTAGCTCCATAATCAATGCTTCATTCAAATATTGACTTAAATTTTTCATTATAGATTTTTGTTATATAACATTTATAAATAATAATAAGTTTTTGAAATTTTTTATGTTTGTTCTAAATTTAACTTTTGTCCTTAACAGAACTAAAAAGTGATGTTATTATTTGCAACAAGATTGAAATAAATCAAGATTGTTCTATATTAGATTTGTTCAAATAAAGAACAAATCATAGTTTAATTTAAATATTGATAATGATTATGAAGAAGTTTTTTGTTACTTTTATTTTCTGTGTAGTATCTGTTCTATCATTTGCCAACACTCCTACATATTTTGTAAAGAACATTGATACAGAAAATATTCCTATCATGGATCTTGAATCTCAGGAAAATACTGAATACTGGGTATCAATATTCAAATTTGTTCAGGATGCTCAGAAATCAAATGCAACTAAGATGGTAATCAAGTATGACGGAAAATGGAAGTATGTAATTCCATCTCCAGAAGCCCTCATTCAATTGGATATCATTATTTCACATTTATGCTCTGGTAGTTCAGTTAATAATGGTACATTTGAAAAGGGGATGAAAGAAGCTTTTGAAATTGCAAAGAAGGATAAATTGATTATATGTGTACGATAGTCAATAAGTTCCCCTACAAAGCGCCTGGGTCACACAGGGAGCGGAATATTACTTAGAAGTATATTCTATCAGCTAAGATAATTTTAACGTCCCTGTGTGAATGTTTTTGTTCAACATCTGTTGAACTATAACTTATGAAACTATTTTTAAATAACCAAAGAAATACGAACATGAATTATTCATTTTTAAATAATTTTCAACCATTTGTTGTAAAGTTCATAGATGATATTTGCATACCTAAATCTTGTAGAGGAAAATATCTTCTATGTATAAATGCAATGGGTATCAAGTGGTTTGAAGAAAACTACATAACACTAGAATACGGTGATGGTTTTATTGAAGGTGAGGTTCTAGGTCCTAAGTATCTGATGCTTGAGGATAGTGGTGCTAACAAGTTTGATATGCCTAGAATCTATGTACCAATTACAAAAGAATTGCTATCTAATAGTACTTCAGAATTAGGAAAATTCTTGATTAAAGCACTTACCGATAATAGTGTTTATGGCACAGGTATAGAAGGTTTCAGACCAAGCAAAGAATATTATTTGAATGAAACTTTATATAAGTGGTGTACTAGAACAAAGGACCATACTGGTAATGATATTCAGTCATTAGCAGAAGAAGATGATGACATATATTTGCCTGACTATCTTTACTACGATAGAGAAAATGACAGGCCTAAGATAACTTCATATTTTGAAGAATTGTCTGAGGATGAAAAGAAAAGTATTGACTTGAATTTTTTCTTCAATAAGAATGAGATATCAGATCTAAAGTTTACAGAAGATGATTTCTATTTCTTCCCACAAACTTTCTTCAAAATCATATTGAAGTATACAGTTATAACAGAAGAAAACAGTCAAGCAGTACCTAATAATGTATATGATGCTGTACAGAAATATTTTGCTAATCATGAAAATGATGAAGCAACAAAACTATTACAGACTATCATGAATACTAGTAAAGATGGTACTGATTTACCTTCTACTATTTCCACTTGTAATTCTTGTACTAACCAATATAACTTATTGAATGGAAAATCTAATATAGGTGAAAGGAGTTGTCTTGAAAAGTATAAGGATGCTATGGATTCATGGTTGAAGATAATGTTAGGTGATTTAGTATATTACAATTCTTGGATGACAGTAAATGAAAATAATGTTAAATATCCAAATTATGATTTGATAGATCTGTTGATAGAATTTCTGAATGAATATATTAAGTATAACAACTTCCCATCTAAAGAACATAATAGCATAACTAATTTCAATTGCCCATCATTAGATAGTTCTTATGATGATAGTGAATGCATTAAAAGTACAATCATGAACTATATCAAAGTTCTAGAATGGGTAAAGAAATGTGAAACTGTAAAGAACAGAAATAAGATAAAGGTATATGGTAGAGATTTTGCTAATTACCTTTTAACATATTTTTAAAATTAACGTTAATTAAAACATATATGAAAAGTTTAGTAGAAACATTGAATGAATCACTAAATATCAATGAAAGTAAAGAGAAGATGCTTAGATTTACATTTGGTGATCTTGAACACGCAGATGAGACTATCAAATCTATTGAAGATCTTGCTAATAAGAATTCTGTGTATTCAGAAAAAATTGATGGCGGTATAAAGATTAAAGCTAATGATTCCAATAAGGATAAATTAGATTCCATCCAAGATGTACTTCAACAATATGTACAGAAAATGCAGGATGATGATAAAGCAAATCAAGATGATGTAAAGTCATTAGCAAATCAATTGGATAAGTTGAGTGACTTTATTGAATCAGAAGATGACGATGATAAAGAAGATAAAGAAGATAAAGAAGATAATGAAGAAGGAGAATAAGAATTAAAATATTCAAATAAAAAATGGGAAGAGCTAGCTCTTCCCATTTGTATTTATTTATTATCACTTTCAATAATGAATGTTGTCTTATCATCTTTATCAGATTTTGTTATATTTTCATAATCACTCATATTACCACTCCAAAGATAAGATATATCTTTAGAGGTTGAACCAGTTCTGTTCAATACATAAGGTAAGTTATTCAACTTACTTACTGTTTTCATTAAATAAGAAAGCTTTTTTAATATTGAAGCAGAATCTTCAATATTTTCTTTTCCATCCCAAACATAAGAAGTATTAGGGAATTGTGTTGATTTCCAATCGTTTATTTTATCCACTTCATTCAACAAATATTCAAATGATACAGGAATATATTCATAATTATATTCATTATCGTATGTTATGCTAGGATCCAAATATTTATTTACATTACCAATCTGTGCTTTGTATGACAAAACACCTTTAGGACTAACTTTATCCATTTTTCCAACAAAATATAATGGTCTTGAATTTGGATCACTTACCTTTTTGTTAACTCTAATGAAATATGTTGTTTTATCATAATCAATAACTATTGGAGTATAAGAATAAGGAATATATCCTATATAGTTGCCAAGTCCACTGAATTTATTACTGAAATTTTTAGATAAAGTAAGTGATCTAGAATGACAGTAATCTCTATATCTTGTTGGAATATCTGAACTTACATCAAAATATTCTTTATCAATATCATTGAATGGTGGAGTCAATGCAACTGGTATACCATAAGCATCTGTAGCTACTAAGTCAAATTCACCAGTATCTTTATATGCATTAGATGAAGTATATACATAAGTGTAAGTATTATTGTACAATTGTGTATCTCCATAAGTGTACTGTCCATTGTTGTCTCTATCTATATAAGCAACATTAGCAATGTAATTGTAAGTTGTATATTCATCAGGTATTTGTGGAGCACATATCATGAATGAGTTTGCAATCTTAGTACCCATTCCATTATTTGTAGCTGTTGTAGTACCATTTCCACTCGTATCTGAACTTCCAGTACGATATATCTTATCTAATGATGATAGCAACTTAAATGGAGCATTTGTCACTATTACATTAAAGTCCTTACCTGTTTGAGCTAAATTTCCTATATGTGAAGATACTAAATTATTATCCATTTTGATTTATTCTTTTGTGATTGATTCTCTATCAGAAGATTTGTTATTCAATGATTTTGGATGTAAACAAACATCTTGTTTGAACTTACCAATTATATTATCATTCCTAGATTCAGTTCTTTCATCAATTTGAGGATATGATGTTGATAATTTAAGAGAAAACTCTATTGATTTCTGATTAGTATCAGAACTAGTCATATCTATCTTATTGATTTGTATAGATTGTTCTGTTGGCCAATCTAAAGAGCATTTTATTGTTTGTCCAAGATAAGTTATTCTGAAATATTTATTGAATACTAGTTTATCAATTATTTCTTGTAACAATACTACAGATTCATTGAAATTAGATAGAACATATCTTAACTTTAATGTTACTTCTAATGGTAATCGACGCATTTCTGCATTCATACCAACTATTTCATTTCCTACTATTCTTTCATAAACACCTCTAACATAAGGTTGTGTAAGCTCTTCTAATGGTATGCTTACATTATCCATTTCAACAATACATCTTGGCATTTTCATATATATTTGGTCTTCTCCAGATACTTCATTCAAACTATATTTATATCCATTGCTTTCTATATACATATATGAAGAACCAGTGTTGAATATGAAATGATTGATAGGTTTGTCATATAACACTATATTTCTAGTAAGCCAAGATAAAGCACCCTTTATCAATATTGAGAAAAATCTTTCATCTCTATCAAATAGATTGTCAAATTTCTCAACATTCCAAGGATGTTTCCATTTTTCTGTAGTTTTGTTAACTAGATTCTGCATATTTAAAAATAGAAATGTTTATGAACTTATTTCATGTATATTCTATATTTATCATAAATAATGGAATAAACATATACAATAACTATAATGTTTACAAAAGAAGAAATAAAGAATGCTGTACAAAATATAATAAATCTTTCTAATGAAGATCCAGAAGAAATCTATGTTACAAAATGGACTATAGAAAACAAACTAAAAGAAAAAGATCCATCATATACAAAGAAGACATTAGCAAAGTTCATTAGTGATTTGCACCTTGGAAGGTTTATCTTTGTACATAATGGATCTAGCTTACCATTTTCTATATATGAAGGTTATATGTTTGTTGCAACTGAATCAAATGATTTTACATATTTTATAAATTCACTATCAAAATTAGATTATGACCTTAATAATTTAGAAAAATATGACTATATGAAATTACTTGATTCAACACCTTATGATAGTGACTATTTCTTGATAGATGGTGTATTGATGATTTCAGACAGATTAAAATTGTAAGAAATTCTTAACACCATTTTTCCAAAGGTCTTTGTAAGCTTTCTTAGCATTTTTACCAATACTTTTGAATGTTGAACCAACACTAGCTGCTTCACCATAAAGGTTACCAAGACCTGCACTACCATCGATAAGCATCATTGCAGCAGATATAGTAGATTCTGATGCATCAACTAACGTCTTATAAGTTTGACTTGCAGGATTGTAATAGTATTTATTATCTATTGCATATTGCATCATCTTATGGCGTTTGTTTTCATGGTCGTCGGATTCAGCATTTATAGTTTCTGGGGGTGTAGCTTCATTCTGGGACCATAAGAATCCAGAATCACCAAATAATACCTTTGCAAACTCATTTTGATTATGTTGATAGACGCGATCATATTTTATTTTGAATGTTGGTGATGATTGGAATGGTGCTTGATTTGAAAATGTTTGTGGAAGCATTGTATTCAAAGTCGAATAATCTATTTCACAACCTTGGAAAGAAAACAACTTGAATGACATTCTATCCGTCATGTTAGCGCTATTGAGATTCTTATATAAGGTTGTTCTTCCCTTCAAATCTCTTGTGGAAGTTTGCAGATATCTTATAGGTGATTGAAATACAACTATATCTAAATCAAATTTTCTTAGATTTTCTGGTAATATTTCTTTTTGGTTTATAGCATCATAAGCTGCATATTTATAGAAATCCATTAAAGTAAGTAAACGTAAATCAGTTGCTTCTTCTGAACATTCTATTTCTATAGATTTTTCCGCTGTCAGATTATCTAAATTCATATTCAAAGCATTGTTTACATCTTTTACTGATTTGAAGAACCAAGGAGCATAAGAAGATATGTAACTTAATGACCGTACAAACTTTATTAAAGATTTTCTCCTAGCACTCATATTATCATTAAGTTTATACCAATTTCTTGTAAGATATTGGATAGCCGTATTGTTTGCCGCAAATTTATTTCCATCAGAAGATCGCATAATACCTCCTAATAATCCATAAGAGGAGTCAAACTTAAAAAACAACTTAAAATATAACCAAGCTGGTTGAGTTGCAATAGAATCTAATCCTTTCTGAAAACTTACTCGTTCATTTATGAAATCTTTATAACCCCAAGCAGGAACATCAAGTAATGTTTGATCTGTATTGGCATCTCTAGATGCTATTATACCAGAACCATCATATTCAAATTGATTATCATCACTAAGTACAATTTTATTTGCTTTTAATGGACCTTTATAATCTAAAGTATTTATTTGGCGTTTTTCTTCATATCCATTAGAACCATTACCGGTAGATGAAACACCTTTACCTAATCCTCCAAGTACATTTGATAGAATTGACATAACTAATTTATAAATTTATTTTTGTTGATTTGAAAGATAAGTAAATGTTCCTGTTAATGTACAATCCAATGACATATTTGTATTGCCATTTATTCTAAAAAATGGAACTTCAAATTCTACTTGGGTAAATTTTGACCTCATCTTAACGATACCTAATACATAATTGATACTTACTATTTCAGCATCTTTTAAAGTATCTTCATCTATCATCAAGTCGGTATATGATTCTGAGTTTTTCTTAGAAAACTGTACTACTTTATCCCAGTATTCTTTTATATTTACTATCTTCTTTTCAAATGGATATTTTTTAGAAGTAATTATAATACGTGGAGATGTTTTCCAATTCTTATCTTTTATTGGTTTAATATCCCACCCATAGTATCTCTGATGATCCATTAAAAAATCAGAAATTGATTTTTTCAACATTTGGTTGTAAATATCATTAACTTTATCATTTATGTAATCAGAAGTTGAAACCAAAGTATCATCAGATACTACTATTTGTTTATATATTTCAGAAGAATTGTTTATGTTTTTCATTTTAAGTATTGTTATATGATTTAGGAACAGAATCACTGTTTATATAACCAGGTATAATATCTCTTCTTATGAGGTATATCTTTTGAATGATTTCATGTTCTTCATTCTTTACATCATATTCAAATGACATACCATCAATATAATAAACACCAGATACGGATAAGTTTATGAATCCAAGAGTTGAATCTTCAAACATTTTTTCCAATTCAACACTAGATGGGTTAGGCATTTCAGATTTATCTCCACTTAAATTATGCCAGTTTTGCCACATCTGTCGTTTACCTAATTCTGTATATTCAAATATAGCTAGATTTATGAGGGTACCACGTTGAAGACCAAAATTTGGTTTTGCCAACTTTACTTCCAATGTCTTAGCTCTCATTTTCCTGAAATAATTATCATGAATCATTTTTTGTTTCAGAACCGGGGTATTATGATCTTCCGGGTCACCATATTCATATCCAGAAAAAACAGTATTTCTAAATCGACATGCATTGTTTACTGTATCATTTGCGGATGTTCCACGGAATTTCATATTAGTAGTATTGAGGGCATCATTTCCAGTTCCAGAAGTTGGAGAACCAATCGTGTATTCATTCATGTTTCCATGCTCTATTATATCTTTGTTGTTTACTCTCCACTTCCAAGATGATACAAGATAGTTGCCAAGCTCAGGCATTCTCTTATAGTTAGTAAGCAATCTATGTGCCATGCCATGTTGTATATCTTCTTTAATATTATCATCAGTAAAACCAAGACCAATAACTGGATGTATTCCAAGGTCATTTGGAGTTATTTTTTCATTCATTACCCAAGAAAAATTAACAACCACTAAATAACGATATAGGTCTACCCAACAATCAAATACACTGTTCTCATCTAATCCACCAAATGCAACATGTTTTTGTATAGCTTCTGTATAAGTTTCACTTCTTATTATTCTTGTCTTATCATCTTTTATTTCTTTTACTTTATCTGTAGCAGCAAATCCCAAACCGCATTCAGTAACTGCAACGTAATGTAAGAATTCATAAGTAGTAGGGTATTTGTTTGGACCAAGTTGACAGTATTTTGCAGAACATCCAGGAGTTGGCCAAGGATTAAATGTAATTTGCTTTGTCATTTTTTGACGTAAAGACAACAAATGATATTCACCATAATATACTATCTGATCAGCATGATATTCCACTTTACTAACATAGAAATCTATAGAAATAGGTTTATAGGCACCATCAACAGAATCTGTCATTACTATAGTCATATTAGAAGACATAGAAGCGGTTTCCATCAACTCCTCACTTTTTTCTTGCTGGGATAAAATAACTTTGCAAGTCGGAATAAATTTATCATAATCAATATGTACATATTTTATAGAGTTTCTAAGAATTACTTTATTGTCTATTCTTATGATAGGTATTCTTGGACCTTCTAACTTTACAACATTTATTGGTTGATTATTTATTCCAAGACCTGATGCTTTTATTTTTTCAGATTCATTAAATTTTACTACAGAGTTTTTCTTAACTGATGGATCATGCCTTACTATTGGGTCCAATTTATTTACATTTGGACTCAATGGTTGATATAGCTCTTTCAAATCTTCCATAAAATTAATAAATCAATAAATTTGTATCACCTACTTGCATATAATTATGGTCAAATACTGTTGCTTCATTTGGTGATCGTTTTTCATCTTTATTCTTTTTGAATGCTTGTGTTCTATTAAGTAAAGATGAAGATGTAGAAGCTAGTCCATCCATATTAGTTTTTACAGCTTTTGTAAATCTATCTATAAATTCAGGTTGTGGACATATCAAAATATTTCCTTCCATCAATTCAAAAGGATTTGATATTCCATTTATCTTACATAATATATCAGCATATTCATCTGAATGATAAAGAACAAATGATATTAAATCTGGTCTAGCAATATATTCTTTTGATACTTCAACTATTGTATAGGCATTTGAGAAATCAATAGTATCATCAAATGTCTTTACCAATAAATCCTTTACTCTTTCTGTTGTACCATCAGAAAACTTGTATTCTAATTCAGGTTTTTGTTTTATCAATCCGTAATTAAGTGGCATGTGCTAAAATTCATATCTCCTTATACAAAAATAAAAAGAGGAATTCAGCTGAATTCCTCTTTGATATATTAGTTTGATATGATGAATGTTGTATTTGATGGTTTTGATGTTAATGAATTGAATTGTGCTAATGTACCTGACCAAATATAAGTAGACTTGTTATTTGGTAATCCAGATTGCCACATACACCATTTTTCAAGATAAGTCAATCTAGAAACAATCTTATTATATTGATCTGCTGTAACTATACCAGCTTTAGAAGCATTAGCAGTTCCTTGGTTAATAGTATTGCCGTCATTCAATACTGGTATATTTATACTACTATTATTTCCTGTATAATGTGTATATGATAATGTTACAGTACTTGCATTATTTGTATATTTGAATCCTTGTGTCCATCCTGTATATCCAATACTACCATCTGTATTTATATGGAAACTATGTAAATTATCACCATTTGTATGATTTTCATTAAATTTATATTCATGAGTATTACCATTATCATAAGTAAATCCCTTTATACTATCTAATCTTCTCTTATCTTCGGCAGACATTACACCCGCATTGGTATGGTTTGCTTGAGTAAATGTAAAAGAATATGATTGTTTAGGCCAATTATTATTAGCTTTATCAAATATTTGGGTTTTCCAATGGAATACATTAGTAGTAGGAGTATAAGTCAATCCATCAATTGAATAAGTAAAATATGTTCCAGTGCCAAAAGTAGCAAATTTATCATCTATTGTATTATACAAATAAGTATAGCTATTTCTATACATATTATATGTTACCACAACTGACCATGATTTATCTTCTTTATTATTTGGATATTGGCCTGGATCATAAGTATTACCATATACATAAGTATTGTTACTGAAATAACCTACACCATTAGTACCAGCTGTTGTACCTTGGCTAATCCAGAATGCATTCTTTCTATTTGTATCAGAAGTACCAATACCAACAGCAAAGTAGCTTGCTTCATCTTTATTATACTTACCAGTGCTAACATTTGTATTTGATGAAACTTTTATCCCTTGTCCTAAACCAACACTATAATTTCCTGCAATATAAGTGTTTGTCTTATCACCTATATAAGTATGTACTGTTTCTATATAAGTACTTCTTGTATGCAATCTAGTATCATGAGTATCATCTGTATAAGCATTGATATTTCCAGATACAACTTGTGTTATTTTTTCACCTGTTATCTTTTCTGTTCTACCACCTGAATTTACTATTAAACTATCATGCTTACCTACTGTAACAGATCTTTCATTAGTTATAGATTCAGTATGTGCTCCACCAGTAGTTATATTTACATTAGCTTTGTTAGTTATACTAACATTACCATTTGTTATATTAGTTCTTGTACCACTTACAGCATCTGTCTTATTACTTGAAGTATATTGATATGTATTTCCTGAAGTAGATGTAGTAGAATTACTTAAATTATGTACATTAACATTGCTTTTTGTTACAACTAATCTTTCGCCTTCTGCTGTATCTGTTATATTGCCATGAACATAAGTATAAGAATTTCCATAAGTATAAGTATTATAATTATTATGATTAGTTATTGTTACAATTCCAGTAATATCTTCAGTAAGTGTTCCTGTAGCTATTACAGACTTATTACCAATATTTTCATCATATTTTGTACTTGCATTAAGACTTATGTTTGGAGAAGTCAAATCTCCTTTAGTAGTAGAAGTTACATAGAAATTAGTACTTTTATTCCCTTCTTGGTCTTTACCCAAATAAGTATTTGTTGCACCTTTAAAATATGTATTTGTGCTAGACTTAATACATAATTCATTAGTTGTGTGAATATGAGTTTTATTTAAATTTAAATTAGTAACACCAGATGTTATGTTTAAAGAGCCTGTATTTAAATTAGTATTTCCTGTAACTTTTATAGTTGAATTCCCTGTTACATTTTCACTATTTGTATTAGTTGTCTTATTTGATGTAGTACTATTTTCATTTATAGTAGTACCTTTTATAGTTGTTGTAACAGAAGTACCACCATGAACTGGTTGACCAATATAAGTATGTCTTCTACCATATACATAAGATACATCAGAACTTATATCAACATAAGTACCATCAGTTGCTGTATCACCATGAATACATATTTTAGGAGCTGATAAATATACATTAGTATCAGATCTTTCTGATATAGATTTACTTACATAAGTTCCTAAATATTCTCCAATATAGTTATAAGATGACTTATTTACTTTATTAAATACATTATTATAAGCATAAGAAGATTTAAATCCAGTAACACTAGAAATAAATGTTGAACCATAACCTTCATAAGTAGCACCAGTTATTCTAGTATCAGAAGTACCATTGAATCTATTTGTAGTATTACCATTTACAGTAATATTACAAGTATTGTTTTTACCTGTTGTACCTATTGTTTGTGTATAGTTACCTCTTACAACTTCTGTATGGCTTCCATCTACTGTTGTTTTGAAATATCCTGTATTATGATTGGTAGTATTTGGTCCTTCAATATTTATATCACCATTGTGATAGATACCTACAACATTATGGCGCTTATCATTAGCAGTACCATTACCTATAGTGAACAATGTACCACTATTTTCTGTATCAGATACATTGTACTTACCTTGTGCATGTTCTGATTCATTATTTGCTATAGTATAAGAACCTTCTGAATGAGCCGCAGTAGCATTAGTTCCTGTTGTACTACCTTGTCCTTCTGCATGAGAAGCTAAACCGTTAGTTGTTGTAACAATACCTTCGGTATGTGACTGATCTCCACTTGCATTAGTACCATAACCTTCAGCATGACTATCATGATTATTTGCTCTTGTTTCATGACCATGAGAAAGTGAATATTCACCAGATGCAATTGTACCCAAACCAATAGCAACACTACCTTTACCAGTAGCTTTACTATAGTTCATGGCAACAGATCCTTCGCCAGAAGAATTACCATTATTTAAAGCAGCAGAATTAACTCCAGTTGCAGTACTTATATTAGTAGAAATAGAATTTTCTCCTGAAGCATTACCTTTATTGGTTGATGCAGAATTTATACCTGAAGCAGTACTGTTATTTACAGCAAATGATTGAGTATTAGAAGCAGAACTTGCATTCATAGCTACAGAATTTGTTCCTGAAGCAGAACTTGCATTTGTAGCCAATGATTGTTGACCAGTAGCATGTCCTTTTACCAAAGCCATAGCACCTTGGCCTGTTTCTGCTATAGCACCTTGACCAATAGCTACACTATCTGTTGATTTAGCTGTACCTTGTATAGAAACAGAATTAGATCCAGAAGCTGTACCATCTAATGATATTGAATTTTCTCCAGAAGCAGTACCAGTAAAAGCAATAGAATTAGATCCGGATGCGGTTCCAGAAACTAAAGCTATACTATTCACCCCAGAAGCTAATGTTCCTTTTACACCATGTGCAAATGAATTGACCCCACCAGCAGTTGCTTCACCTCCAGAATGTGAATTCTTTCCATTTGCATAAGAACTGTTCTCTGCATGAGCATTTATACCTTTAGTATAAGAACCAGTACCTTCACTATGAGAATTATCTGCAGCCTGATGTACATAAGTAGAATTGCCTTCTGCATGAGAATTTACAGCAGAAACTATAGTAGTATTACCTTCTGCATGTCCAGCATTAGATAAAACATTAGTATTATATCCCTCAACATGAGCGTATTCTCCAGATACAGAATTACCTTGACCTTCTGCATGTGAATCATCAGCAGATACAGTATTAGTATGACCTTCTGCATGGGCATGTATAGCATTTATAGTATTCCCGTATCCTTCAGCATGGGATGCTTCTCCATTTACAGTATTTTGTTTTCCTTCAGAATGTGAAAAATTACCAGTAGCTACATTATGTGTATAGTCATTGAATATTTCGGCATAAGAAGTGGTAGGAAAATAAACACCATCAGGACATTCTAAACCATTTGCATAAGTTTTTGATTTAGTATAGCTGTCATACCAATGACCAACACCTGTATAATAAGTACCAAGCTGTGTCTTACGAACAAACCCATTATCAAGAGTATAGTCCATCTCTTGCTTAAGTACTATTCTATCTGCATAATATGTATTAGGATTACCATCAGGAACAAAACCATATTTATTTTGGGCAGTGCCTCTTCCTTTGTCTGTACCTTTATAAGATACATACCAAGGACCCTTCATATCTATAGTTTCTAATTTCTTATTACCATTAGCATCTACTGTATAATGACTATCTTTTCTATTATCATCTTCATTTACATAAGGTACTGCGGTAATCAATCCTACATAATAGTTACCAGATCCACCATTATTTATACCAATTTGATATGATACTGTTCTTTGATTCAATTCCCAAAGTAAATCGGTATAAGAATAATTCAATTGAGTTGCATCAATTGGTTCTCGGTTACCTCTACCTAGCAAGCTACCCCATGTAAGTGCGGTTGTTCCTATCGGTTTTACTGCCATAATATCTTTGTATTAGAAATATTCTTTTGTATTATTTAAAAATATTCATCAATAAAAAAGGAGGAACTTAAGTTCCTCCTTCTATATTTATTTTCGTTTGAATGCAAATCCCCATGTTCCTTTAGTAATATCACCCGGTGCACATACTGCTACTATATGATATCTCAATCCACTAGGATTAATTGGATTATCTGTAGTAAACTCATATTTTTCACGTCCGGTATTTGTTGTACTTAATGCATCACCATTATCATTATCAGATGCTGGAGTTCTAACACCAGTATCAAGAGCAGATTCAACATTCATTTGGTTTTTGTAATACATATAGTATCCATCAGGTATAGCAGAACTATTATGTTTACCAAGTCTATATATGTTTGTTGGATATGCAAACCAACATGTCTTTACAGATCTGCTTATATTTGCATTAGTTTGTTGCAAAACACCAGAAGCAGCATTTAGATTTCCATATAAATGACCATGGTCTATATCACCATTAGATCTTCCAACAGCAGCATTCTTCTTACCTAAGAATTCATTTTGTGTCCATTTTTTCCATAATGGATTAGGTTTACGAACACCGTTTTCCATTATATAAGGAACATCATTTGTAGTACCATAATATATTCTATATCTTGCTGACAAAGTAAAAGAAGCTGATGAAGTAAAAGTTTTTGGTGTATCCCATTTATCATAAGGTGCGGCACCATCATCAGGTATATATGTAGCTTTTTCCATAAGTTGTTGAAAATACATTTGGGTTGCTGGATTGAATGTATATGATGTTGCTTTCCAAACAGTAAATTTACCTTCTCTATCAAGCTTAATAGAACCAGAAATTGTACTTCTTGTTGAATATAATCCTGTTCTATAATCTGTTTTACCAGTTTCACCAAAAGCACCCTTATTATCTACGGCATTACAATATGAACTATAATAAGCTAAATTGTATGAATTAATATAATCATAAGGAGGTTCCCAATTGAATCTATGATAAGGGTCTTTTGCCCCGGTATCATTTAAATATATATAGTTAGGATCTGTAACATCTTCATTATTTGATACTAATCTCTTAGGCCAATATTTAGCTGTATCATTCTTCATACCAGCAAGTAATTCTTTATCATGCGTTATTGTAGTAAAATTTTGTGTTGATATGTTAGAACCAGTAGCTAATGATTGATAAGTTATTTGAGTAATACCAGTAGAATAACCCAACATGTTTCCTAATGAAGTACCATATATAGGGTCTATATTTTCTGGTTTATCGACACCTACATTAAATGCTCTAAATTGTATATCAAAACTAGTTGTAGCACCTACTTCACAAATACCATCCGAATTCTGACTATTTTGGAAATATGACCATCCAACGCTATCACTAGAAGTAACTGCATTTGCAATTCTATTTCCTGTGTACCAAATCGTATATTGCAAACTAGGTCTGTAATACTTAGGTTGTACAAGTAAAGCTCTCATAACAGTGGTTAGATATGCTGTTGGACCTAAAGAATTTACATAACTATAAGATGTTGGGGCTACAACTTCACCACCTACTATCATACCACCATCATAATACATCTGTCCATTCTTTCTAATATCCATAATGTTATGGCGAGAATTTCCTTTTACATATTGTCCGGCATCTGTATTTGAATTATTATATAATGGACTAGGACCCTTTGTTGTATCTCCAGTTCCACCATTTCCAATACTGAAAATAGTTTCATAGCTGGATTCATAAAAACCAACAGTAGTTGTATTATTAGTACCATCTATTCCATTAGGATATCTACCAGGTAAGTATTTATTATTTACACGGGCAAATTCATTAGGAATCTTATTAGTATCATTATTCTCTACTAAGAAACCATTAGCAGAATAATATGATCTGTTGTATGTACCATGTCCTACTTCTGTCTTATTCTTAGATACTGTATAGAAACCATCAGTAGAAGAGTAAGATCCTCTTGCTATGCTACCAACACCACTAGAATGTGAGAATTCTCCATAAGATGATGTATTGTTTCCTTCTGATACAGAACCTATACCATTAGCATAAGTTGATATACCAAAAGAAGAAGAAAAATTAGATTGTGCCGTTGTTTTATTACCACTAGCAAATGATCCTTCCCCATTAGCATAAGTTGATACACCTTGTGAATGTGATGATGCACCATTAGCATAAGTACCATTACCTTCAGCATGACCTCCAATACCACCTGCATAGTTAGAAACACCTTCAGTGTGGGATGATTGTCCTATTGCTTTAGTACGTTCACCTTCGGCATGAGATGAAGTAGATTCTGCTATTGTATTGTTGCCTTCAGCATGAGAATACTGTCCATTTGCATGAGTAACATTACCTTCTGCATGGGATCCAGATCCTGAAGCATAAGTACCATTACCTTCAGCATGACCATATTCAGCCATTGTATAAGATCCGTTACCTTCAGCATGACCACCTATTGCATTTGAAGTAACATAAGTTTTATAACCTTCAGCATGGCTATAGTTAGAATTAGCTCTGCCATATCCACCTTCAGCATGAGATGCAATGTTGTAAGCTGATGTATAAGTACCTTCTGCATGTGTACTTGTTCCAGCTGACATTGTTCTGTTACCTTCAGCATGTGCATAAGTACCTTTAGCATAAGAGAAATTACCTTCGGCATGACTATATTCATAAGCATTAGTTTCAATACCTTCTGCATGTCCTCCAGTACCAGTTGTAACAGTATTTGTACCTTCTACATGAGAAAATGAACCCATTGCTTTACCACTACCTTCGGCATGTGCATAGTTAGCAGTTTCTGTTATCTGGGCATTGTTTTCTGCATGAGAATATGTACCTAATACTGTAGATTTGTTTTCTGCATGAGAATAAGATCCTAAATCAGTATTTGTAGCTGAACCTGTAACAGAAGATCCTTCTGTATGGGAATATTTACCATAAGCTTTAGACTCTTTACCTTCGGCATGAGCACCTTGCCCATTAGATATAGAACCTTCACCTTCAGCAACAGAATAATTAGCATTAGCTATTGTTTTACTACCAGTTGCAAATGCACCAATACCATAAGATGATGTATTTATACCAGTAGCAAAACCAGCCTTAGCATAAGTTGATTTTCCTATGGCTATACCATTTTCAAAAGCAACAGAATCAGCACCATGTACAAATGCATTGTTTCCAAGTGCTTTAGAATTAGATCCACCAACATGGGACGATGCCGCAGATATTGCTTGGTTTGAATGACCTTCAACATGTGAATAGCTTGAATTTATTGCTGAATTTGATTCACCTTCTACATGTGAATAGGAAGCATTATTAGAAGAAGTATTGTTTGCTCCTTCTACATGACTAAAATCACTACCACCAATATTCTTATATCCTTCTATATGGGTAAATGATCCAGCTAATGTGTTGGACTTACCCTCAATATGGGACATTATTGGTGATTCACCTTTAAGATTATTTGTTATCTTGTAAGTGTTATAGTCATTGAATATTTCATTGTAAGCTAATGTACCCCTATCCTCTGTTGCATCTGGCCATTTACCAACACCAGTATATGATGTACCTAACTGCTTTTTCTTTACAAATTCTCTCTCTAAGAAGGTATCAGTATAAGTAGCAGTCATGATTCTATCAGCATAATAAGAAACATCACTATTACCTTCATTCTTTATTAAGAAAGGAGTATAATAATCTGATTGTTTTTCTCCATTTGGTATTGTTTCAGGTCCTTGAGTTACAACAATTTGACCCTTGTATATAGATGAAGTACTAGACTTCATTTCTTCTTTCAGAGAATCATAACTTAAAGGAAGAGAAGATTCATCTAATGGCTGCTTTGTGTTTCTTCTCATTGAGAATGCAACATCTACAACTCTTCCTTTTGTATCATATACTTGAGATGGAATTTTATTACCCATTTTGTTGGCTATTTAATATATTCGATTTAGTTAAAAATTGACTTCTAAAGTCATAGTATCTGCAAACATTGTGTATTCAACATTTTCTAAATAGAATGTTTTGTATTGTGTTCCGTTGTATACATACTTATCAGAAATATGTTTTTTCAACATTACTGAATTTATCTCAGTTATATCATTTTCAATTCCGGAATTCCAAGATTTCATTATTATTCTTGAATTGTCAAATAATGCACCTGGTAAAGCTATCCAAATAATATATTGTCCTGATAAGTTAGTTATTTTAAGTTGCCCAGTGGATTCTTTTGAATCAATCAATTTGTTTGATTGTCCACTAAGCCCATTTGCAGTTACTGGAGCACTTTGATCTGTTATACCCCAGAAAACTTTAAATGAGAATTTCTTATTTATTTTTGGGAAATCTGTTTTCTCAGTCAGACCTTCTGCAAATGCATGATCTGTATCTTCTATATTCAAAGATTTGAGTTGCGGATATACATTTACATTAGCTTTACCATGACTGAACTGATATTTCATATTAGAATTCAATATGAATTCTTTATTTATCAAGTCCAATGTTTCTGCTTTAGTAGTAGGATTTTTTGATATAGTAGATATTGAATTCAACAATCCGGTAACATTATTCAATCCATTTGATAGAGAAGCTGTATTATTCAATATAGAGTTTTCAAATACCAATGTGGTTGAAGAAGCATCATTTAATGATATGTTCAATCCAATTGTATCTAAATTCACTTTTGAATTGTATTCTATTATATCATTTGACCAATCTGATAATGAAACATCGTTTATGATGACACTATCTAAACTAGGTTTCTTATAAGGATATGGTTCTACTAACAAATTCAAAAGTTTATCCAATGGGGTATTCTTCCATTTTTCTCCAGTGCATACTTGGAAAGAATTCAAAGATACTTGTCCACCTTCATAAGTTGATGTTCCATAATAAGTATAAGTACCTGTATTTGTTATTGGGTTTCCACTATCATCATAAGTTATATATTCATAAGTACCTTCATACGTCTTGGATTTATCAATATATTCATAACTTGAATTTTCTGTTATATAAGTATATAGATTTCCATCACTACCAGTTATTTCATCTTCTCTTTTAACAGAATACTTATCAATATTCTGAATTTTAGCAAGTGTTGCCATGTGATTTTCTGTATCATTCTTTAAGAAATTCTTTATTTCATCTAAAGAATCCAAGAAATCTGGTGCACCTCCAATAATTCTATCTACCCAATATTTTGTATATGTATAGCAATTTTCTTTGGCAGTTACTACATAGGTATATGTATCTTCTTTGTATTTATTGAGTTTTTCATCAATATTTCCAATATCACCCTTTATATTATTTATATCGTTGTTTATCTTGGTAAATTGTTCAGATGCATAAGTATAGAGATTATTATAGCAAGTATCTGTATAATTATGATTATGTTTCAACCACATTTCTACAGATCTTGGGTTATCTATAGTTTCTACTACATCTTCTTCTGGAGAAAAGTAAGACATCCCAAATGTTTGGCTGAATATTGGATTGTATGACATTGCAATCCATTCGGCATTATTCATATTTTCCTCCTTTTCTAATCCCCATCCACTAGCAATCAAATTACCTCTCAACCATAGAGAAGTTCTCTTATGGCCATTAGATAAGTTGCTAGACAGAACTATGAGTGAACCAGTTCTGTTTAGCATCTTAGGTATTTTGGTTGATGATGAAGTAATGAAACTTACTTTATTATATTCTGAAATTGCCATTTATTCAATTGTTTATATTTTACTTCATTGATATTACTTCATCAGTAAATGTATTATCTGAATTAGAAGATGTATCTATATTTTCTGATGACATATCATAGTTTCCTACAAATTCAATCATATAATGATAAGGATCTCTTATGAGTGAATTTCTCAAATCAAAATACAATGATTTCACTATAGAATTGTTATTTGAATTAGTATAATATTCAAATTCTATAGGTATGGACAAGCTTTCACCAACTTCAATATATTTAGAAGCTTTATCTTCTCCACTAGTAAGTATGGTATCTAATGAAAGCAAAGATGGATAGACAAATCCGCCAATAAAACTGTTTTGTGATGAGAAGTTTCTTATACTTCCACCTTCGTGGATGAATGAACTGAATGTTGTACTATTTGTAAGATATTCATAATTAGCATTATCATTGTTTGAAGAAACCTTTACAATATCTTCATATCGCATTAACCAGTTATTGTCATTAGATAAACCATAATTATACCAAGCAGAATTAGTCTTTACCATATCAACATATATAGAATCTGTTGTCTTATTTTCTGTTGTGGAAAGTTCATTCAATCTAGATGTATATTCTAACAATTTCTTATAATCTACACCTTCTTTAGAATTTATGTTGTCAAAAACAAGTCCTTTCCATTTTACACTACTTGTACTTATGGTAGAAGAATGTAATGAACCTTGTCTTGGTCTGTATCCTAACAATACTTGTCTGTTGTTTATTCCAATGTAGTTAGAAGGAGTTATTTGATATTCCAACTTATTTCCATTTGAAACATTTGTTTCATCTTTACTATTCTGTTCGGTAGTTGAGAAATATATAGAAGATCCATTCCAAGCGGAATTCTCTCTAAAGTAAATCCATTGTCCAAGATACTGCGCACATATCTTATTGTTTACTAACATTGGTACTCTTTCAAAGTTAGCTAAGTTTGAATTGTAAGAATCTACATTACAATTTATCAATGGAGTATTTGTATTGCCAGGGAATATGCTGTAAAGATTCAATCTGACATCACCAGTATTTTTTATTACAATATTCATTGGTTTCTTAATGAATATATCAGAAATATGATTGATGTTATATATATTTACTGAATTCTTTGTATTAGGTGACAATAATATAGAATAATCATCATAAGTCAAATATACTTCAAACTTACTATTTGATTCGTTATCTATCAAAGTTTTCCATTTCTCAACATTACTGTTTATATCATTAAGCTTATCCTTCAACGATATCATTTTGTTTTCAGAAGTATTGAAACCAGAATATATGTTTTCTGGTGTATGGAAGAATGTTTGATCTGAACTTATTACTTTATCTTGTATGTGTTCTGTATATCCATCATCTATCAAGGTTTTTGAGAATGATGAAGTAACTGTATCTTTATCATTTTCTGTAAGTATAGTTGTCAAATCTATATTAGACTTATATTGTGATGGGAATACAACTGTCTTTTCATCACTCCAAGGAGTATATATAGAAATGAATGGTTGTCCAATATTGAGCTTATATCTTACTCTTATGATTACATCTTCACCTTGCTGTATTGGAATATCAATTTGATTCCACTTGATAATGTTATCAGTTGTAGAATAATCAACAAAGTCTACACCAACAGAATTGTCAAATACTAGTTTTCTTTGTCTATCTATATTATCTAATCTATTCCAATCAGTAAAAGTAGAAGAATCTATAGATATGAGTTGATTGTTTTCTTTATTTGTTGATTTGTATTTATATTCAACATCACAACCAATTATCTCTACATCTATTCCATTACCTATTGAAGAAATAAGTTGAGAAAGATATTTTACATCTGTTACTCCCCTTACTCTATATTTTACTTCATTTCCAGTAACATCCAAATCAGTAGACTTTATGTTTATTTCATCTACTATGGAATTCAACTGTGACTGTAGATGAGTCTTTTCTGTATATAGAGAATTAAGCTGGGTTTTAAGAGAGTTCTGAGTTACTGTTATCTCTTTAGAGAAATCAGTAGTCATGAGCTTGTTTGTCACCTCATTGATTTCTGATTGCTTAGCAGATATTTGCTGTTGAAAATCATTCTTAGAAGCATGTAAGCTCTTTATCTCTTCATTACTTGTATCATCTACCAAATGCTTATTGATTGGTACAACTTGCAATATGTTTTCTGTATCAAATGTATTAGATACAGCGATTTGCATATCATCAGAATCCTGTAATGATTCCAATTGTGACATAGTAAAGTTGCTTATTTGTGGATAAGCTGTATTTGTTATACCAAGAATCAAATCACCAATATTTGTACAATATTTCTTATAGTATTTTAGATAAGAAAGATTGTTACCATATTCATCTTGTACAAAATTACCACCAGCATCTTTTACATAGATAGAATTTAGATCACAAAATAATGGAGTAGACCATGAAGATCTAGTATTGTTTGATACAGCAGATAAGAATACTATGATATATTGGTTTTCCTCTAATGGTATCTCTACATAATGATAGTCAGAATAATTGTTGTTGTATATAGAGAAAATCATATCAGCATTTTGCTCTGTAGTTTGCAATGCTGTATGACCAGAAGTTTCTTCTATCTCTATCTGCATATTTGAATAATCTACATTCTTTACTTTCCATGTAGTAGATTGTCCTTTCATACATAAGAAATCTCCTATTTTCAATTGATAAGAAATAGTTGAATCTTCTGAATTGAAATATTCAAATGTATCTAAATTCAAAATATAAGAAAGCTTTGAACCAACAGAAATGGCATGTGGATTGTCATTTCCTAATTCTTCTTTTGTTGGAATAGATTCTATTCTGAATGCACTCCTATATCTTTCCTGCTTAATAGGAATATCAAGTTCACTATCATATTCTTCATAATCATTTCCTTTTGTATATCCATACAAAGCAACCTTTATATCTTCATAAGAAGAATATCCTGATAAAGCATTATACATATCATAATCATATATCACGATCTTTTTCATCATCATTGAAGATATGATATCTGACATGTTTGGAACATTTACTTTCAAATAAGTCTTAGGTGAAACTAAGTCTTTTAAGAAATTGTTGTCTTTAAATAATGCAATGGGATTTGCAGATTCCAATTTAGGTGTAGAAGGAGAAATTCCATTCTTAACCATCTTTATCTTATACAAGTCATTTGTTGACTCTAACCAAGCTTCACCAGAATTTGGAAGTTCTATTAATGAAGATAATGAAGAATCCAACTGCTCTATCTTATTGTCAAGATATAAGAATGATGGTATTCTTAAAGTTTCCCTTTCACCCTGAGGGTTTGTTACCACTAAAGATATTTGACTATCTCTAGTGGACAAACTTTGGGTCATTGCTTTTATCATATCATAGCATTGTATGTACATGCCATGGAGTTTTGTATAGTACTCTTTTATAGAATTGTTAGTTATCATCAGTTGATTTCTTCTTTAATATATCCTTATACTTAAAAATACTTTTATCTGCTTAACCTTCACGTTGAACCCACTGAAGCTGCAGACCTTCTATAGAGGCTTCAAGATAAGATACTTGATATGTTATTTGATTTTTGAAATCCATTATGTCGGTTCGGAATGTATCAAGATTGTAAGCTGTCAAAACTGAACCAACAGCAGATTCTAATGAAGTTACTCTTTCACTTAGCTTATTCATTATCTTTGACATATCAACAAACTTATCTAATACTTCATTTTGTCTAGATAATATCTGAGCAAATGTACAATAAGCTTCTTTCTTAGCATCATTTGTTATCTCACTAGGCATGTAGTCAGAAGTAGGAAATGGCTTAAACTGACTAGATAATGATAAAGACCAAGATGGAGAGAATCCAGTTGACAAATCAGACTTCAAAGTTACAAATTGTGGACCAGAGAACCAAATACCTAATGGCATGTTCTTAACACACATTTCTTTGTCTTCATCTTCATTAGTCAAATTCAAATGGTCTGAAGATTCAACATTAGTAGAATTTGTATTGTAGTTCATATCTACCAAGTCAAATAAAGGAATAAGTAAGTTGAATGATACTTCATTCCATTCTTTCACATCATTATGTGTTGTAAAAGATATTTCTTTCAAAGGTGAAGTCAACTCATAATAATGAGTGCCATTTTCATAATTGTCATACTCTGGTTTCAAATCTTCTACATAATGTGGACCTATATATTCTTCTTTTATTTCAGATGCTTCTATTATATCTTCTAAAGTCTTTACATATTCTGGAATTTGCTTATCTGTTTCTGGTACCATCATGATATAAGTATTGTAATCATCAGTATCACCAGTAGAGATATTATGTGTTCTCTTGAATTTTATCTGTTCTTCTGTACTGAGCTTACTATATAGATTAGTATATAGATTGTTGGATGCAACAGGGTTTACAGAAACTGTATTCTTTTCATCTTTATCAAAATCTAATTCTCTTACATATTCTGATTTTGTGGTAAACCAACCATACAAATATCTCTCACTATTATAATTGTTCAATACATTTTCTTTAGTATCATCACCATCAACTGGAGCTAAAGACATTGTATAATTGTTATCACTTACTATAGTACCAGATTTGAATGATCTGGTATCTACCACACAAATAGTATCAGAAAATGTTCCATTCCAATCTTGTTCTGTGATATCACCTACATAGTTTATTTTGATAGATGAATCAAATGACAGTAAAGTTTCTAATAAGTAATTCAATGGAAGCAATACAGATTCCTGATTCATATCTTTATTTACACAAAAATCTCTTAAAGAAGCTAATTTGTTTTCATAGTAAGTTACTAGCTTATTTATAAATTGCTGTTTATTCCAAATAAATGTACTCAATTCATCTTCTTTGTCGATAAATTCAGGATCATCTTTATAGTCAAGCAAAACTTTTTCTATAGTAATGGAATAAGGAGAATTTACATTGTTTGACTTTTCAGAAAGCTTAGTATGATTAGTATCATTTCTATATGTTACCAATGTTGTCTTGGAAAGAGTTGTAGACATTAAGAATTCCATCTGACTTTCTTTAATTGCTGTACCAGCTTTATATTCAGTTCCAAGATCATCAACATATATCTTATTTATGTTTGTACTATCTTGAATTACATAGTTTTCAAATACATTTGTCTTAAGTGTATAAGAGACATTCTTTGTATCTAATATGGTTGCTTTCCACTTATTGTAGGATTCTATTGCAAAATCTCTTGAATTAAGCTTTGGCATACTGATGCATAAGAAAGTAGAAGGATATATCTTGTTATCAGTAGACATCAAATTAGCAGTCAAAGATTCTGTATAGTTAGAGAAAGTCAAGAAACTAGAATCTTGACTTGCTGATTTATAAAATAGATTAGTTTTTCTTTTCATTTGAATTAAAAAATACAACTTCTGTTATATAAAAATTGCTTATAAACAATTTAGACTTTTGAATTTATTCAAATTAAAAATTGAAATTTCTAAATAAGTTTCTATCTTATATTTGAACAAAATATTATAACATGAATAAAAAATATATTACTGGATATATTACTAAAATTGTTAATGAGCGAAATACTCATGTAACAAAAGTTGATATGATATGGGAAATTGATTTTAGTAGACTTCCTTATATGGGTAGTTTATTAGATTTTCTTTCACTTTCATTGAATAACAATGATTTTAATAATGTTAGTAAATCATTAGTATATTGGGATAGTCGACATTATACATTTTCTTTTACTACTACAGGTTATTCTAAAGTATCAGAGAAAGATATATATAATGAAGATACAGGTTATCGTATTGCTTTGATGAAGAATCAGAAGAAAGCAATGGAAACTTATAATAGACTAATTAGTGTTATTCAAGAAAAAGTCAATAAGTATTTCATAAAACCATTAGAAAAAATTGAATTGCGAAATAGTTTAGATGCTATTGATTTGCACATGAAGTTAGATAAATATAAACATAAACAAATTTAAATATGTTAGGAGATAGACCATTAGTAATTTATGATGTTGAGACAACCGGTCTTGACAAATCAAAAGATCAGATTATTCAGATTGCATTAGTAAAATATAATTGGAATACAAAGAAAATTATTGATAGCAAGAATTATTATATTCAACCAGAAGGAAGTTATTCTATTCCTATTGGTGCTTATATGGTTCACCATATTAATGCAGAATTTTTAAAAAACAAACCTCATTTTAGAGAAGTTGCAAGTGAAATTTTTGATTTCTTTACAGGATGTGATATCGTAACATATAACGGCTGTTCATTCGACAATGCGATTTTAACAGAAGAATTTTCTAGATGTGGTATCTTGTTTGATGTACGAACTTGTGATAATTATGATTGTTTCTATGAGGAGAAACGTATCAATGGAAATCGATTAGGTGACACATTCAAACGTTATTATGGAAAGACAATGGATGAATGTGGTTTGAATGCCCATGATGCTTTATCTGATGTAAAAGCAACTGCAGCTATCTTTGTAAAACAGCAAGAAGCACATCCTTATGAACCTGAAGAAATCCTTACTATTGATAATGTAGTAGCTATGCAAGAATTCAATGGTAAAGTTGTACCTTGTTTTACATTAGGAAAGTATAGAGGATTAGGAGTAGAATTTGTAGCTGGATTTGACCAAGGTTATATTGCTTGGGCAATTGGTGACACTAGTAAGTTTGTTCCATCAACTAAAGAATATTTAAAGAAGTTTTTAAAAGTTTAAAATTTATTAAAATGATTGTAGAAATTAAGAAGACAGAAGATGGTTTCTTTGATTTTCCATCTATGGTAAAGGAAGCAATGTTAAAGGGTGACAAGTTTGCTTTGATGACATTTCGTCAGATTATGTCTCGAATTATGGAATTCAAGACACAGGAAGTAAAAGAAGGTCAGCCTCGCCCAGTATATGACTTAGCAACAGAGAAGAAGTTGCTTGAAACTGTACAGAAAGAACTGCAGAAGGATGTTGAGATTTATTTGAATATCAATACGCCAAAGTCTATTGCTAATGCATCCGAGTCACAGAATCAGCTCAATATTGTGAATGAACTTCTTCCTAAGCCAGCATCAGATGATGAAATCAATGAAGGTATAGCAGATTGGGTAATCAAGTATGGACCTATTACTTCTAAGGATATGAAGGCAGTAATTAATCATGTTGTTGCTGGTCATCCAACTGCACGTAAGTCAGATATCGCTAGAATTGTAAAGTCAAACATTAAAAAGTAATATAAATTATGAAAAGTAGAACTATTTTGAAGTATCAATATGATGAAATTGGAACTTTCTTGTGTAACACATATATTGAAAAAAATCATTTGTTAGAAAAGAAAGCAGAAGCACAAAAGAAGATTGCTGATTTCATGGCAGAAAATTTGCCAGATATTGTAAAGCAAGCATATAAGCAATATCCAGATTATTTCGAGTTGAAGAAACGAAACATTCATGATATTACGAGATTTATTGATGTAAATACTTCACAATATGATCCAGAGCAACCAGGTGCATTGGGTAAGATAGAAAGCAAAAAGAAGAATTATAGTCCAGAATCTATTGAGTTTGCTAACTATATTTATGATTCATTGAATAAGCTTGATCTTGTAAAGTATTCAGGTTCAAGTTATTTTGGATATAATTATAGAATTGATGGTAATATCTTTGATTTTGATTTCGTCGGTATTGAAATTAGTAAAGATTCTGATACAGGTAATAGTCGTTATTATAATAGTCGTGAAAATGTACATATAATTGCAAAGTATGCATTGAATCATTCAGAAGTAAAAGAAATTTTCTTGAATTACTTTATTGAAGTAATGAAATATCAGAAATTTAGAAAGGATATTTCTTGCGCATTCTCTACTATCACTACTACTAATATGCTTAAGAATGAAATTCCTGAAGCTTATGATTTCTTCTATAAGAAATGGGGTAAGGAATATGAGAAGCAGGATAGTTATGAAAAGGATCGTAAAAAGGCAGAGAAGAAAGCTCAGTGTGATAAGATAGAAGCTCTCCGAGCTTCAATTTCATAATTTTTAATTTGACTAAAGTCAATAGTTTAAATTGGTTTACCAATTTTTAAATATGAAAACACTTAAAACTTTAATAGAAGAAAAATTGATCCAGTCTAATCCAGATAAATTGGATATGGACTGGATCAATAATGATAAACCAGTTATTACAAAGTCTGGTTATGAAGTAAAGATAGATTCAGTAGATTATAAAGAAATACCAAACCAATTACACGGTAAAGTATTTTTTTCAGAAGGACCTGTTGATGGATGGGTATGGGATGAAACTGGTAAATGCATTACTTGTAAAGACAGATATGGTAATGGATATAGACCAGGTGATGATGAAACTTTGTTGAAGAATACAGATTAGCTAATGTTTTAACAATCATTAACACAACATTACTGAATTTTCAAATAATCAAATACTATATTATATATGTATGATGAATGAATATCATACGTAACATAATAAATTACTAACCCTTTAAATTTTAAATCTTTTTAATGAGTAAAGAAACAAAAACAACAAATCTCATTGGTGCTCGAATAGATGAGAATGACATTTTGAATTCAATGTTTACAAACGACAAGGATCGAATTAAATTCAATTCAGGAGCATTCGCAACAATGTCTATTGCAAAAGCATTTGCAAAGACTTACGGTATTGAATTGTCCGAAGATACAAAGAAGGACAAGGCAATGAATATTGTTACTAATATCGAAGTTGGTCAACTTTATCTTGGTGAAGTTAAAGAGTTTGACAAGAATGTTTTGACATTCACTATTCCTGGTGTTAAGGAAGAGCTTATTTGTAAAGAGAATTTCAATTCTTGTATTGATGCAATTCGTAACTACCTTATGACACACAATAATCAATTAATGTTTGAGGTACGTGAGAAGAAAGACAACACTTACATTGTATCTGTTTCTAATGGTTATTTTCGTTATTGGATGCATCAGATTGAGAATGACATTCAGAAGGAAACACCTATTAATGTTCATATTGATGAGGTAGTCAAAGGTGGATTTATTGCTCATGTCAATATTGATCCATTAATTGAACTTACAGGTAAGGAGTATGTCAATTCGGTATTCATTCCTGGTTCACAGATTGTATTGAATATTGAAAAAGACTTTGATAAGTGGGTGAATCAAGATATTGATATTATTCCACAGAAGGTAGTTGATTTCAAACGTGATTATGCTACTGGATGTATTGAGAAGTCTATTGTCGGTTCACGTAAGAGATTGCTTCAGCTTGATGGTTACCAGAATTTGTATGACTTGTGGTTGAAGGAACGTCTTGCAAAGAAGAATGACAATGTTACTTATGAACGTCCTGTTTTAGATGGTCATGTTACAGGTATCATCAATTCAGCTAAGAAGCAAGGTGTGTTTATTGAACTTGATGGTTTGAATATTACAGGTTTGATGCCAATGGATCCTAACAAGTTGCTTGATTTCCATCCAGGTGATCCTATTAATGTTAAAATTAAGGAGTTTGAAGTTCAAGATGGTAAAGATGCATTTAAGACTACACGAAAAGGTCGAGTAGTTGTTTGCAATACACGTCCAGTATTTGAACTTGCTTAGAACTTGTTTAAATAGAAAATGGTGAAATTCTTAAGAATTTCACTATTTTTTGCTTATGAATCTAACATGTAATTAAGATTAAAATGATTAAAATTTTCCATGTAACTCTCCATCCCAATTATTAATAAATGTGTTTAACTCTTTAAGTGTCATTTTAATATTAAAATCTTCATTTGAATTTGCATATTTTAATTAATCATTTTTTGCTTTAGGATTATCATAAAAATATTCTGTCATAGCAAATATTACTTTCTGATCTAAATCATCCAATTCAAAATTTGCTTGTTCATTAATAAGGGTTTCTAATAAACTTTTCATATATTTTATTTTTTATATTTTCAGTGTACCAATTTTTGTTTGAATTTATTTAGATGGTTCCAATGTGGCACTTGTTGGATTAAAGTTAAAATTAATTGTACCAAATTTCTTATCCTTAATACTAAATTGAGCGGTAAAACCATATTTAGCTTCATCAAATTTAACAGATATTGGTTGATTGAAATTTGATTGAATAATTGATGCTAAACCATCCTGATCATAATCTTTATGAGTTAGTTTTTTAATAGTATTATTAAGTTCTACATCATCTAATAAATCAGCACATCTTGGTGTTAAATCTCCATCTTTTACAAGATCATCGCAATCTTCATCAAAATACCAACTGAAAAAATCTTTTACTGTAGATTTTACTATTTTTGATTCGAATAATGCAATATTCAAACTTTCTAATAAACTTTTCATATATATTCTTTTTTTTGTCTTTTTACATACTAGAACCATCTGTTCTCATAATTCCAGAATTAGATAGAGAATTATCTGCTTGATTAGCAGCTACTTGTGATGGTTTGTCAGTTCTTTGAGGTGTATTGATACCTTGTCCATTATCATCTTTATTCTTTTGTTCAATATCTTGGTCTTTGTTATTTTCTTTATTGTTATCAACATTATCATCTTTATTATCAGAATTATCAGGATCTGATTTCAAATCATCTGCAGTACTTGGATCTTCTGCTATAGTAAAGCAACAAGCATCACCAGTTCTTCTTACACCAATAAATCCAAGCATATCATCAATAACTCCTTTCAATTCTTGGTCCATTCCATTTGGATTATCAGCATCATTTACCCAGATACCATTATCACCTAAACCATAGATATTTACTAGAGTTTTTGTAACAGTAGCTGTCTTACCAAATGGTTTTCTTACATCATGTTTGTAACGTAAAGCAACTGATTCATTACCATCTTCATCACGAACCGCAGTTATATAATAATTCTCCGGCATTCTCATATTCTGCTTAAGAATTTCTGCAAATGCCTTTGCAGCTTTTACTTTATCATTACTTGCTAACAACTGCCTTATATCTTTCTTGGTTGTATCTTCAATTTCTTGATCTGGTTGCCATGCATCTTCCTTTATCTCACCAAACTGATTGTATTCTATATCACCAAGATGCAGTTGTTTTTGTTCATGACAAGCAATCTTTGGTAATGATTCACATGATTCATTATCACATTGACCATTATATCCATAAGATTGCTGAATATCTGGAGGACAAAAATATAAGAAATATTCTTCACCAACAGGAACAATCTTTATGCATGACAAACCTTGCATTGATACATATCTAAAAAGAGAAGTTCTGTCATTCCATACATTTGTATATATAGCAGTTCTAACATCTTCTTCAGAATGCCATAATGATGATGTACATTTTAAAGAGAAATTATCTTCCGCCTTTGTAACAACCATGGAAAGTTGAGATGAAAAGAAATTTCTTACATTTGTTACTATATTATCCACAGGAGTCAAATGATTAGTTACACCAACCTTATTTCCTAATGGTTGGTTATCAAATGACTCTTTTATCATTGACAATGTCTTCATTTGTTGAATTTCGTTGAAATTTATATAGTTAAAAATATATTCTACTATTTTTTGGTGGATTTACTTTATAATATAAGTCCATACTAGTAAGTTGTTTTCCAATTGTTGTTTCTTTATCTGGATATCCTCGATAAAGCTTGTTTTGCATATATTCTTCTAATGAATTGCAACCAACATAATTATGTAAGCAACATACTTTTTCTGGAATTTCTTTAGAATCTATATAATATAAAGGAGTTTCTCTAGTAAAGTTTCTGATAGGTAATCCACACTTCATTATTGTTTTGAAAGCATTATTCTGATAAGAAGATCTGTTACCATCATTGTATACTATAATGCTCTTTATCTTCAATATTTTAGAATCAATATTGTCTTGTATAGTTTTTCTTAATGAACTGCAATGGATTTCTTCATCTCCATCTATGAATATGCAATGAGTAAAGTCATTCAGATAATTATTGTAAACATCGCTATATGCTTCAGACAATATTTCATGTTCTCCTCTATATTTGGAAATCAATTCTACATTAGAAAAATCAAGAATATCTTTAGGATCCTCTCCAGATATATCATTGTTGTCAATAACAAAAACTTTAGAAACCCCAGAAAATATTATCTTAGAAATTTGTTCATTCAAATGATAGTTTTCATTCTTAACTATCATTATAGCAGCTATCTTTATCTTATTCACATGTGGTAAATTTGCTTGATATCCTATTCTTTCTGACAAATATTCATTCTCATTCTTTATTTCACATTCTGATATAACATCTATATCTTTAAAGTCATCAAGAATATTTTGCCAAAATCTTATATTCTTATCAAAAGCATGAATAAACAGTGGCAACTTATGCATTGTCATTTCATAAACAATATCCGCATTCATATCATAAGCAAATGAAGTAGCTATGTCAAAATTTGGTTTTCTGAAATCCCAAAGCATCGGCACCAACTGGGCAAAGTACAAATCTTCATATATAGAATACATGTTGCTGTTCATTCTGTTATGCTTAGCAATATCTTCTTTATTCTCTCTAATGAATTCACCGGTTGGATCAGTTACCTCTATCATTGTAGAAATCTTTCTTAAGCTAACTCCCCCATTACCAACAGCAGGAACATTGAACCATCTTGCATTCTGTGCTATGATAGGTGCACCAATATAGTCATAATTCATATCAATATATTCTTTAAGACTTCCACCTATACAATATCCATCAGTTTGATATATCAAAGCATATTCATGTTCTTTGAAAGTATTCCAAAATTCATAACTTTCAAGAAGATTAGAATAAGATAAAGTTGATAAGAAATAATCATAAGAGAATGGTCGTAATATTACATCATGATCTACATATATCTTCCATTGTGCTGTACCTAAATTTTCTGGATATATGAAATAGACTTCATAATCAGAAAAATCCTCCAAGTTTTTTGATAATGATTCAAGACTGAACTTATCTAATAATCCAGGAGTTTCTTTATATATTGGTATGATAATGCAATTTTTTTTCATTTTTAAATATTATTGATTTTAAGGTTTAAAATGTCTCCAATAAGTCATTATATTAGTAAGAGAATCCTTTGAAAAATGACCTTCTGTCCATATAGCTGTTGGTAATAATCTAGTTGGTATGATATGTGTTTGACTTCTCAACATAGGTATATACATCCTTACAGCGAATCCTATCTTATACTTCTTACATAATCTCTTAAGTACTGGCCAATTGATGTATCTGTTAACTTTATGTACTGGATCATTGAACTGCAACTGATAATACTGTTTGAATATTTCATAAATAGTATTCATAACGCGAGTTCTTGCAAATGGTGGAAAGTAATGAATGTTTACACCAATCTCACGAATATTATTCTTTTTGTCTCTTGTCAATCCAAAAAATACAGTCATAGGAGTTTTATCATAATATTCCAAATCTTCTGCAGTTTTAGGTGTGGCATAATTGAATACTACTATTTGACCAGGAAGAATATACTTAGTAGTAGCTTTAGTATTTATGAGAATTTCTCTATAAGCAAGACGAGAACGCAAGTTTATAGGTCTTCTTTTTAATGGGTGTTCATTTACAGCTTCATCTAACCTAAAATTCTTAATTTCTTCGGGTTGATATATCCAATTATCTATTTGTTGTAATCGTTGATTCTGGGTAGGCATAATCTATAATGTACTATTTTCAATATATTTAGGTGGTATGCTGCAATACATAAAATAACAGTTATTTAATTTATCCATAGTATTATCTTTATATATAGTTGCATTTTCTGGTATTTTAAATCTAACTACTGGTGACTCTTCTTTTTTACACCTTAACAATTTTCTAGCCTTTGATATTATATATTTAAGATTATTTATCTTGCAATCACCAATGAAATAGAGTTTAGACCATTTTTCCTCATATTTATTCTTAGGTTCAAAACCTTTATATTTAACTCTTATACCAGATTTAAGTATATTGTCTCTTATTTCTTTAGTTCTACAAATATGATATCCATAAATAATTTTTTTAGAAATTGGTTTTGGATATGTCTTTTCTAATGTTATTTCAAACTCATTATCTTTCTTCTTTTCTATAGTTTTTATTTCATAATTTACAATATCTATTACTCTTAAAAACTTTGTGTCATTTATAGGATTTTCTTTCAACAATAATTGTATTGTTTCTGAATAATCATCAATATATCCATCTATGAACATCATTTTTACATATTCATCATTAAGAATGTAATTACCTGCTTTATCTAAAGAAAGACTATCCAAAAATTCTGTTATGTATACATTAAATGGATCCTTAAATGGAAAATATTTAGTTATCTTATTTATATCATTAGGTATGCTTTCATATAACTCTAAACCTTCTCTTATTTTAGAATTAACCATAAGTTCTTCTAATGTATATCTAGATGATTTATGTAAATAATGTCTTAATGATTCCATATATATTCATTCAAAAAATTTTTCTGTTACTAGGATAAATTTCATATTATGTTCTTTAGCAAAGTTCATGCAAGCTTTCCATTTGTCACAATTCTTTATCCATTGTTCTTTTAACCAAACAGAATCTTGTGGTCTAGGTTTCTTAGTTTGTGCATAAGGTTTTACTTCTACTATTGTCTGATGACCATCAGCATTCTCTATAATGAAATCTGGATAATAGTTTGCCATACCTTTCTTCAATCTGCTATAATATGGTATAGCTAAAGATTCAGATACCCATCCAGTAATGCTAGATTGATTTTCTACATATTGAATGAACTTCATTTCCAACGAACTTCTTGCAATTACTGGATCCTTTTCCTTGCATTTTTTGAATTTTTCTGGTGAGATAATTGTTTGGTGGTAGTAACTGTTTTTTCTTGGTTTTATATTTTTTATGAAGTTATCTGATCTAACCATAATATATAAAATAGTAACTTTATTATTAAAAATTCACATTTTAACTTTAGTTTATTTGAAATTTTTTAGTTTGTTTCTATATTAGATTTGTTCAAAGAACAAATCACTGATGCAATTCAATTGCATTTTATACATGTCAAATAAATAAATAACATTTAAAATTATTATAATTATGAATACAACAAATATTTCTTTCAGTGAGTTAGTTAAAGCAGTTTCTAATGGTAAGTCTTATATTAAGAAACATTTTGACATTGATAATGTATTATACACAACTACAATCAATGTAAATGAGTTTAAGCTTGATACTTATCAAAATGAAGTTGCAGTATTCAAACATATTCCTACTGGCGCTTCAGTTCGTGTTAAAGTTCTTCATCCATTTATTGATAACAAAGTAGAAAAGGTGGAAATCATGCCACAAGGAAAGAAGAACTATGTATATGTAGCAGATTACATTATGTTTGAAGATCGCTATAATGAATATACAATGTTTGAAGTTCTCTTTACAAGATCTAAGAGAGTTGAATCATTCAATATTGATTTATTTTGTTCACTTTAACTTTAATTTATTTGAAATTTTTTAGTTTGTTTCTATATTATACATGTCAATAAAATATTAATAATTTAAAATGATTATGATTATGAATACAAACAATATTATCAAGGTGAACATTCATGTTTTAAACAGATTTACCAACAAAAAAGAAATTGTTAAAGTTTCTATAAGGGCTAATAGTGTTACGGAACTTTGCGAAAGACTTGCCGGAGTAAATGGAAGAAATCTTCACCATCTTCTTGTTAAACCAGAGCTCTTTAATGAAACAAGAGGTTTCTTTTCATGCTTTACCAAAGCATTTAAAAATTATCTTGCTTTTGAAAAGGAAATTGGTGGGAGTTTTTCATCTAATAAATATGAATATGATGGAATCAGCCTTGATAAGTAAATATCAATTATTAATAAAAATATTTTTTAAATGAAGTCATTATTGTCAATGATATTTGAAGCTGGTATACCATCAAAGATTACCAAAAAGAAAACAAATATCATAAAGAAAACAAATCGATATAAATTTGGTGATGTTAATGATACAGTTTCTGGTACATATAACCAGGAAGATGAATATTTCAAGAACAATTCATAAGGCTACATCATAGATAGGAAAACAGGTACTAAACATGATGTAGTTGATGCATCATACAATAGTGATAGTGGTGCTATAGCAGGTGGTACTATAAATTGGGTTCTCTATATTTCAAATGTTGGCCCTATTAAGAAATTGAAAGTATCAGGTTACCAAGGTATCATGTCAAGTCCATCAACAAATACCGCTACTCGCATTATAAGTCATATTAGTGATGGATATTATCTTGAGGATTATCTTGCAATTCATCAAAAGGATATTGCTAAAGGTGATAGAGATAAGATATCAGATATTATAGGTAATGGTAATGTTGATGCGAAATCTTATAAAGACGGTAAAGCATCTAGAATACAAGAAAAGAAAGTAAAATTCTTTCAAAATTATGGTTGTGTAAATGGATCATTTGGGTCTACTATTGGATTTAATGTAAAGGATAATGGTACAGTTCAATTATACCAAACTTCACTTTTAGCACATACATCATTAAAAACAAAAGAAAGTGATTCATTTAATGCTAGATATGTAGATAATCCAAATAGTAAAGCTGTTGCCGAAGCAGCTTCTAAAACTGCAGCAGAAACGGTTGGTAATTTATTGGAACAAGAAATCAATCCTGATTTGAAGGAACTTAAAGGTATAAGAGGTATTGTTGCATTTAAAAAGAAAAGAGAATCAGGTGAAATAGAAGATATTACTTTTGAGAGGATTTTCTATAATATTAAATCTAAGAAATTTGTCATGCTTGATGGAGTAGACTATTTCCGGTTCATGGATAACAATAAGAGTTTCAATCCAAAAGAATCTGCTATAGAAGTTGTACCATTTATTAAAACATTGGATATTCCAACTGATAGTAGCACAACAGAATTTGCTAAGGATTTGAAGCTTAAAGCAGTTAAAGAATGGGACAAGGCAAGAAAGAAAGGTAGAAGAGAATATATTGATGCAAATTACACAAAATTCTTAGATGTTTATAAAGGAATCCAGACTAAAGGTAAAGCTCAGGCAGAAGCTCGTAATAAATATGACCAAGAAACTGAAAATAAGAAAAAAGGATATTTACCATTTGAATTTTATGCTCAGTTCTGTAAAGGTGGTAAAGTTGTAGGTGCAGATAAAGATAAGATTGAAAAGGATAAAGATAAAGCTGCTGTAAAAACAAAGACAATTAAAGGTGGCCAAGAAAAGATGGATGCTTGGCATAATGGCACTCGTAAGCAGAATGTAAAGAACTGTTCTGATGATAAGCTTAAAGCATATTATAAGATTTGCGTAGATTCTGGATATGATGAGGAAGCTGAAAAGTTAAGAAGTGAAGCAGATTCTCGTGGTTTGAAATTGAATGAATCAATATCTCTCAGTACTTATGCTGAATTATTTTAAATTAACTAATATATAAATGAAATCTATAGTAGAATCTATTAATGAATCTAAAAAATTTTTCTTTGCTTTAGTTGTAAAATCTTCTGATGATAAAGTTAAAGTATTTAGTGTAAAGACAAACTATAATGGAGTAGATGATTTTGCTTCAGATATAGCAGCAAATGATGATGATGCAGATACAATTGAATCTTGGTTTAAGGTTGGTGTACAGTATTCTCGTTATGATGGTTTTAATGATAAGTTTAAGGAATTCCTTGAAAGTGTAAAAGTAACAAAGGATAATTTCTATACTATTATGCCTATTCAAAATATGAAGACTAGACCTAATGCGGTTTATAATTTTAATTAATAAACAAATATGAAGAACGAAATAGATAGCACTATGAATGAAATATTTCATGGTGCTATCTATTTTTAATATGAATACCAATGTTCGGTATTCGGAAATATATCTAAACACGTATAACATTAATGAAAAAGAAAATCCTTTTAACATTAATGTCATTGTTTTTAGTGGTTTCTACTCCTTCTGGTGCTGAAGAACATGGATTGGCAAAACATGTGACTGGTACTGTAAAGGTTGAACATGTCGAAAAAGTGGATTCAGCGCAAGCTGTTTCTATGAACAAGAAAATTGCCCTTGAAAATTGTAAAGTTGTATTGACAAGTGAAGTTGAAGAGTACATTAGAAAGAATACTACAAGAAAATTTGACAAAGACATTAGTAGCCACATTGTAAAGGAGTGCCTTGACAATGACATTGACATTTGCTTTGCATTAGCACAAGCACAGAACGAAACTTGTTTTGGAACAACAGGTATTGGTAAATCAAGAAAAAGCATGTATGGTGTATACAAGACTTACAAACATCGAAATCATTCTACTACTGCTTATATTGATTTATTGAAAAGAAAATATCTAGGGAAGAAGAAAACAATTCACCACTTAATGAACAATTTCGTTAACTTGAACGGTCATCGTTACTCATCTAATAAGAATTATGAAAGAGAATTGAAAAGAACTTATGAGTGTATAAAGAAAAAAACAAAAATATTCAAATTGCAAAATGAATGCAATAAGCTCATGGAATAAAAAGTTAGGACAAATGGTCCTAACTTTCGTACGCAATCACAAGAGAATATTGATAGAAGTTTTCTCAGTGGTTGCATTTTTTGTATTTATAACTTTGTCAATCAATAAATGCACTTATTACAAAAATGTAAATGATAAGAATATTATAGCACTTACTGATTCTGTAAAGTATTATAAAGGTAAGTATGGTAATGAAGTAGCAAAGAAGACAATGATAGAAACTGATTGCAAGAACTTGCAGAACATCAATGATTCTCTATATAGAATGATACAAAGCATGCAAGTAAAGAAACCAGACATAGTAATAGGAGGATCAACTTCAATAGACAATGGTAAGCATGATACTGTATATATACCTACTGTTACTGAAATAACTTCTAAGAATATATATAGGAAGTTTGATTTTTCTAACCAGTATAGGGAACTTACAGGTAATGTAAATTATACTAATGATACTTTAGGATTGCACATAGAGAAAGACAGAATACAGTTCAAGTATGCATTAGCTGTCAAAGATAATGCTGTATATATGACTTCAGACAATCCTTATGTAAAGTTCAATTCAATAACTGGGTTAACAATACCTAAACAAAAGAAAGAAAAGAAATTTGGAATAGGCCCATCTGTATTTGGTGGATATAGCAATAAAGGATTTGTTTATGGAATTGGAATAGGATTGCAATATAATTTCATTAATTTTTGAAATTTTTTGATTTGATTCTATATTATAGATGTTAAAATTAATATGAACATTAAAATTATTATGATTATGATGAATATGGTTACTTTTTTAGATTTTTATTTTATATTTTGGATAATTGGTATGTTAATTTGTTGTATTATTTTCTTATATTTAGTTTATGATACATCATTTAAGAAATTCGACCCATTAACTGATACTTGGTATTTTGGATCAGAGAAGAGACACCATAAGAAACTTCTCAAAAAAGATCCAAAGAAGTACGAGGAAGAATTCTATTATATCTATGGAAATACCGATTGGTATAAAGAATTAACAAATACAAAGTATTAATTATTGAATGTTTAAAATGAATAATGAAGAACCAATATTTGATGAGAGTACAATCTGTTTGAAAGTAAGAGCAGGTATGTATAAATTCTGTTACCGTTCAGAATGGGTAATCATCATGTCAGTAAAGAAAGGCGAATGGCAAGCTGTTGATTGTGATGGTGGATTTGCTAATACTTATTCAAAATGGTCTTGTATTGATCTTGCAAAAAATGAAATAAAAAAGCATCCTAATTGGGAGAACAATACCTATGGATGGTGGAAAAAAGATAGAATGTTTGATGGATTAATACCTGAATGATTATGGACATAAGAAATGGTTCAAGGAAGCTGCAAGAAAGAGATTTATTAATGATTAATTAGACATATTAAGAACAGAAGCTATGGAACAGAATATTGTAAAGACAGGTTTGACAAGAAGTAAAAATTGTAAGAAGGCAATAGCTACATATCCTAATTATCGGGTTTTTTGGAGATCCGGATTTGCTTATCGTGGAGCTGGAGAACGTGAAATCAAACGAGAAGGACAACGTAAGATTTTATGTCCTGGTGGATTTTTCTTAGGAACATTTGATGATGAACTTCAGCTTTGCTTTAATTGGGCTTGTGCACAAGATATGGTTATCGATCATGATAAGAAAGAGATTCATATCAATGGATTTAGTGAAAATGATATGTATTAGATTATGGGAAATGATATTGATGAATCTATATAAGAATTTAATAATATGATGGACATCTATAATATAAACAAAAAATTGGCACAAGAAAAATTGAATTCAAATAAGCCAATCAAATGGATTGCTATTTATAATAATGGTAAATTAGAAATCAGAGCAGGCTATGTTTTGTATCATAAAGATCTTCGTAAGAAGGATGAACCGTTACCTATTGGTGGTGGAGTATTGAAAATAGAAAGCCAATATGATGCAACTTGGAAGCTATCACTTAGTGGCAAGTCTGATGATTTTGGTGCTTGTGATTTGCTTTCATTTAAGAATGAGGATATTGACTTATATCCATTGATTAATTTCTTATGTTGTACATTGTATTTTGATGAATATGTAAAACCATTTGACGTTGATATCAGATTCTATCCATATTTTGTAAAGAGCTTACCTAGTACAGATGAATTTAACCTGACTAATATATTCAGAAAGCAATACGAAAAATATTTAGATGTTTAATAGATGAGTAGAAAGATAGAATTTCAAGACTTGAAGTTTGTTTGTGGGTGTAAGATATTACCACCTAAAGGTTATTCTGCAATCACATTGTTTGGTACAGTATATACAAGAAAGAGTGCAGATGTAGTTTGGAGATATCTTCAGACGAATAGAGGTAAGATTTGGGCACATCATGAAGCAATACATATCTATCAGACAGATACATTTGCTTACATGAAATGGTTCTGGTTTTACTTGATATATATTTGTGAGTTCTTGAAGGCTTGGCCATTCTTCATGTCTTGGAAGCAAGCATATAAGACAATTCCATTTGAATATGAAGCATATATGAAGCAAGATGATTTGTATTATGTAAAATCAGCTTGGTGGGATTATATACGTACTAATGAAGTAAGAAAACAATATCGTTCGGTTAATTATTTTTAATTATAAAAAAATAGTTTTATGAAAAGTCTAGTAGAATGTCTGTTAGAAGAAGGTCTTGTCAAATTTGACAATAAAGAAATTGTTTCTAAAGAAGAAGCACTTAAGTTATTAAGTACTAAAAAAGGTTATCACTTAGCATTTAAAGGGGTTAAATTTGATAGTGGTGTTTATTATATGTTGAAAGGTAAGACAGGACAACTTGAAATATATAAAACCACAGATAATGATAACAAACCATGTTTCAATTGGTATTGTGCTGTAGGTGGTAATGATGATAGTGGATTTCTATGTTATGCAGATGAAGCAAAATCTGTTGATGAATTAATTAAAAAATGTTATGATAAAGAAATATTTGCATCATTAGAAAATATAAGTAGTATTGCAAAAGCATTAAATTCTAATAAAATTGAAATATATCATGACGCTTAAATTAATAAGAAAATGGAAAAAAGAAGGATATACTATTGGACAACTTTATGTTGATGGTGTATTCTTTTCTAATACAATAGAAGATAAAGACAGAGGTCTTAATCAGAATATGACTAAAGAAAAGATCTTGTTCATGAAGAAACCAGGTATTACTGCAATTCCTACTGGTACTTATGAAATTGTATTGAATGTACAAAGTCCTAAGTATAAGAAATCTAAGACAATGATGCAATTTTGCCAAGCGTACATGCCTAGATTGTTGAATGTACCTGGTTATGATGGTGTATTGATACACCCAGGCAATTCTGCATCAGATACAGAAGGTTGCATCATTCCTGGAAAGAATGATAAAGTGGGATGGGTAAGCAATTCTACTAACTACTTTAAAGAACTTTACAATAAGATGAAGATTGCAAGCAAAAGTAGAGGAGAAAAGATTACTATAGAAATCATTTAAATTATTTAAATAATGAACATCACTTTCAGTTCTGTTCAAGAACTAAAATTAATAAACATCTCTTTCAGTTCTGTTTAAGAACTAAAGTTATTCACTAGGAACAATTAAAAATGGTCGAGCTGATAAATTATATCTCTCGACCATTTTCCGCTTCCTGAACGTCCCAGGCGCTTTCCTGGTGAATCCTTCAATTAAATGAACATCACTTTCAGTTCTGTTCAAGAACTGAAGTTAAATATATATCTTCATATTCATTAGCACCTAATTGTTGTACTTTGACTGGAATTTCTTTCTTGGTCTTATTTTGTTTTAGTGTCAAAGACCAGTTTTTTCTTTCATTATCATAATTAGTAAATTTAGGAAGTATAGTAATGTTAGCTCCACTATGGTAGCAAGTAAACATACCATTAGCTTCAGAAATTTCATAATCTACAAATTCTCCATCAATCCTTGATGTAACATAATACATTGACCACAATTCATTTGCTTTAGGGCTTAATGTCCAAACTATTTCAGAAGTATTGTCAGAAGAGCAACTGAATTGATAAGCATGCATAATGCAATAGATTTCTCCAAGATATTGATTTTTGTTAGATAATGCATATCTTCCAACTAATGGAATAGTTCCTTCCAAATCTGCTAAAGATACAATATCTATAGCATATTGAGAATCAGATATGTTTCTTGAAGTCAGCTTTATTTTTGTTGAATCAAGAGTACCATCACTTTGCCTTATTGTTATAGGTAATCCAACACCAGCTTGGTCAGAATACAGTTCTTTTACTGATTTTGCTCCTTTATAATATAAATCTACTGTACTTTCATCAAGTTCTGGATTTCTCCAAGATTCTTCTGATATTGTAAGGGTTTTATATATACCAGATTCATACTGGGTAAATCTTATTGTACATGATCTTGTTTTTGTAGAATCATTTATCTCAATACATTTGAATGTAAGCTTATTATCAGAAGTTCTGTATACCATCAACCAATCTGGTAATGCATCCCAAGTGAAACCAAAGAAGTTACCACTCTTCAGAGATGTTACATTTATTGCAACTTCAACATTTGGCGTGATGTCTATAAAAGTCTTATCTAAAGAGAACTGGTAGCAATGTTGTACAAATGTTAATGAAATATTCTTACCTGAAGTAGCCTGGGTAAAGCTTACTTGCCAAGTTCTGTTTGTATCAGATATATTCAAAGATGTAGGTGCAACAGTAAACTTATACCAGTAATCATTATGTGTACAACTCAATATCATATTGTTGAACTCAGTAGGTGTCCAACTAATATCTAATGGTTGCATCAAATCATCATCTAAGCTATATATCATGAATGAAGCACTATCAGTGGCATTCAGATATTTTGTTGTTCCTGATTCTAATGAAGAAGAGAACAAGAAATTCGTACTGGTTCCTCTTGGCTCTTGCTTTAATGTTAATTTCAGATTCTTCTGTTTTGAATTATCAAGATATAGAGTATCTGTCAAATCTAATCTTCTTGTACTAGAAGTACTGTTAGAAGAAGAAATCAAATTGTTTTGATTCAATGATATCCATTGTTGGTTGTAGTCAGATAATGTTAGAGAATAATCTTCTGATAAGGTAGATCTGTAAGTTTGGTCTCCTTGATATTTTATACCAGTCCATGTATTTGTAATAGTCTGGGTTATTCCGTCAACAGATAAATTTACTGTTCTTGTTTTTTCTTCTCCTTGTCTTCTCCACCAAGAAGTGACAACAGTATACATGTTGTCATAGTTAGGTATTGAATATTCTGGGGTTAGAGATACATCATCATAATTTCCATATTCAGATGATCCAACATATTCTCTTGAACCAACAACAACATCATAATCATATTTTGTAGGTACATCATTCTTATTCAGTATGATAGGTACACAATACATTTCATTTGTTATCAGATAAGGTAATTTATTTGTTGTTGCTTCACCAGATATCCTAATAGAAGAAATATCCAAGTCAGTAACATTAGTTAAAACATTACTATCTACTGTTGGAGACTTTTCTTGCAATATAATATCTTCTTTAGAACCAATACCTGTAATTTCAAGCTTTATCTTTACATTTCTGTCAATACCAATATATACATTCTTTCCTTTTATCTTTATATAGAATGCAGCATTGTTGTAGTTGTCAAAGTCAGAAACAGACCAATCTGATATTTCTGTTGGTCTGACATAAGCTACATTAGTACCATGATTAGTATTTTCATTTATCTTTATAGTTCCAACATAGAAATTTCCATTTAAAGATATTTTTCCTGGACCATTATCTTTATCTGAAGTTGATGATGAGGAAACAATATTGTCACTTATATTATACAGTTTCGACTTGGATAAATAGTCTTTATCAAACTTAGCTCCTTGAGCATCAGTAGAACCAGCTTGTGTTATATCGTAATAATCTTCACAATTGTAATCAGGAATAGATAATTTTATCTTTCCATAACGTGGAGAAGAATTCACTTCACCTGTCATGATAGACCAAGTTATTTCAAGATATTGTGCATTATGTAATATCGTCTTAGGATAAGAGTTTATCATCAATTCATGGTTAAGTATCTTCTTAGGATTTCTTGTAACAGAAACATCAGCTATCCACATTAGATAATTGTAATCATATCTTAAGTTTGTAATGCTAGTTATCATGTTTGAATAGTAAGAATTTGGAACTATTCCTGCTACAGATATCTTTTTCTTATCTATATCTCTATCTGTAATTTTCTTAGAAGATGTATCAGAATACTCTGTTTGGGTCAATTCTACAGATTTAGTATCAGAAACACAAGTAACATTTATGATACCTTTTCTTTCTGCATAATATCCTGTCTTTTTGAATATCATAAACATTATTTGGAACAAAGTATCATTTGCAGGAATTATGTCATCATCGTAAGATGTACTGATGTTTTCAATATACATCTTTTCGGTAGCAGTTTGTGGATTTACAGTTACTTTAGCATAATAAGAAGAAGTAGCAGAATTTATCTGTGGATTTGATATGCTTATCCATTTTGCAACTTCTTTTGATATGCTAGTATTACATGGTACATTAGTTACTTGATTACTTACTAATCCACCTTGTTGCCATACTTTAGTTGTTGAAGTATATGTTCTGTTAAGTAAGAAACCAACATTACAATATCTTGTCAAAGTATTTGCTTCATTAAATACTTTCCAAGTCATAGTGACAATATCACCAGTATGGTCTACTATATTAGATGACAATGCAAGATCTCTTATTACATTTTTATAGTTAGCACTAGTAGGAACATTGCTATTCATTTTCAGATTTATCTTCCAGTTTCCATTACCGAGATATTCTGAACTTTCTAATGACATTGCATTCTTATCTATGTTGAGTTCATTGATAGTAATCACATCCCCATAATGGTCACCATAGAAACATCTTGCAATGTTTCCTGACATCATCTTTACTGTACCCATTATATTGCAATACAGAGTAATAGATTTTCCATTCGCATCTACATAAGGATTGCTTTCAGTACCATATTCCTTCACTTCATCTGAAAATGTTTCATCTTTATACCAAGTGATTATTGCATTTGCATAAGATGGTTTAGCATTCGGATCTTCTTCATCTTTATCCTGAACTATCTTTATCAATATTTGCTTTCCGGAGTATTTAGAAGTAGAAGTATCTATTTGTTCATCTTTACTGTCAATTTGCCACAATGATACATAAGTAGTTCTAGAGCTAGAAGTAGATACATTACCAGATATGTTCAAATCAAACAATGCATCATAATCATGCTTTTCTGCTGTCTTTATGTTCCATCCTATAGGATATACTATATTAGGAGCAGTTACCCAGTTCTGGTAAGGTACTACTTTGAATGGATATCTTCCATGCCAGTATTTTACACAAGATCTTACATATACCGTTATGATATGGCTAGCAGCACTTACATGTATTCCATTTCTATCAAAATCAGAATCAACAGAAATGAAATCATGGTTTTTGTTGTTTGAACTCCAAAAGAGATATTTTGAATCTCTTGGCCAAATCATCATATTTTTCCAAAAGACCGCATTTATATCTTTGAGCTTATCTGTCTTTGAATCTACTAGCTTTATTGCACCAATATCTTGATTTCCAGTTTTCTTAACATATATTGCCATCTGAAAAGATTTTCTCTAAACTTATATATAAAAATTGCAAAAATAATTTGAAATTCCTTTTATATATTCTATATTTATAATGTTAAACAAATAATGAATACAATCATGATGAATTTTGTATATCCTGAAATAGTAAACGTAGTTGAAAATGAAAAGGTGACTTTTGGTGAATATCCTACTAAAGGAATCACTTTTGAAGAACTTCTTAAGAAGATTGAGAATCATGAGGAAATTCTTCAAGGTACTCCTATTCATTTCAATATGCATGATATCATGCATGAAAATGGTTCTGTTTATCTTCAGGATGAATTCATTCATATTCCTACTAACACCAAGATTTTTGTGAAGTATGATGATTCTGAAGATACTTGGTCACGTACTTCTATTGTTCTTCCTGGTCATAATGATTCAGAAGCTATTTGGATTGCAGATGATGTAGAAGATGCTTGGTGGAAGGCAATTCATGAAGAGATGCTTTCAGGATTTGAGTTAAATGCTTTTGTTGAATGGACTTAAGAATGATGAATTTCTTATTTAGATTGTTGAAAAAATTAGATTTCATAATAACTTGTAAATTGTTAAAATAAGATGAAGAATAAATTGACACATGATATTATTGTTGGTAGTGGATTAGCTAGTAATTTCATTAATTTGATGAAGTTGGAAGGATGGTTGCCAATTGAAGATTATTTTGTTATGAGAAATAATGGAATTGATCTTGATTGGGTAACAGTTCTTACTATGGAAAATGATGGATTCATCGCTATTCCTAGTATAGCAGAATATTGCATTCCAGATCCAGATAGTGGACGAAAACCAGGATGGTACAATTCTGAAGAGAAACGTATTGATGATTGGACCAATGCAATCATGTTCAAACCAATTGAAACAAAGAATGTTGCTGATCGTGTAAGAGATGAATTGCTTGATGAATATGAAGAAAAGGAAAATATCAAGAATGTGCCAGACTTTGAAGATGCTTTTACAGAAACTCTAATTAAACTCTGTAAAGGTAATTCAGAACATTATATTAAAAAGTTACCAGGATAAATGAATTTCTAATTAAGATATTTCTATATTATATATGTGTATACAATATACACATGCTTTAAATAAAATAATTTAATTAAATACTATTTAAAAATGCAGAATATTCCTTTAGAAGAGGCTTATGCAACTATTACTACTAAGCCAGATCCATTTACAATTCGTACAAAGAAGTTGGTTGATGAGTTTGTTGTTTCAGATATCCATACTGATCGAAGTTGTGAAAAGGAAACTGTGTTAGATAACGGACGAAGAGCTGTTATGAAGGGTACATATTGCGCAAGTACCTTCGTAGGTAAGCTCTATAAGATGAATGGTCCAAGTAAGAACCCTTTAGAGCGCTATGTATTGTTTGTAGGTGTATCACGTCAGAATCCTATTGACAATCGACAGGATGAAGATTTAGCAGTAGAGATGGCTGCAGAGAATGCTATGGTCAATCCTATTATGACAATTAAGTTGCCAAATGCAATTTCTGGAACTGATTTTGTTAGATTTGTAAGTCCATATTTGGATGCAATGCCATCTAAGTTTATTCTTACATCTAGACAGATTAAGGATAAGAAAGAGAGTGATTTGTATAATGATTGGTATAGTCTTATCAAGTCACGTGAAGAGGCAGCTAGTCTTCTTCTATATACAGAAAAGATTCGTCCAATGTTGGATGCTCAGATCAAATATATGTATGGTGAGTAATAATGCAAGATAACGAATACATTAATCCTGTTGGATATTCAGAAATGTATGAGTGGGCAGAGATACCAGCAGAGAGTCCTTACGGACTCTTTGTTACATTCTCTTCTGAAAATCCTGATAAGATAGAACCACTGAAATCTGGTTCTGATGAACAGATTCTTGGAGTAACAACTATTCAAACTGTACAGACTTCAGATGATCCAAACAATTGGAAATATGCATATATGTGCAATGAGGTTGGTGACAAGTTTTTGAAAAATGATAAGATTGCTATTGGAGTAAAAGAATATGACCAAGTAGAAGAGTTTTCATATATTCATACCAGACCATATAATCATTATGTACAAGTACCAAGTCAATATTATGATCCTAAACAAGAATATGTAAAGCGTAGTAATCGTAAAGAATGGGTACGAGTAAATTTGATTGGTAAAGTAATTGTACGAGATAATGGTAAGTGTAAGCCAGGAGAATATTGTCAACCTAATTCTACAGGAAAATCTAAGAAGCAAAGAGGATATGCAGTACCAGCTGATATGAAAGTTTATGGTTGGAAATTCTACGTTACTCAGCGTATTACAGAAAACACTATAGAGATAGTGATGTCACCTACCATGAACAAATTAAAAAAATTAGAAGTCTAACATGGATAAGATATCAATTATAACAACATTTTACAATGCACAGACGTTTATTGGTAATGCTATTGCCTCTGTTTTAGGACAGAAAGTACCAGATGGTTGTGAAATTGAATATGTTTTAGTAGATGACAAATCACAAGACAATTCTAGAAATCTTGTTGATAATATCATAAGCAATACATCAAAAGAGAATTTTAAATTCAAATTAGTAGAACCTGATACTAATCTTGGATGTGGTGGTGCTCGTAAGTTTGGTATTGAAAATGCCACTGGAAATTATTTTATGTTCTTGGATGCAGATGATTACTATATTCATCTTGATTTTGTAGAAAATGCTTATAATACAATTACATCAGAAAATGCTGATGTCGTAGAATATGGTGTTATCTACAATCAGCAGAATGGACAGCAAACTAATTCTACAGCTCCACAAAAGATTGTACTTACTGATCCACATGATATGGAGATAGCTTTGTTTAAAGACAATCTCATTAAGTTCAATGTTTGGTCTAAGATATATACAAGAAAGATTGTGGAAAGCTATCCATATTCAACAGTAAGAACATTCGAAGATGTAAGGACAATTCCTGTGTGGATAAGCAATTGCAATAAAGTTGTGATTATGCCAATTCCACAAATCAATTACAGAGCTGCATCTAATTCTATTATTAGAACAAATTGGGTAGATACAAGACTTGGTACTATTTCAGCCATAGCAGAATTGTTCCCAAGATTCAAAGATGATAGACAGCTTCTTAAAGCAATGTATACACGTTCTATGATTGATTTAGAAGCTATTATGAACAATAAGTCAAGTGAATGTGAAGGTTTTGATGAAATGTCGAAATTAAATACATATATGCTTAAGTTTATTTATCTAAATAAGTGGAAAGATCTTACATATAATGTAGAAATGGATCCTGAATTGAATCCAGATTTGAATAAAGAAATGAAGGCAAAGTATATCAAGACAGATTTGAACAGTTTGCCAGGTATGTAAATAATTTATGCAAAATAATGAATGGGAAGTGGTTGAATAAACTGCTTCCCATTCTTATTTTTAGATATAAGCATAGATTTACAAAAGCATAAAATGGCAAACAAGCTTTTTTACACATACATACACGGTACAGATTATAAAAATGACAGCTTTGTTCCTAGTAAGATGATATATTCTTATTGGGATTCATTGATATTTGATGTAAACCACCGTACTATATGGCATCAAGGTATGCCGTTTGGTAATGTATATCCAGGTACATTATCGTATGGTGAAATATTCAATGATCTTCAGAATAATATTGCGCTTGGAGCATATTCCCATGCAGAAGGATATAGCACTATTGCTAAATCAAATTATTCTCATGCAGAAGGATACAAAACATTTGTAGATGGAGTTAATGGCCATGTTGAAGGCAATTCTTCTTATTCTTTGGGAGAGAATTCTCATGCTGAAGGTAACTTTTCTTATTCCAGAGGAACAAACTCTCATGCCGAAGGAAATAAATCCGAAGCACAGGGTAGAAATGCTCATGCTGAAGGTTTTCTTACTTATGCTATAGGTGAAGATTCACATGCTGAAGGAATCAATACTTATGCAAGAGCTAACTATTCGCATTCAGAAGGTAATATAACTAAAGTAGAAACTGATGCAGAAAATGGTCATGCTGAAGGTTACAATACAATTGTAAGTGCTAAGAATGCCCATGTTGAAGGAAATAGTACAAAAGTAGAAAATACTGGAGAAAACAGTCATGCTGAAGGTTTAAAATCAATTGCTAGAGCAAAGAATGCTCACGCTGAAGGTAATGAAACATTGACTGCTGGTGAGAATGGCCATGCTGAAGGTTATCAATCCAAAGCAACTTCTACAAATGCCCATGCTGAAGGTAATAATACAAAAGCAACTGGTGAGAATTCTCATTCTGAAGGTCATAATACCGAAGCTAAATCTAAGAATTCCCATGCTGAAGGAAACCACACCATAGCTGCAGGAGAGAATTCTCATACAGAAGGATCTGAAACAAGTGTAAATTCACCTTATACTCATGCAGAAGGAAATAATAATGCAATAAATACATTATCTGATTCTTCACATATTGAAGGATCAAACAATAATATATCATTTTCAAAATCTTCACATGTAGAAGGTGATAGCAATGTGAATGGTGGTAACATAGGTATTATAACAAATTCACATTATTCTCATGTAGAAGGTTTGAACAATAAGAACTATGCTATAAATTCTCATGTAGAAGGAAAAGATTCATCCAATTTTGGTAAAGAATCTCATATAGAAGGTACTGGTCATTTAACTTATGCTTATACAAGCCATATAGAAGGATATGCAAATAAAATAGGAAAGAGTATAGGTGACACAAAATATGTTCATGTTGGTGGTAACGAAAATACTGTATATCCAAAAAGTGAAAATGATGTAATATATGGTAGTTCAAATAAAGTAAAAGGTATATACTCCGATATAAATGGTAAAAATATAAGTAGTTATGCAAATTATTCTGTTTTAAGAGGTAGTTCATTATACATAAACAGTTATAAAGAAATTGAAAATAATCAAAAGGGAATAGATTTTATCAATGTTTCTGGTGATAACATTACTGTTGGAGAAAATGCAAATTATGGGTTTGCTCATGGCTCAAATATAACATTACAATCTCCTTATGAAGTTGGTTTTGGTAGATATACACGTTCTTATACAGATACACCTAAGTTAGAAAAGCAAAACACCATATTTATGATAGGTAATGGTGATGCTAACCCCGGATCAAATGCTTTAGATGTAAGAGAGAATGGAATAAGCTATCTTTATAAAGGAATATATACTTGGGATTATGTAGAAGACTATCCTTATTCTACTGTTGCAAATAATGAATCATCTTACTGTATTACTAGAAGACAACTTGCCAAAGTAGCAACAGTTACTTATGTGATGAGAAATTCTGCTGGTAGAAAAAATTTCTATCCATTGATGGATGATCCAGAAAATTCTGGAACATTAAAACCAATGTTTACTGGAGCAGAATATTTCAATAATTACGGTGATACTTATAGTGCTCCTAACAATGCTTATGCATATTTCTGTCATGCTGAAGGATGGGGAACTTACTGTCATACCGGAGCAAGTTATTCTCATGCTGAAGGATGTGGTACAGAAACAAGAAATCTGGGAGAACATGCTTCTGGTAACTGGAACAAATCATCAGACAATACTTTATTCTCTGTTGGATGGGGTACAAACAATGTAAACAGGGCAAATGCTTTTGAAATAAAGAGCACACCAACATCTGATGGTATAGCTTTCATAGATAAGAAACCAATAGTTACTTCTATATTGAATGGCACCGGGCCTACTTATATGTGGAAGGGTGATTATGCTGACTATATAAAGATCAAACAAGTAGATCCAAATACCTTGTATTTCATATATGATGGAGATGCTTCTACAAGAAATGACTTTATCAGTATAGATCAGATGGATGATATAGTAAACAGAAAGGTTGAGGAGAAAATCAAACAATATACTCAAGGTATGCTTTACAATGCTAATTATAGTCCTAAATTCAATGGATTTGGTGGTGACTCTAACTTTAGCTATGTTTGGTCTGGTAATACAACTGATTTTGCTGGTCTTGGTAGTCTTGCTAATGATGTTAATACAGTATTCATCATAAGAAACAATAAATAAAATTGACTTAATATAAGGATATGGTAGTTATACGAAATGGTAGATTCATATCTAGAAAGAAAACCTCATCTGATGAAGTACATCAGATGAGATATAAATCTAATGGAGATAATGGGTATGGATATGAATTGAAATATAATAAAAAGAGAATATGGCCTTCATTTAATGTCAATTGCATAGAAAATACATTATCATTTCATTGGGATACAACAGATGGTTTAGGAGGTATTCAAGGAAACAAACCAATTCCTGACAATTCTTCTAGTGATAAAATCCATGAATTTGATCCTAATGGGGGTAATGGATATGTGAATTTGATTGATAGAGAAACATCATTATGGCATAGACCTGAATTGCAAATATTGGTAATAGGACCAAATGATGGAAATGATATTCAGATTGGATCTATAGAGTCAATAAAATTACCTGGGAATGTTGATAGTGCTGGTACAATAGAAGTATCTACAGATTTTTCAGATAATGATATTGATAAAGTTAAAAAACTTTACGCAGAAGAATTTGAGAATGTTTCTACAGATAATATTGTAATAAACAAGTATAGAATAAAACCTAATCAACCAGATGAATTTTATGATGGCAATGGTAATTATACTGATGATTATAAATATACACCTTGCTATAAATCTACTGAGGATTTTTGGACACATTTCAAAGTCAATCCTAACAATTCAACAAACAATAGATATGGTATGATAATCATATCTAAGATTTATACTAAGATTGGAGAAACAATAAATTTATTAGAGCTTGGAAATTCAGTAAAATTAGCTTCTTGGAGCCAAAAACCTAATATTCTTTATTATTGTCATGCAAACTGGGTTGATGTAAATGGTAATGCTATTACCAATGATAATTGTGAATATAATGAATTGAATGTAGGTGTATATTTGCATATAGAGCTTGGAATATCCCCTGATGGTGGAAATACAATATTTTGGAATGACTCTCATAAAGATTCAACAAAATATCAAGCTATAAAAAAATTGAGTGCATCAGTACCAGATGTATTGACAACTAATGCTATAACGGTTGAAATAGGTGGAACAGATAGAAACAGATTCTTACCAAATTACGGAATACAAATAGCTAATGGGAAATCTCCTGATAAGATATTAAGAATATTGCTATACCCTAAATATGTAAATAATGAAGATAACAATACAAATTATCCAATAGAAAATTATTATGTTGGTTACACTTCAGATGATTATAACAACTCAGCAAATCTAAACAATAAGAAACATGATTCTGATATAGTTGGAATAAATGGAAAGAACTGGGCACAATCTGGTTATATGTCACAATCAGAAAGTAATGTAGATACACCATCAAATACAGAATTTTGTGACGTTTCAACAACATTCAGAATAAAGAGAATGAGATCTACATCTCCTTGGAACATAAATCTTACTGTAAAAGTAAATATAAATAAAGATACATGTCCTGGGTATATGACACAAGAAAGATATACCACAGAAAAAAATTAGTATTTTAAAATGACAACAGAATATGGCAACCCAAAATTTAGAGATTCTAACAAAAATTTATCATTTAAAATGAATGGCCAACCAGCTACTGATGCATTAGCTAGAGTGGTTAATACTGTTGGTGCAAATAATATTGCTATATCCAATACAGAGTTTTCTTCAAATTCTGATTATTCTAAGACACACAATAATAGTGTCACCTATGATACAGTAATAAATAGTACAAGTAAAACTTATAGAATAGATTGGAAACTCAAGTCAAATGTTGGTACGCATCCAAGAAAAACAACTTCTCTTAATTATGGGTTGCTAAGTTGGTTTACTGGTGGTACTGAGGGTAAGGCTAACAACCCAGTAACATATACTTCTACTAGTCATCAATTAAAAGGAACCAACAATTTCAGTTCTTCTAGAAGCTTAGTTGATTTACGTTATTTTGATGCCAAGATAAAAGTAAATAATTTAGATGGAGATTCTAGTAAAGAAGTTGTATTCAATACTGCATCTTCATTTGCTGGAGATAACAAACAAATAAAAGGTGTTGCTCAGGGATTCTACAACTATGATGCTCCTTATACTGTATTCACAGCAAACTCCACAGTAAATTGGGTATCTTTCCAAACAGCAAATGGTGGAACTAGTAAAGAAATATCTATTACTTCTTCATCTGGAGATATATCTACTGGTGACAATGCTCATTATCTTATAATAAGTGACAATTCTCCATCAGTATTATATGGTGATATATCAGGTAAACATACAGTTCACTACAATATAGATGAGGATTCTAGTGGAAATTCTATATCTAATACTCATGCAGGAACTGTAACATTTACTTCTGATAATAATGGTAAAGCATTTGTAACAACAAATACTGATAAGTCAAATTCTACTTCATATCCAAGAAATACTACCATAACTTATTCATTAACTGATTATAACACTTCTTCTAGTGGTAATTCTGGTACACTATCTGGATCATTTTCTATTTACCAATCTGGTGGCAATATAGATCCTAAAGATCCAGAATTGACTTATTCTTGGAAAATAACATCAGGTTCTGAATATGTTTCTGATACGGAAATAGTGTCTACTTCTGTTAATGCCAAACAAGATAATGGCAAATATCAACAATATTCTTACCAAAACAAATATATAATTACAGTTAAAGATAATAGTGGTACAATTGGAAGCATAACTGGTATCCCATCTATATCAAGCATAAGTAATCCAAAACCATTATATAAAATTGGAACATTTAACATTAGTGGTTTATCCATGACACCAGCTGTCAATACAAGTGATAGAAATATAACTGTAAATACCAAAGTATCCGGTAATTATTGTACTAACTTTAATGTAACAAATCCTTCTATAGATACAACTGTAACACAAACTGGATCTAGTTGGGTACCTAACCCTACTGTTGTTGGTAAATTGTCGATAACATGTGAAAATCCACAAACAGATAAGATAGATCAAAGCAATCCAGCATCATTCAAGATAAAACAATTATCCTCTAATGATTATTCAACAAACTTAAGTAATGTAACATTAAGTGAAGGAAATAATGAATTTGGCTATAGATTTGGCACTATATCTGCTTCTTCAACTAACATATCAGTTTCTGGTAAAATAAAAGTAGAAGAATCTGAAAATAAAACATTTGGAATTTCGGGAGAATCTAAAAGTCTTATATCATTATACCCAGAGACTCTTACATTCAATCCTGGATATTCTAAGAAAGTAGATGATATAAGATGGAAACTGAAGTTTACACCTGATACCACACAGAATAGTAAGCAGATTACCAATGTAAAGAGTTCAGAAATAACAATTACTCAGGCTGGAATTCCTCAAGGATCAGAAATGAGCTATAATCCATTGACAATAACTGGTGAATCATCAGAAGATTGGCTTACTGTGGTAAATAGTTGTGTATTTAATTATAATGATTATAATAATTATACACAAGCAAATCCAAATAAAATGACTTTAAATGCTGATCCTAACAGAACATCGGTTAATGAAATTACTGTTACTGACACAAATAGTAGCAATATATATAAAGTACAAATTACTGATGCTTCAGTAGTTGGATCTAGAAAAGCAAATATAACATTAAGCAGTTCTGATTCTAATACTACCTTAAGTAAAACTACTATATCAGATTTTACCCAATCTGGTGAAAATATAAATTGTAATATTTCTTTGTCATATAGTAATTCAACTGATTCAGATAACAAATATGTAAATTTAATAGATACTAGTTTAACTATATCTGATACTGATGAACATAATTTAAGCATACCAAGAGGTACTACTGGCCATACAAACAATACACTTACTGGATTAAGTGCAACTAAGAATGGTGATAATGATAATTTGACAATAACAACTAGTGATGGATCTGCTTTATGGTGGTCTCCTAATTCTAGTACTTCTGTAGGTTTAAATATTAGTGCTTCTGGAACAAATCTTGGAAATTATGCATTATCTAAATCAAGTATTTTTGTTACCATTCATGGAGATTCACAGCAAACACCTTGGGTAAAATGGTATTCTAAATCTGAAGGTGGAAGTTGGACAAAAATATCTGATGAAGCTTCTAAATTAACTATATCTCAAAGTGGTAGTGCTGCTTCTGCTACTTCTTCTAGTCCATCATTAACTGCAAGAGGTACTGGTTATGGGTTAACAAACAAACCATTCAAATTAACTAGAGGTCAACCATCTTCTGCAGCCACTAAAGTATATTATAAAGTGGAATCAAGTGCAGGAAATGCAGGAACTGATGATAGTGTATATGTAGAAAGAACAGCTGGTTCTACTGGATTTGGACAAGTATCTGTAACTGCTTCTTCTACTAATATATCTATTAATGCAGATAGTTTTATATCTGTTGGATCTGGAGATTTACAAGTACCTGGTTCTACTCAGTATACAGATTGGTATGTTTATGGACCTACAGTTACTTTAGGAACTCCAGCTATAACATCAGAAACAGGTCTTTCAAAAATTACTGTAAAACATGTTGGTGCTTCAAAAGCAGGTGCAACTGTACCAACAAGTATATCAGCATTTGCAGTAACAAAAGATAAAGAATTTAATATATCTGTATCTGTTAGTCCATCGGTTACTGCTAAATGGGAAGCTTCGGTATCAGCTGGTGGTTTGACATCATCTGATTCTGGTACATTTGACACATCAAGTTATGGATCTGGTAATATATATTCTAGCATAACATATAAATGGGATACAAATGAAACAACCAATAGTATAACATGGAAACCTGATATACATGTAGCTAAAGCAGATTATGAAAAATCAATTTCATGCAAAGTAACTGTAGTATATCAAGATGGAACAGAAGCATCAGATACATTAACTTGGAAAATAAACGTACTTAAGACAAGTGTTAAATTTGAAGGTACTTTGAAATGCAGTGATGATAAGACAATAACAGCATTTGATTCACCACAATCTTATGATACATCAGCTTGGGTTTCTGGATATAAAGTTACTGCTACATCTGGTTCATTAACACAAGATTGGACTTCAACTTATAAAGCTGTTCAAAATGCAACATCGAAGACATTGACTGCTGTACAAGGTAGTAATGGATCTACTAAAGGTGATGCATCATTTGAGTATACTCTCAAATCTCCAAGTATATCAAATGCAAATGTTACAACAGCACTTGATCAGAAACATACAGTTCACTTATACTGTTATGGTAAATCTTATTATAATGGATAAATTTCTATAATGAAATAATTTTACAAAGGGAAGAACTTAAGTTCTTCCCTTTTAATTTTTATATAAGTAAGAAAAGTAAGAAACCAAATAATTAACATGGCAAAAGTATCAGATAAGGCAGTAGACAGAAGTAAAGGAGTTAACTTACCAGGTATACCACAAAAAGAAAACAATTCTATTACTGGTGAATTGTCTTCAATTGTAAAAGAAGTATCTAAAGATATAATTAAACACATTGATGAAGTTTATTCTGGGGTAGATCTGATATTTAATGGGTTATTGGATCCAAGTCAATATAAGCTTTCCCAAAGTGATATGGCGTTAATGTCTTTTATATCTGGGGGTCAATCTATATCAAAAGATCAATCATATTCTTCTAGGCAAACAAATATTGAACAATTTGCTAAATCAATATCTGAAAATCTTAATAAGACTAATAAGATATTGACATCTGATGGCATGCAAGTTATTGTGACTAATTTTAATGAACAAAAATTAGAAAAGGAAAAAGAAAAATATAAAAGTAATAATACTAATAATCAAACTAATCCTGTTGATTTAAATAATTTACAGATAAAGATAGATGATTTGAACTTATCTAAAGAGTCTAAAGATGTTTTGAAGGATTTATCAAATGCATTAAATAGTGTTGCTAAAGTAAAGTATGAAGTCAAAGATCAAAATATAGTACAATATCTTACAGGAATAGATAAAAGCATATCAAAAATAGATATAGATAATCTTAAGAAGAAAATATCTAAAGTCAACAAGTTATTGACAAATGACTTTGCTGGTCTTTGTAAAGCCATAAATTCTGCATCTATAGACTCTAAGAAAAATATGTCTCAGTTGTCAAATGTAGTTGAACTAATGAATGCTATTCCTTCTATAGGAGAGATAGATAAACAGAAAATGAAAACTTTGAAGAAGAATCTTCGTTCTATATATTGGATGACGACAAAATCTAATATTCTCACAGGTATTGGTATCACTTCTAAGGGATTGATTTCTGCTATCATAGAGAATATAATAGCTAGATCAAAAGAAGCTGGACAAGGTGGATTCAAATCAGTAGGTGCTTTAGCTAAGTTTATAGAGTCATTAGTTTCTTTAGGAGAAGACACAAATGTAGACAGAACCAAGATAATGAAGACCCAGATGGCTCTTTGGTCACTTCTTAGAATATATGATGTAAAAGGTCCTATTGCTTATCTTACTTTACAAATAAAAGAACTTGGTGATAATATACTTAAGGACAATGTTGTTGGAAAGAACAATTCATCACTTAGTGCTATAGAAGATATGATAGAAGACATTAGTACTATTGGGAATCATATAAAGTTTAAAGATGTTGTCTATAGTCAGTTGTTAGCAACTTATGCTTTAGGTTCTGCTTGGCTTTATATGGGTATTGTTAAGTCTCTTTCTAAGATAGATGATGCTGAGCTCAAGAAACTGATAGGTGATAATGGAAAGCTTTCATTTGTCATGCAAGTTGTACAAAGACTTTCTGCTAATGAATCAACTTCTAAAGATATAAAGAGCGCTACAAAAACTTTAGTTCAGCTTACTATTATGATGAGTGTAGCAAACATGATATCTAAAGTAAGTAAAAATGGAATAGTTGGCATATCAGATGCTTTAGTTTTCTTAGATAAGCTTGACTTCTTAGGTCAAAAAATATTCACTATGCAAGATTCTGCTATCAATGATGAATCAGTTCCTAACATAATGAAGAATTGTGAAGATATGATTCTTAGTTTAGGAAAGATTGCAGTTGTTAGTACTATAGCAGGAATGTTTGTTGATAAAGGAAAAGAAGGAGTGTCAAATATGAAGACTATGGTTACTCAACTTAAATATTTAGTCAACAACATAAATAATAAGAAGAATCCATTAACAGCTTCTAAAGATGATGTATCTAAGATAGAGAGTTGTCAGAAGATAGTAGAAAGTCTTACTAAACTATCAATATTAGCTGCTGTAGGAGGGTTGTTTGCTGTCAAAGGACAAGATGGAATAAGAGAATACAAGAAAGTACTTACCAAATTGAAGAGTTTGATAAAGAGAATTCAATCTGATGGGCTTGATGTAAAACAAGAAGACATAAAGAAGATAGACAATATAGAGAAGTTAATAGAGAAGTTAACCATAGTATCTATGTTGGGATCTGTAATGAGTATAACTGCACCTTTATCTATAATAGGATTCAAGTCTATGCAATTGTCAGCTGTAGCAGTAGGTAAGATGATAGATACTCTAAGTGGAATCCAAATAGATGATGACTTCTTTGATAAACTTAAAAATATAGGTATTGTTGTAGCTATAGCATCAGCAACAATGTTAGTTGGTGCGGTCATAGGAAAGATTGTTCTTCAAAGAATACCTGAAATACTTGGATTTACATTTGCTTTAGGAACATTCATACTTGGAGTAATAGGTGCTTACAATCTTGCTACTAAAGGAATGGATGAAGCTTTAGAACAATCTGAAAAAGTAGCTCTTTTAATATATATGTCAGGAGCTACTCTTCTGTTAGGAGCTGCTATTATGATGATACCAGGTATCTTTACCAATGCTGTTCTTTTCACACTTTCTCTAGCAGCATTTATAGGTGCTGTTACTTTTGCTTATACTTTGGCCAGTGAAAGAATAGAGAGAACTATAGAAATATCAGATTCATTTATAAAGTTGGTAGTAAAGTCTGGTTTGATATTAGCTTTTGGTGCTGCAATCAATGCATTCCTTCCTACTGGTAGTGTTCTTGGATTTGCATTCTCATTGACACTATTGATATCTGGAGTTATAACTGCCTATTCAATAGCTAGTAATATGATGGAAGACACCATGTCATCAGCTAAAGAGTTTGCTTGGTTGATAGGTATAGCAGGATTGACATTACTTCTTCCAACTGTATATATGACTAAACATCCAGTTCTGTTTGCAACTGCGTTACTGTTTGCTTTAGAACTTGGAACATTTATACTTTTGATGAAATTAGCTTATTCTGGTGGTGACTTCATAGCTAATATGATAGGTGCTAAGTTAGGTGTTGTTCAAAGCACTGACAAGTCTATAGATGATGCTAAGAATTTTGCAATTTTAGTAGGAATATCAGGAGCAATACTTCTGTTAGGTGCTGCTATCATGAATATAGATGGAATGTTCTGGTCTGCTTTAGGATTTACTCTTACTTTAGGTGCATTTTTGTTAGGAATATCTGCAGCTTACTGGGGAGCTAACAAGATACTTGGTGGACAAAAAGGAATGATTATAGCACATGAATTTTCCAATTTAGTTGTATTATCAGCAGCAACGCTATTGGTTGGTGGATTATTTATGATGATACCTAATATGAAAGATGCCACTATATCATTTGCATGGACATTAGGTGGATTCATAGCAGGAATAACATTAGCTTATGGATTTGCAGGAAAAATAATTAATGAGAAGACATTATTCTTAGGATACACATTATCTGCTTTAGTATTAGTCTCTTCTATAGCATTGCTTACTGGTGGAATGCTAATGATGAACTACCCAGATTTAGGTAGTTACATACTCCAGTTCTTAGGATTGGAACTTCTGTTAGTAGGTGGTACTGCTGTCATACTTGGTGTTTTAAGTGTTGTCAAAGGAAAGCTTAAGACAGGTGCTCTAGCATTGATAGGTGTTATTGCTTGTGTTGGACTTGCTGGATATGCAATGATGGAGATAGTGAAGCTTCGAGATAAAATAGGTAATGACTGGGGTGGAATATGGGCTACTATAGGTACCACTGTAGCTGTGCTTAGTATATTTGCTGCTGGAGTAATAGGTCTTGGACAGCTATCACTTGCAGGTGGAGGTTTGGGTGCTTTAGGTTTAGCAGCAGGTGAAACTGCTTTAGCCGGAATCATTGGATGTGTCTTATTAGCTGGAAAAGCTATGCAAGAGATAATAAAAGTAATGGATATGGCTTCTAAGCTTGAAAGAGTTGACACTTCTATTATAACAGATGATATTAAAGCCATGCTAAGCATGATTTGGGAACTCAAACCATTTATGAATCCATTGCTTGATATGATGATAGTTACGGCAAGTGGAACTATTACTAGTTTAGGATACATGATGTCTAAACTATCAGAAGGAATTCAAGACTATGCTAATCTCTCCATACCTATATATGGAGAAGGTGGAAAGATAGTTGGAAGAAGAAACTTGACAGATGCTGACTTTACTGATGCCGCAGAAAATATAAGAACAATAGTTACTATAATAGGTGGAACTATCTTAGATATATACAAAGAAAATCCTACCATATTCTCTAATGGAATGCTTGGAGACTTCTTAGGTATGGACACACCATTCACAAGAGTGGTGAAATCATGTACTGGAATGGGTAAGATGATTGCTAAGATAGCAGAAGGTGTCAAAGACATGGCTGATCTCAAGATAGCTATCTACAAAGGAACAGATAAAGTAGGATATAGAAGATTGACAGATGCTGACTTCAATTCTGCAGCGGCTAACATATCTACAATTGTTACATGCTTAGGATATGCAATATTAGACTTATATGATAATGCTCCTGAAGGAATGTTTGATAGTGGTTGGCTTGGAAATATGATAGGAGTAAAGACCCCATTTGGGCGTGTTGTGACTGGTTGTACAGGCTTAGGAAAGATGATATCTAGTATAGCTAAAGGTGTCAAAGATATGGCTGACTTGAGAATACCTATATATGGCAGCGATGGAAAACAGAAAGGAACAAGACCACTTGATTTCAAAGATTTCATTAATGCCGCATTAAATACTCAACTTATAGTGTCATGCCTAGGAAATTCTATTATGGCTCTTGGAAGCAATCCTAAGACTGCTTGGATGTTTGAAGATCAATCTGTTGTGTTTAAAGACGGAACTTGTTCTAGATTTGCCCAGATAGTAACAGCATTGAAGGGAATTGGATCATTAATATCTGAGACTGCAAAGGGTGTGAAAGATGTAGCTGACTTGAGAATACAAAAGTATGATGCAAATGGAAAGCTTCTCAAAGGCCAATATGAGAAAATACCAGTAGAATCATTGAGACCTAAAGGTGCTGTATATAAGAATGTTACTGCTTTGATGTCATGTATACCAGCAGCTGTAATGGCTATATATAATAATCCACATAATAAAGTTTGGTTTGAAGATTCTGGGTGGTTCAATCATGATGGAAGTACTAGTCCATTTGCTAAGGTAAAGAACTGTTTAGGTGGTTTAGATAAATTAGTTGCAGAAAATGTAAAATCTATAAAATCTATACTTGATTTAAAGTTGGATAAAACTAAGATGAATAATCTTTCAGCTATTATCTCTTTAATGATAAGTTCTGTTCCTAATGCTGTAATGAAAGCAACAATGGATGAGAACCAAGAAGAACTTAAGCCATTCTTTGAAGATGCTGAAGACAACATTAAGAAAATATCTTCTAGCTATAGCTCTTACACTAAGCTTCTGAATAATATAGTATCTTCTTATAGTGACATACTTAAACTAAAATCTAAGTTTGGAAAGGAAGATGACATACATGGATTAAATAAAATAGTAGATGCTGTTCTAACACAACTTCCATTTAGCATGTCTAGAGCTATTCAGAAGATGCCTAATATTAAAGATGATGAGTTATCTTCTATACAAGAACAGTTTGATATATATACTGATATACTGAATGATGCTATCAAGTCTTATAAGAAGATAATTAAATTCAAACAAAAGTTAGAGAAAGAGACTAAAGATAATGCTGCAAGCATAGTAATATCATTATCTGATATACCTAAAGAGATGGTTAGAGGAATATCAGAGACATTTGTCTACTTGAATACTAAAAATTTGTCTAAGAACATACTGATGTTTGGTCCTATGATGGAGGATTATTATAATGGAATGAAGATGTTGTTTGATGTTTATGATGAGGCTCCAAAAGATACTTCTAAATATGACAATGTAATAAATGCTGTAAAAGGTATAAATGTAGAAATAAGTAAAGTAAAGAATACTTCACAGTTCAGAGCAGAAACTCAAGATGTATCTAAGTTTACTAGATCCATAAATACTTTAGATGTAGCAAAAGCACAAACTATGACTAATTTGATAACAGCTTTAGACCAAATGGCTAGAAGATTAGGTGGTCTTGACAAATTAACAAATACTTTAGCAAATAAGTTAGCTGTTGTATTGGATAAGCTTGTAAGAGAACTTAAGATATCTGCTAAGACTATAAATCAAGCTGATGAGATGCAAAAGAAACGTCATGCTGCTATCAAGGATTCTATTTCTAAGATCAGTACATTGTTGAACAAACCAGTAGAAGTAAATGTAAAGCAAGTTCAAGATACCGAAAATTCAACTATGCAATATGGTGACACTTCTACTCCTGGACAAAACAGCGCTGAAAGAGATGAAACCCCAGCAGGAGGTAATCCATTAAATAGTCAAACTCAACAATCTAAAGAATAAAAATATTCGTATATTATAGAATATGTTTTCATTACCAGGAAAGAGAGATGGGTTCAGATTGATATTACCAGATGAATTCATTCCAGATGAGATACAAGAAAAATATACTAAGATACTGCAAGATTCACATAGTTTCATAACTAAACCAATAGAATTCTTGAATGAGACAATACAAAAAGTAGAAGTACTTGGATTCTCATCTGGTACTGTGGCTCAACAGCAAACTAATCATGGAAACCCAGTAAGGCTTCCAGGAAGAACTGAACAAAATTGGATGCAAGGAGGTGCTAGTGATGTAAATTACAGAAGTGTTGCTAGTCCAGCAGCTTTAGTAGACCATACATTGAACATAGATTTCAGGCATACTTTAGGATATGTAAACTATTTCTTATTGTTTGAAAGCTTTTGCTATCAATACTGTAGAGATACAGAAAATTTAGATAAGAATCTTGACTACACCTTTAATGTTGATCTTCTGAATGAAAATGGATGTGTATATTCTAGAATTGTATTAGATCATCCAGTTATAGATGGAGTAGATATGTTGCAATTTGACTATACTCAACCATTGGCACAATCTGCTACATTCAGATGTGTATTCAAATATTCTAACTTTGACTATCAGTTCATTCAAACCGATGCTAACAACAGATTTGAAGAAGAACAACCATTTGACAAACCTATAGAGGAAAGTGTAATCATTAAAAAGAAAGATGATACAGGGTTTAAGAATTACCCTTATTCTAGTATATCTGTACATGGTAATACAACAGATAATCTTAATTTGAATCATGATCCAGAATTAAATGATGATTGTGGGCCATCTGATAATTCTAAAACTTATATTGATTATGATGGTTCACCAATAGAACAATAACATTCACTAGGTATACATAGGGTTCCCGTGTTAAGCGCCTGGGTCACACAGTGAGCGGAAAGTTGTTTATAGGTATAATTTATAACCTACTATATTATAAACGTCCCTGTGTGACTTTTTATAAGTGATGTTCATTGTTTTTGAAATTTTTAAAAATCATTTCTATAATATATTTGAACAATTTAAATAAGAAATAACATGAAACGTGAGGATAGAAAGAAGTTTGAAAACGTCAGTTTGTTTACATTTGATGAAATGTTGAATGGAAAATTAGATAGATGGGAATCTTGTACATTGAATGGAAGAAACAGTCCAGCATTAGTATATTCTTTAGTAATTGATATGTTCAGATATATTGGAGATACAAGACCTGAAGAACAATTGCTTAATGAATGTAAAACCGATAGAGATTGGTTCCAGAAACATACTTGGACTACAATTCAACATAACAAATGGAGAGAAGAGCATCTTATTCCTGTAATTATGAAGAGAATGAAATTGCCAAAGTATCGTGCAGAACGAGAGAGTTCTTGGTTTATGTTGCAATGGTCATTCAAAATTGAAGACTAAGATTAAATTAACATTTTTTAATTTGAAATTCATGAAATCAATTTACATATTTGCACATTTTTATTTATAAGTAAATATGTAAATTGATTTCATGAATGTTTTTATAGGAATTGATCCATCAATCAACAGTACTGGTATGGCAATAAGAACTGATACTGGTTTCTGTAGATTTTTCATAATAAAAGGAGATAAGCTTACAAAGAAAGAAAAGAATGCTCAATCAGATAATTCTGAAATTTTTGAATACTGTTTATATCAAAAAGAAAATGTAAAAGATACAAACAATGCACATGAGCGTGAACTAGCTAAAGCACATAATTTGTCAACAATTGCAGATACAATATATAATATCATAGAAGAACTATTACAGCAATTCAGAAAAAGCAGTACTATTAATTCAGTAACAATATGTATGGAAGGAATATCTTATGGTTCCATTCATAGTGCAGCTGTAATGGATCTTGCTGGATTGAATTACTTGATAAGAGATAGATTGCACCATCATACTGTTGTTGGTACTCTTCTTGTAACACCACCAGCAGAAATAAAAAGGTTTTACACAGGTTCTGGTAATGCAAATAAGGGGTTAATGATTTCAACATTCAAAGGTTCATTTCCGGATTTTGATTTACCCAAGCTAGACGATATCGCAGATTCCGATTCAATGGCAAAATATGCAAGGGATTGGTTTGAAAAGAACAACTAATGTTTCTATCTTAATAACATGATAAATGAGATAGAATATAATATAGAAAATATAGCAAAAGAAGTACTTGGTGATGATTTTAAGTTTAGAGAGAATCAGCTTGAAATTATTGCAAAGATAGTACGTAATTGCATAGATGAGAAAAATAATCACCAGACTCATTTGGTTCAAGCACCTACTGGTACTGGTAAGTCAATAATCTTAATAATATCTGCATTAGTACTTGCAGAATGCTACAACAAGAAGAGTTTTCTTCTCTGTTCTGATCTTTCTTTGTGGAAGCAATATGATGACTTTATTGATTCACATAAAAAGCTGAAATATAAGATTGGAAGAATAAAAGGATCAGCAAATTATGTTTGTCAGAAAAACAACAAAGAAGTCAATAAAGGAGAATGCAAGATAGCTAAGGTTTCTTGGAAAACTTTGATTAATCCAGAATTAGCCGATGATTGTGGATATGATTGTGCAAGATGGTGCCCTTACATTAAAGCAAGAAAGCAAGCTATGCGATCTGATATTACTATCATGACGTATCAGATGTATTTCAGAGCAGTAGCTGGTCATATAGAAGTAAATCCAAATTCTTGGTATGTTCGTCCTATTGTATTTTGTGATGAGTGCCATAATATTCCTAATTTGCTTCAAGGTTCATATTGTCCACAATTGAGAGATACAAATCTTTCTAAATTGCTGCATATATATGATTATGCAATAAGTTTGAACAATGATATGTTTGCTGATGAATGGCAAGAAGAATTGTCAAGTCTTTCAACAGATATTTCTTGTTCTCATAATCAGTTGAAGGATAATCTTGAAGCTCTGTTCAATTCTATATATGAATGCAATGACAATACTGTTCTTGATAGAATAAAAGAATATGCATATAAGATTAGTATGTTCAATGGTGTTGTAGATAAGATAATGGAAAAACTTTCTGCAAACATTAAAGGAAAGGGTTATGTTTCAAGTACAGAATATGAAGTATATGAAGAATGTGAATGGCAAAAGAGGCATGAAACTATGCTTAAAAATTACTTCAATATTGTTGCTGTAGAAGAAAATAAGGATTATGTTGTTGTAACACCAAATGAACATACTATAGAAATGTTCAACCATAAAACCGGAAAGATTGCTAAGAAGAAGGAAAAAACTATAGACTTACAATGTGCAAAAGAAGATTATATTGCACAAGCATTCTTATTGCAAGGTCCTGAACATGTTGTTATGACTTCTGCCACTATAGGAAATATGGATAGTTTTTCTGAAAACCTTGGTATTGTTGATCCATTAGAGGATAATCTTCCATCATTATTTGATTTTACAAACAGTCCTATATATGTTCTTTCAAGATGGAAAATGAGTCAGAAATTCAAGGATGAAAGTTTTCCACATGTACAATCTGCTACTTATGAACTTTGTAACAGATATAAGAATAAGAAAGGAATAATCCAGACTTGGACTTATGATCTCGCAAAGAAGATATATGAAGAAGCTCCACAGGATTTGAAGGATAGAATGCTTTTGTATAATGATGCAAAAGAAAAGAGAGATTTGATAGATTACCATAAGAATACCGATTCTGATACAATATTAGTTGGCCCAACATTGAATGAAGGTATTGATTTACCAGGAGATGAATGCAGATTCATCATTATGATTAAAGTACAATTTTTATATATAGGTTCTAAATTAATACAAAAGAAAAAAGACATATATAAAGGTTGGTATGAAAATGAAACAATTAGAAATATTACACAAGCTATTGGTCGTGGTGTTAGATATAATAAAGATTGGTGCCAAACTTATATATTAGATGGTTGTTTTGTTCCTTTATATTATCATAATAAAAATTCATTCCCTATAGAAATACAAAAAAGAATAAAAATATATTCATAATTTATGAATGATGAAGATATTAAAAAATGGTGTGGTCAATGGAAAAACATACCATTTAAAAAAATAATAAATAATAATTTATTTCCAGATTATATAAAATATTTAGAAAATAGATTTGATGATACAACAGATGTTAGAGAAAGTTGGTATAGAATAAAAAATAATATTAATGAATCCCCAATATGTCCTATTTGTGGAAATCATATTAAATGGATTGGAAAATATAATAAAACTTGTTCTTCTAAATGTAAGTATACCTATGCAATGAATAAAGCAATAAAAACAAATTTGGAAAAATATGGTGTATCTTATCAAATTGCCTCAGACCATACAAAACAAAAAATAAAAGAAACAAATATAGAAAGGTATGGTGTTGATTGCACCTTAAAATATAATAAAATTAGAGAAAAAATAAAAGAAACAAATATTAAAAAATATGGGTGTGATAATCCATTAGGAAATAAAGATATCATTAAAAAAAGAAAAGATACAATGATTAAAAAATATGGTGTTGACCATAATTGGAAATCAGAAATATTAAGAAAGAAAGCTTTTTATAAAAATTTTGGAGTAGATTCATATTCAAAAACTGATAATTTTAAAGAGAAATTTAAAAATACCTGTATTAAAAAATTTGGATATCCTACGCCATTAAATCAACCTTATGTAAAAGCAAAAGCCCATAATAAAATATCTTTAAATAAAATTTATATATCTAAGAAGAAAAATCATTCATTTGGACAACAATCTAAAGAAGAAAGTATTTGTTATTTATATTTAAGTTTAATGTACCCTGATACTATAAGACAATATAAAGATAGTAGATATCCTTATAATTGTGATTTTTATATACCATGTTTAGATTTATTTATTGAATTTCAAGGATATTGGACTCATGGAGAACATCCATTTAATCCAAATGATATTAATGATATTAATAGGTTAAATTTAATGAAAGATAAATATGGTGAAAATTCAATCTATATAGATATATGGATTAATAAAGATCCTGAAAAACGAAAATGCGCTAAAGATCATAATTTAAATTATATAGAATTTTTTACATTGAATGAATTAATAAATTGGATAAATATGTAATTAATATTAGAAACACAAAAGAGATTCAAATTTTATAGTTAATTAATTTATGAAATCATTACAAGAATATATAGATAGATATGAAGTAAATTATGACAATCCAAGATTTTGGGCTACAACAGAAAGATTGTCAATAGATTGTGAAGATTTATTTGGAAATGTTCCACCTACAAGTAAAGAAATATTTTCCAATACTTGCAATATGATAGAAGAAACTTTGATAATGAGTCATTCTTCATCAAAACTTCAAAATGAATTACAAAAAATATTTAGTAATTTAAAGTTTGAAGATGTAGTTGACAAAACAAAAAACGATAATGCAAAGTCATTCAAAGCTATATTTGATAATGAAAAAGATGCACAACAATTTTATAATCCATTTAGAAAGACAGAAATAGGAAAGAAAATAATCATACTGATGAATTTCTTTAACTATAAGTCATCTTCAAAATCAAAGAATATAGTTGAAGTAGAACCAGTATTTTCAAAGAAAGCCAATGATATAGTTCGTAAGAATCATGGAATTATGTATCATTTATGCGATAAGAAATTTACAGAAAAAATATTGAAAGAAGGATTAAGATGTAAGAACAATATGTATAGGTCAATACCTTCAAGAATATATTTATATTGCTGTGTTGACATTAGAAAAAATAAAAATGACTTCATGGATTTCTTGAAAGAATTGAAGTATGATATTTCAGAATGCGACTTATTGAAAATAGACATAATGAATGATGAAATGATTAAATTCCACAATGTTTCAAATTTTTATGTTGATGACAATATGGAGTCTAAGAATGCAATATACACATACAACAATATTAGAGCATCATGTATAAAGAAAATTAATCTAAATACTATCATATATGAAGGTTTGACAATTCTTGAAAATAATGATGATAGTCCACTTCAAAAGTTCTTCAATAAGCATGGTATTGTGCCTGAAAAGATAAGTTCAAGTTCTAAGGTAAATCAAATTGGATTTTCTGAAAAGGAACAAGCTTGGTACGGATGGAGCCATCGCGCCATCTTTGGGTTCAAAATAGGAGATAAAACTGGGCCTGGTAAAGTTGGATATGAAACATTAAAGCAAGAGAATGGTCCATTGGAAGCTAAGACATTAGATGATTGTAAGAAGATGGCTATTGCTTTTGCTAAAGAAATATCATAGAAATTTTTGAAATTTTAATTAAAAAATCTATATTTATTTTGTAAGTTAATTTTAAAAACAGAATAAATATGGATTTTTTAAATTTTATTAAAGAAAGTTCACCGAAGTTAAATAAGATTCTTAAAACAGAATATCAGAATTATCTTAATTTTCAGAAACCATTAGAATTCTTGAAGGTAGGTCATATATATGAGAGCAATTCTATCAGGTATGGTGTTGGAGGTGTTAGATTCAGATTCATTATTACAGCAGTTGCTCCATTTCTCAAGAAAGGTTGTAACATTACTGATCCTGAACCAATTTATCATATCATTTCATTAGATGAATTAGGTGAATACGACCCAATGGAAGATGATGTTCATTGGGAATCTATAGATAAGATTTATGAAATGGTATTGACAGATGTTACAGATGAATATAAAGATAATGATAAGATAGCTAATTGGATTCACCCAAAACCATTCTGGGAATTCTATTGGGATGTAGATAAGAAACGAATTTTCAAAGTACATACATCAACTTGGTCTTATTCTGATGGTTGTTGGGATGGATACAGATACAAACCAAAGAGATGTCACAGAGCTGAGTGTTATGTACAGCCATTATATGTTAATGAAGTAAATAATACTATAGAATCAGAATGTTCTTATTCATTGATTAGATTAGGTGCTGACAATACATGTTGGTGTGTCGATACTGGAAAGAAAAGAATAGGTGGATGTTGTGATGGAAGATTTGAAGGTAAGTTCAATAAGAGAACTGCTTGTTCAAGGGTAATTGGAGTACCTTACTTCAGAATGCTTGATAAAGTATTTAAGACAAAAGAAATTGAATATGTTACATCATTCAAACCTTATCCATTCACTTCATTGTCACTTTGATTTAATATGAAATATGAAAAAGAAAGTATTATATATCTATGGTTATGGTAGTTCGCCTGAATCAAATACATGCAAATGGCTAAAGAATAATCTCCCAAATACAATTGTATATAGCTTTGAATATGTTCAAACAGATCCGGAAAATTCTATTTCGTATTTATGTTCTTTAGTAGAAGAATTAGATATTGATATTGTGATTGGATCAAGTCTTGGTGGGTGGTATGCTATGCATATTGCAAGTATTTGTTCATTACCAAGCATCCTCATTAATCCTGTAACTGATTCTACATTAGAGCAGGTTGTGGATTATGTTTCAAATCATGATAGTCATATTGTAGAAAATCTTGTAAAGTATTCTGAAGAACATCCGTTATTTGAAACTGATGAATATTGGACTGGTTATCGATGGGATGATGCTGAAGATGGATATTATTCCATATTGATTTGGTCTGATAGTGATGAAGTGATAAAGAGAACAAAAGTATTACCTACAGAGTTTCACAAAAATATTTTGACTAAATATATTGTTCCTAATGGTAAACATCAGTTAAATGATGATGAAAAGATAAAATATGTATTACCGGCATATAATAATTTAATAAATACAATTATTCCAAAAGTCAATAATTTTTATAAAAATACAATGGTTATGCCATGAAGAAATTAACTCAATACGTTGAACAATATATTTGTCCAACAAATAGATTATATATTAAAGAACATTATATTACAGGAACAGATAAAGAATCAGTATCTAAATTAGTGGATAAATACGGGGATGATATGTTTGCAATTATAGAATATGGATATAGAGATATTGGTGGTTGCTCTGGAATTGAGAAGAAAGAAGATATTGTAAATAAAGCAGATTTTGCTAAGCTATACAGAAATGAAGGTAAGATAGTTGCTGTTGCATTGTATGCTGATAAGAGACATCCTAATGCTGGTTCAGATGTTTATTTGAATGACAGAACAAAGAATAGAGGTAGAAAGATAGTTGCTATAGCTGCATCAGAAGGAAATTCTGAATATTTGAAGAAGATATTGACAGAAGATTTCAAGAGAATGGAAAGAAATGTATGGGGTGAATTCTCTTCAAAAGCTGCAACATTTGCATTACGTTGTGGTGCATTACCTATCCCAATAGAGGCAGCAGAAGCTATCATGGATCCTAAGAAATTCTATGATAAGAAAGAAGATGGATATTTCTATACAAGAGATATTAAAGGTCACAAGCATACAAAGATAATGATGGGAAATCATCTTTTCTACAATCATAATGTAGATGAGAAACTTACAGAAGAAGATATTCAAAAGTTTAAGAAACTAGCAATAAAATATGCTGCAGAAGATGAAAAACTAAATCATATTTAACATGACAGAAAATCAATTGAAATATGCTCCTAAATTATTCATATTAGTAATGGGAGCTAATGCTGAAATTTGTAAAGATTTTACATTTGAAGATGAGTTTAATTTAGCATTGGAAACATGGGCTAAAGAGCTTCCAGAAAATGTTACACTTGTATATTACGATGCGGGAGCTTACATGAAATCTGAGTTCAAACAATATAAAGATTATAAAAACGTTTGGCATTTGCATCTTGCTTGTGAAGATGATATGCAATATACATTTAAGAAAACTTGGATGGCATATAGGTTTATTGCAGACAAGTATTCTCCAGATTGGATATTCAGAACTAATACAAGTACTTATATAAATATCAGAGTTTTGAATGATTTCATATTGAATCATGCTGATCCAAAAATCACTTATGGGTCAGATTTATATTCTCTATCTGAAGCTTGTTGCCCTTATCCCCTTTGCATATATCCAAGAGGAAATGGAATTCTTACAAGTAAGGAAGTGTATGATAAGGCAATTATAAAGAATGGTATTTCTTTTGCTTATCAGACCATTTGTGATGATATTGTATTTGGAAATCTGATCAACACTTACAACATCAATGAAGGTAGAAAATATATTGACTATATTGGTGGATTGCCACATGCTTGGTATAAGTGTGTAGACCAAATATTTGACAATAACCATAAATGGAGTAAATATGGTGATTATAATTTGAATTATAATGATTTTGTAACTATTACTGTTAAGAAATATCGAGAAAGAGAGAAGGAAAAAGAACATTATCTTGAACTCCATAAAAAGATAAAATCAGATCATTTGATGAATATTGTAGAAACAATATGGACAAATGAAATGCTTGAATACACTAAAGATCCATCAATCTTTATAGGATCAGTCCTGGGCTATATTGATATTGACAAATGGAAATCTATGGATAAAAATTCCTTATTCCTATATGAGCTTGGACATAAAGCTTCTGATGATGAACAACATTACAAATATAAAGAAATTCAAGGATATAATTTTTTCTAAAAATTTTGAAATGAATATAACAGAAATTTTCAATATTTTAGTAAAACCAAACATTGGTCATACCGTTACAATTAAAAATGCAAAAGAAGGATGGTATGGTGAAAAATTTGTTATTAGTGATGTTACCGGTATTTTAGAGGAATGCAACACGTATAAAGATCATGTTGGTAAAGGACCAATGTCATTTTACTTGAAGGTAAATGGAGATATTTATGATGTAACAGATAGAGATTTCTATTTTCCTATATAAATAAATTCAAAAATATTAAAAATAATTTGAAATAAATAATAAAAGTTCTATATTTATAATGTTAATGAATGTGGAACTTTAATTTTTATGATTATGAATATTTTAAATGTAGAAAAAATTTTCACTGATGCAGTAAATCCAAACATTGGACGTGCTGTTACTATAAAGAAAGTAAATGAAGAGTGGAATGGCAAGGAGTTCATTACTAATGATGTTACTGGTATTTTAGAAGGATGTGAAACCTATACAGATTATGCAAATGATGGTTCAATGTCATTCTATTTGAATGTAGATGGAAATACTTATGATGTAACATATAGAGATTTTTATTTTGTATAAAGTAAATTATAGAAATAGAACATGAAGAATTGTACAGAATTAGATAAGTTCAATCTAGAATTGGTATTGCAAGCAATTTTATGGTATGGTACAGGTTATCATAGTCGTAATACTACTATCAAGATTGATTTGCTAAAGGATATTTTTGAGATAACTACAGCGGAAGATTTGCAGAAGCTATACAATTTGTTAGGTGATAAGTCAGAAAGAATTTATGGTACATGTTTTACAGATGGTACAGTAGAAATGTATCCTATTAAGGAATGTCCTATCTATCTGGTTTCACATGATCCATCATTGACAAATCGTTCTATCATATATTCTTTTAAGGATGACCTTGATGATGCTGGTATTTTTGTTACAGAATTCTTTAATGATTTAAGAGATTATCTATAAATTCTCCAGGATGGCGCCTGGGTCACACAGGGAGCGGAAAAATACTTAGGAGTATATTCAATCAGCTAAGACAATTTTAACGTCCCTGACACAATTTAAGATTAAACTATGAAAACCAAAAAGAGAACCTTCAATTGAAAGTTCTCTTTTCTTTTATATTATTTATATCTTATTTGTTTTCAAGCATTGCAAGTTCTTTGCTTAATGTAGAAAGAATAGCAATTTTTGTAGGATCATTCTTATAAGATTCTGCAAGTTGCTGTATCTTCATACGGCGAGATTCAATCTTTGCATCTTTATTCGCTTGCAGTTGTTCCTGAATTTTGGCATAAGAATCTGGGTCTTCTTTTTTCAAATCTTCATCAATACGAGCTTGATAGTTTTCACGAAGATTGATGTTAGTCAAAGACTTGATTTGATCCAATGCTTCATGCATATATTCAAAATTCTGGCATTCATTACATTTTACTTGTGCACTACGATTCCAAGTCAGTGTAACATTCTTTTTACCTTCTACAATTGTAGCAATACTACCATCTGCACATTCAAGGATCTTAGCAGTATCTACTTCACAAATGTTATCCATTCCTTCTTGTACAGTAGCTACATTTGCTACGATATTCATGAAGTTAGTTTTTGTTCCACCAAACATAGTAGTAGAGAGGTTGTCACAATAAACTTTAAAGTCTACTGTATTGTTGAATGATTCATCTACAATGCCATCCTTCTTAAGTTGAATACCAGATTCAGCAAGAACAAAAGTAAATGGCTTTTCACCAAAGTTAGGAGTCCAAGTAAATACAAGACTTTCATCTACCTTTTCAAAGTTAGGAAGAAGATAGTTGATAGTGTTGAATGTTTGATCTTCACACATCTTATTTTCTACTTTACCTTCTTTGATACAATAAGTAAGTCCATTTACACAGAACCAAGTTTCATCTTCGTTTACAATGGCATAAGACAATGGGTTGATGAGAGAATATTGCTGTGTACGTACTTCATCAACATGCATTGTACCATATACTTCTTTACAAATGTTTCTGAATTCTGGAATGTACTGGATGGATTTTAGTGCTCCAGCCTTAATATACTGTACTACTTCTGATTCATTCATTTCAAGAAGCTTTTCTGCTGTCTTACAACCTTCCTTAGCAATATAACCATAAGGATCATTAGAGTTTTCAATGATCTCACATGCACTTGCAATCTTCCAACTTATCTTGTTTTCTGTTACATACTTCAGAACGGACTCTAAAATAGAAGCAATGCCATTGTCATACTTGTGGTTGCATGCTTCAGATATGAAACCATTGACAAGGCCGTAGCTTGCTGGATTTGTGTAAAGATAGCCACGATAAGATTTCAAGAATTCCTTACCTGACTCGGTGATAGCCTCTGTCATGTTAAGCTTTTCAGCAAATTGAAGGCCTTTAATCAAATTTAGATTCATTTTAGTTTTTGGTATAATTTATTTATGACTATGTTCGGATGAAACCGAAACACTTAATTTCTATTTTATTAAAGTACAAGATTTAATTCTTAGTTGTTTAAAAATAAAATAATCTATGATAAATTTGGATTTCATAATTGATTGCTTGGCTTCATTAAATACTATGAGGAATGATGTTGGGTCTATGAAAAACATCAACATTCTTTCTGATATGATTAAAGAAGCTATATTAGACAATCAAACAATATATATTACAGGAATAGGTAAGCCAGGATATATAGCTCAAAAGAATGCTGCTACATTGAAATCAATAATGGTTGATGGACAATTCATAGATGCATGCTTAGCAGGACATGGAGATTTAGGACCTATTTCAGTTGATAAACCATCTTTGTTGATTGCTATGTCAAAATCTGGATGTTCAAATGAACTTTATGTGTTGTTCAAATATATGAAACAATTACGACCAAAATGTAAAATTGTAATGATTTGCATGTCAAATGAAATGCAATTGAATAAAGTAAGGTCATGTAAAGATATTGATTTTATTTGCCATATAAAGACAGATCCAGGAGAATTGGATGGATTTGGAATTGTACCAGCTACATCAAATATAATATTTGAAGCAGTAATGTCCACAGCTATATCTGGTGCATTCAAATCAGAAGAGCTTGGCATAGTAAATATGTGTGAAAGATTACAAAAGAGCCATCCATCTGGAACATTGCAATCAAAAGTTACTAATCTTTTGAATACCTTAAAAACTAGTCTATATTAATATTTCAGATATTAAAATAAATAAGTTAATATTAATAAAATACGCTATTGATTTAAAATTAATGAAAATGAAAAAGAATTGTTTATTTGTTGTTCAGTCACATTATCCAGAAAGTCATTATATGGAGCTTAACTTAGAGTTAGTTTTTCCATTCTATTTGGTCACAGATGGAGAAAAAACTATAATTGAGAGAAAGATTGATGAGTTGCTTAATAAATATGATGGTGATATTTATGTTTATGAAGCATTTCATGAATATGCTGAATTGCTGAATTCATTTCTTTGTCATAATAGAGAATCTTATGATAGAGTGCATGTAATTTCTGAAATTGACCGAATGGGTGATTTGACAAAAACCTTTTCTATTGAATGTTGGGATAAAGGTATTAGAGAAGAATTTGACCAAAAGAAATATCTTAGGGATTTGTCAACCAAAAATACATGCAGATATTTCAATCAAATTAAAATTGAAGATGATAAAGTAATTAAGATTGCGAAGACAGAAGATGCTATCAAATTACAAAAGATTGAAAATGATTTCTATGACAGATATAGCAATATACCATGTTTGTGTGGAAAACAAGGATATGATGAAAACAAACATGAATTGATTTTAAATAAAATTGATGGAATATCAGCACAAGAATGGTATTATAAAAATGGTGATTTTAAGAAGTTGATTTCTAATGTAATCAAAGCTTTACATACTATTAATGATGTTGATATAGATGTAGATGATGAAGATGAAGATATCAGAAGAGCATTCTACAGTGAATTAATTGGAAAATTATATACCAGAGTAAATCCATGTAAGAAATTGATTGATTATTTCATTGAAAAAACTGAAGTAAGGTCCATTGATTACATGCCAATTACAACACATTTTAATGTATTGATGGATGCATTAAAGAAATGGTATGAAAATAATGAAATCAATTTCAATGCATGTCTTTGTCATGGTGATCCAAATACAGATAATACAATGATTGATAAAGATGGTAATGTAATCTTTATTGATCCTCGTGGATATTTTGGAAATCTTAAGACAATTGGATTAGGAATGGCAGAATATGATATTGCAAAATTCTGTTATGGACTTAATGGATATTCAAGATTCAATAGTGCTCCTTATGTAACAATTGAAGAAATTGATTATTCCGATGGTATGAATCTTAAATTGGAATATCCAAACGGAGATTTTTCTTCAATTACTCAAATTGATTTGGATGATATGCCAATTGATACAAATATAAAGATTATTGTTGGTATTATTTGGATGAAATTGACTTCATATATCATAAATGATCCAATGAAGAGTGTAATTGCTTATCTTTATGGGAATGCAATTTGTACAAAGTATTTGAAAGAATTAAAATATATAAAGTAATGAACATCACTTTCAGTTCTGTTCAAGAAATAAAGTTAATGAACATCACTTTCAGTTCTGTTCAAGAAATAAAGTTAATGAACATCACTTGGTTCTGTTCAAGAAATAAAGTTAAAATAAAAATTGGGACATACTCATTAATGAGCATATCCCAATTTTACTCCAACCGCTGTTAAAATCAATCTACTTGTCATCAAGCTACCTAATGGACCCTTCAAATCGATTCCAAGAACATTAGCAACAGCTTTCATTATTGTAGGTCCAACAGTAAAAGCTGCAGCACCAGCAAATAAACCAGTAAAAAGTCCTTCTTCTATTGGCTTACCTTGCTCTTTAGATTCTTGTAGTGATTTAATAATGTCATCATAAACTTGAGATTCATTTATAGGTTTCTCAAGATATTCATTTATTTGTTTCATTACACTTCTATGATTAATCTGAAATTATATCATTTGTTGTTTTCTTTTTCTTGGAATCCTCTGTTACCATTCCTTCACAATAAGTGTGAATTTGGTTAGTTTGATTACATGGTACCTCCGTTATTACTGTTTCCATTGTCTTTATTGTCATTATTTTTGTTTTCTTCAGAATTAGTTGATTTAGCTTCTGCTTTCATTGATTTGATAATATCAGCAATCTTTGGACCTTTTGTCTTGGACCATCCAGATGATTGATATCCATAAGGTTTCAAACCATCTAACAAGAAACTGAAATCAGATGAAAATTCTGTTATCAAAACTTTACAAGTAGAATCAAGTTGTTTAGTTAATGTTGCTACTTTGGCTTGTGTATTTGCAACACATCCGGCTATAGTAGTTGGTATTAAGAAACCTCCATCAAAGAAACTGTCTTTTGCTTCTTCTTGACCCGACATGACTTTAATCCAACCTTTTACAGTAGTTTCAAATGCTGGCCATTGTTTGAATGTACCGGCATCACCTTTTACTGATTTATTTTTATTATCTTGTTGATTTTGGTCATTATTTTGCTGATCATTATTCTGATTGTTATTTTGTTGATCTTCTGCTTCTAAAATTAAATCACTTAAACTTTTCATCCTTAATGTTCTGTAAGTTTATTAAAAATAAATTAATATCTTCTTTATTGAAGAGTTCAACATAATTCAAATTGTTCTTCTTTGCTGTTTCTCTTTTCTTTGGGTCTCTATCAATCCAAGTCTGTATTGCATTATTATAATATTTTGTATTCTTAATTTTCCATTTTTTTAATATTTCTTGATCTTCTTCAGAATTATAATCAAATGGATGTTTTCCATGGGTCCAAGAACCTTGAAATTCTACAAACATGTCTAATTCTGGTATATAAAAATCGCAATTCCAAGGATATCTATCATCTTTATTATATTGAGCAATTACTGATGGGAAAATTAATTTTATTTCTTTATATAATTTATTTTCTATTTTAGATGTATTGAATGTATGGTTTTTTCTTTTTGTTTCATTTATTTTATCTTGCATTTCTTTAGAAGACATTAATTTTGACATATAATCAGAATATTCTTCTGTTTTACTATAACTATATACTCCATACTTTTTTAAACAAGTTTGTTTAATTTTTTCCTGGACACTATCTATTTTAAAAGAACAATCAACCCCATATCTTTCTAAACATGTTTGTTTAATCTTTTCTAATGATTCCTTTGAGCCTCCTCCATTTGTTAACCCATATCTTTTTAAACATGTTTGTTTTATTTTTTCTAGAGCTTGTTCTGAGCCTCCTCCATTTGTTACACCATATTTTTCTAGACATGTTTGTTTGATTTTTTCTTTTACTACATCTGCTTGTGAAGAAAATTCTACTCCATATTTTTCAAGACAAGTTTGTTTTGATTTTTCTCTAAATTCTTTAGATTGTAAAATATATTCTACTCCATATTTTTCCAAGCAAGTTTGTTTGATTTTTTCTTTTACTATATCTGCTTGTGTAAAAAATTCTACTCCATATTTTTCTAAGCAGGTTTGTTTGATTTTTTCTTTTACTTCAGGAATATTTAAATTGCTTTCTACACCATATTTTTCTAAACATGTTTGCTTTGATTTTTCTCTATTAGTATAATGTTCTACACCATATTTTTCTAAACATGTTTGCTTAGCTTTATCTTTAACTTTATTTGATTGTTGAGCATATTCTACACCATATTTTTCTAAGCAAGTTTGTTTATATTTATTTAATCTATTTAATGAATATCTACATTTATTTGAACAATAGGTTTTCCACATTCTCGAAGGTTTACCTAAAAATTTAATAGGTTTACCACAGTTTTCACATACAGGTCTTACATCATATCCAAAATTTATTCTATATACAGTTTCTTTTAATGATTGACTATCATTATATCTATTAATAAGATATTCATATATTTCTTTTGGGAAATGTGTTTTTTCAAAATCTAAAAATTTCTTTGTATATAACTTATTTAATTTTGTAAAGAAATATTCTTTTATAAAATTATCATTAATTTTGTTCTCCATATTTTTATATGCATTTAATGGTATCTAAATTCAATAAAGAAAATAGATACCATTAAATTTTATTTATCTTTATTTAATTAAAAATAAATAATCAGAACTTGTGGCCTCCTCGAAGGGATTGATTCTTCATTTGCTCTCGGATCATCTTCTCACAGAGCTTCAATTCTTCTTCATTTTCAGCATTTTCATAAATCCTCGAGCAAGTAATAAATGACCTTATACTCACTTCAATTGGTTCCTTATCTTCCACTAACTTTTCAAGGAAATTCATTGCTTTAGCTTTAGATGTCATAGAAAGATGCTCTGGTTCAATCTTTGGCATCAAATCTCTTACAATACCAAGCAAATCTGATACAGAGAATTCAAGTGATTGGGTGAATGCTCTATTTCGTAATGCTGTATCAATTTGACCAACATTATAGTTTGTGATTACAATAACACCACACTTATTATAATGTGACTTAGGAACTGGTGTACCTTCATCATCTTTAAGTTCTCCAGAAATCTTATATGATACAAGACGACCTTCATCATCTGCTGTTGAATCAAGAGCAGCTTTAAGAATGTTAATGCTATCTTCTGGTGCCTTTGGACCTACTAATGAGTCGGCATCATCAATAACAACAATATCACCTTTACCTTTATTGTTATAAAGTGTTAAATAAAGCTGACGTGGAGAACACTTACCTTTAATTACATTATCACCAGTCATAGTATATCCAGCGGCTTTCAACTGTTGCATAATACGATAAGTCTTACCAACACCAGGTGCACCGCAAAGAATTACAGCAGGCTGAATTCCTTTTATAACCATCTTAACATACATCTGCATTTCTTTGAATGCTGTCTTAGGATCTGACTTAGCTATCTCAATTTTCTTTTGTACTTCTGCAGCACCAGGAATACTAGATGATACTGAAACATTTTTCTTCACAGAACATTCAAGATCTTCCAAAGATGTTGTACCACCTTTGATGGCATTCAATATTTGACGATATTCTTTATAGAGGGCTTTACCAACATCTGGATCAGTATTTGCTTTCATCTTAGCATATACTTCTTTCTTACGATCTTCAAGTTCAGTCTCATTAATCCACTGATAAGATTCTCCAACTTTCTTATATTTGTGTCCAAGATTTAAATGGAATTTTTCAATAACCTTATCTTCAGAAATTCCTTCATAAATATGATATTTCTGTGCACCAAAATACATATCCCAAGAAACACATTCATTCTTAGTATCATATACTTTACGTCCAAGCTTTACTGCTTCTTCTGATGAAATATCAAACTTCCCACTGTTTATTACATTTGCAATTACTGGAATATAATAAACAATACTGGCACCCATCATCTTAATCTCAAGCTGAGATTTAACACTACTCATAGCCTTTGTACCACTATCATTCAAAAGGAATTGTGCGGTATGTTCTTCATCAAAGAATATAGTTGAATATGGTACCATAGATTGGCCGCTTTTCAAAAAGTTAATACCAAATATTAATGCAATCTTGTTAACTTCTTTATTGGAAACCATATAAATGACTGTACTGCAATCATTACCATCTACTTTTAAATCATATATACCCAAAGACCATACATGTCCTATGGTAATTTCTTTCTTCAATATGTTGAGAATTGTCTTCTTTGCTTTATTATAATCTTTCTCTTTAAATGCTTCATTCATCCATTGAACATTCTCATTCATCATATCTTTATGTTTTACAAAATCTAAAAATGACATATTTTATTTTACATAATTTGATTTTTTATCTTTAACAATTTCATAATTGTTTCCTTTTTCTGCATCTGACACAGCCTTTTTAGCTTGAGCTTCAGTGTCACAAACAGTAATGATAGTACCATTATCTTTGTCTTTTACAACGAATACTTCAGCTTCTTCTTCAAAAACTAAAGCATCGTTTAGTGATTCTAATAAACTTTTCATTTTATTTATTCTAAATATATCTTTATAGATAAAAATATGATTTATTTAATAGCACCACTATCAAATTTTCCATTTTTCATTCTATTTAAAGCAGAACCTTCTTTATCAGGATAACTGCTTGGTTTAGAACCTTTTTCTTGACCTGCTTTATCTGTTTGTGGCATTTCTCCTCTAGACGGAGCATTGTCTTCTGGATAGTTGTTTATCTTTACATTCCAAATATTATCACAGATAACTTGCAATGCTTTCTTTCTTATATCTTCACCTTTATCTGTATCAATGTTCATTTTCTGTAAGAATATTTTAGCAGGTTCTTCTTGTAATTTATCATCTACATATTCATGAATCTTTTCTCTATCCCATTCTTTATCATATAAATTAGGACCATTTGTCTTTCCTGATGGTATTTCAGGATCTTCATCTCTAATTGCTAAAGCTGCAGCAATATTACCTTGTACAGCTTTCAACATTTGGATAGGGCTTATATCAGCATCATAATCAAAGCATACCATCTTTCCTTCAGGATTAATCATAGCACATTCTGACCACCGATGATGTCCATCTATAACATAATTACCTCTAAACGTTACTAATGGCATGCCAGCAGTAATTATTTCATCTTTAAACAAATCTTTCATATTGTCAGAATTAGTAAGACTATGTTTTACAGATTTATCAACATCTATCTCATTTTGGGTTGGTCTCAATTTTAATGGCTTAATAAGCTTTACTTTAAATACAAACTTTGTATCTCCTAAATCACCACCAAAACCATCCTCAAGCAAAGTCTTAGCTTTTGGATCATCAAGCATTTTGTTTAGTATCTTTACATAGTCTGGATATTTCTTTCCTTTAAGCCACTTTTCTAATTCTTCTTTACGTTCTTTATTAGAATGAGTTGTTCTTGCATTCTCAAATATGTAATCTTCTAATCCTACCATTTCTATTTATTTATCAAATCTGATTTTGTCTTTTCTGTCCAATATTCAGAATTGTCATATATTTTCTTTATAATCTTTTTATTTCCTAAATATTCAAACAGTTCATAATTAAAATATAGATAATGATCTTTGTCATTTAATTTTTCTGATTGGAATCGTATAGTACATATATTATCACTAAGCTTATCTACTATTGCAAGTACATATATCTTTTCTGTATTTCCATCTATGTATGAATACCTATATGAATAATGTCTCAATTCATTCATATCATGTTTCTTACACCCATAAAATATGATATCAAGCAAATTAGAATGTACTTTCTTATTGATTAACGGGAAACTTACTTTATATATCAATGGGTCTAAATAGATAGATTTCAATTCTTCAACTTTAGAATTTACTATTGTCTTATCTTCTGATCCTAAAATATCTTCAGATAACCCTTTTAACGTATCTATTACTGGTATACCTAATGGCTTAGAAAATTCAATTAGATTTTTCCAATTCACAACATAAGTAATATCTAATCTTTTTATTTGCTTAGTATATCTTTCAAAATAATCATTTTCAAATATCTTTTCAGAAACTTCTAATTCTATCAAAAGATCGTTCTTCTTAAGATTTTCTATTTGTTCTTTCCAATAGTCATCTATATTATCTAAATCTCCTACAAACAACAGATATCCATCAAGTTCTTTAAGATTATCTGATATTTTATAGCAACAATCTTTAGCAGTATTATTCAATAATGAATACTCTACTTCATTTATTGATTTGTAATAAAGATGTATTGCTGTGAAATTTATTTTATCAGAAGTATCTCCAATAGATGAGTTTTCATTTTTTATTCTTTGCCATACATCTCTATTTACTAAAACTGGTGATGATTTTTTCAGTTCTTCTACTGTCATAACATTCAATATTTATATATTTTATAAGAAGAAGAACTGTATTGGCTCTACTTGTTGTTGGGTCATGTCATCATAAGTCATAGTACACTTATGAATGATTGGCATTTCTAGATTTGTTTTAAGTCTTATATTTCCAACTTCATCTAATCCAATCATATCTGACTTATCATATATTGTTCTTACATCAACATAACTTAAATCTTTAGATGATGTAAAATGAAGTTCCTTCTTATTCCAATAACCTCTGTATCTAGCTATCTCATCTGCTTCTGATATGAAATCTAAGTCAAAGCTAAGTAATCCTGTGGTATTTTCTATAACATACGATATCAATTCAGATTTACTTATGAATAATGTATCTGTTGGTAATGACATAAAGTAATTAGATATTACATTAGTTATGCTATTCTTTATAGAATCTTTTATTGTGGATGTCGATAGCTTTACATAACACATGATAGAATATCTTCTTATTATTGGATCTACAAAAGTAAGGGAAGTACCAACAAAAGCTTTATTTGATTGTTCTAAAGCCTGAATAATCATAGACTTTTGATTATCAGTCAATAGCATAGATTCTTTACTTAATTTCAAATAATCACTTGGAGTGGATAAATGATCTTTGAATTTAGAAAATGCAATACAAGTTATTTTTGTAGAATTTCTGGATGACATCAAATTGAATTGACCAACAAATGAAAATCTCTTTAAGAACATTTTGAAATTGTCTTCACTTGCCAATACTAAAGATCGAGAATTCATACCAACTAATTCTTTTACATTTGCAATAGTATCAGCATCTGTACCTCCACATATATAACTTGTTATTGTGATATTTAGCAAATCATTAGCTTCTACTAAATCTCCAATAGAATTTCTTATGGAAGATTTGAATTTCAAAGTAACATCATCTGATGGTGAAATATTTCCAAGACTTCCATCATGTGATATGTATTTTACAGTTATTTGATCTCCTTCATTCAAATTATGACCATGATATCCATTACCAAACATAACAGAGAATCCACCATCATACCCATTCTTGACAACACAACTATGTTCATCTTCTATCATATCATATAGGCAACTTGATATTGACCATCTTTCTCCATTCACATATACTTTCATGTGATTGATATCATACAAACTGTTTACTTCTGCCTCTATTGTTTCCAATGGTTCTCCTTTAGCTGTAGCTGTTGCTCTTTTCCAAGTACCTTGTAAAATAGATATAGAATGTGTTACTAATGGTTTGCTCATATCTATTACCATGGAATCAACTGGTAAGTCAACAGAATATGTTACTCCACTAGAATCATTCACTAATTGACATTCATCCTCTATTACTATCTTATCTGTTGAATTGGATATCTTATTAGAAATGAGCACAGTACCTGAAGCAGCAGCTCCATAATATGCATCATATCCACTTATTTTTGCTAAGCTGTATATCGACTTCTTTCTAGTAGCAGTAAATATATTCTGTTCTGTCATAGCATCTTCTATGTAGAACATCATATTTTGCATGACACCCTTTATTCCTTCTAATACGGATCCAAATATTGATGATTGAGAATATGCTTGTCCTAAACCACCAAATGATTTGTTGAGAAAATCCTGCATGGTTTCAGAAAAATTCTCATAAGATGTCTTTAATATTTCAAATAGTCTCATTTATCTGTATTGATATTTCTTTTCTTTAACTAGATTACCAGTATTCGGTGTTTTTAAACCTATCTTAACTTCATATATGTCACGTAAAGATCCTTTTATGACGTTTACTTCTATGCTTACATTCAACTTATTGCACCAATAAGTATTTTCTATTATCTTTCGTTGTATATATGATTGTACTTCCATAGGAGATGGAGTCATTTGCCATAAGAACTGTTCCATGTTTACCCCAAATCCAGGGTTTCCTAAAACCTGAGTACAATTAGTTCCAAGCAGCAAATCTAATTCTTGTATGGCGGCATCATAAGGTGATTCTATTACTTTGCTATTATCTAATGCAAGATCTATTTCCATTCTTATTCTATAGTATAATTTCCAGTAGATATGTATTCATTTTCAGAAGTCAGAATATCATATTTTCCAGTTGCTTCATTTATAAGCTTAGAATTTATATTGAATATTACAAATGAAGATGTTCTTGAACTTTCATGCCACTTGTTTTCTCCTATTGACAATATGAATTCATCTACTTTGTTTACATAAGAAGATAATGATATTCCAATATTTTGTGACATGTTTGAACGCAATACTATATTCTGCAACTCTTGAACTTTAAAAAATATTGGTTTGTAAATTATTCTTGGTTGAACAGAATTCTTTTGTATTTGCTGTTTGCCATCATTATTCTTTACTATGCGACAATTCATATTGCTTATGAAGTTGAAATTCTCTTTATTCATATCATCAATATCTGTTTCTTTTTTCTTTATAGACAATCTAGTATACTGTTGTTCATTTATTGTATATTTCAATTTGTCTTTGGTAAATAATACAGTAGGAGAAGAACAGTTCTTACCAATAGCCCTGTCTTCCATTATGAGTCTTACATAAACATTATCTGGTACTTGTGACCATTTAGAAAATAGGTCTTTCATAGGAAACAAAAAGTCATCAACCCTATCAGAATATGATATTTCTTCATGTATTATGTTTTTTGATAGATAGTCAGAAGAAACAATACATGTATATTTTACCATTTCTAAACTATCACCTAAAATTTCTTTCAAATCTTCATAATCTTTAGCCTTTTCTGATAATAGCTTATATTTAGAAAAGTCAGTACTATATATTCTTTGCCAAGCAGATTCTATAGAAGAGAATGATTTTGGATAACAAAATCTGCCAACTACTGATATTGTACCATCTATAAATTCAAATGATGCTTTTATTGACATTTTAAAGTCGTCGACAAAATAACAAGAAGCTGGTTTAGCATATTTGTTTATAGTGAATATTCCATTATCTGATATTGATTTCCATGGATATAAAGTTATGTTTAATGAAATCATTTCAGGAATGGAATATGGATTTTCAACATACTCCTTCATTTCTGTTCTATCATCTTCCTTATGATATTTCCAATAATGCAACAGTAAGTTCATATCTGCTAATTGAATACATCCATTTTCTGGATTTTCTAATTCCTTATATACTTGGTAATCTGTATCTTTATGAATGGTTCTACCTAAAACATTAGTTTCTTCAGCATATTTTATCTTATCTTGTGAATATTCATTTCTAAATATCAATGATGGTTCTTCTATATATGTAGAACCATATAAAACATCTCTAAAGTCAGGAATTTCTATTTCAAAATACTCATTGTATATATCCTGATTTAATCGTCTTTCTTTACCAGTATGTTTATCCTCATGTTTTATCATATCACAATACCAATGGATATGTAAAGAGTTTACCCAGCTATCAACATACAATATCATATCACGATTCAAATCAGTTGTTGGATGCCATATTCTAAGCTTTATTGTTTTAACATTCTTTATATATAGATCTTCATCAAGCAATCTACTATATGAATATCCACTCAATGTAGAATTATGTTCTGGAATTGAATATTCATGTTTAATAGATTCAGAAAATGCATCAGAATTTGTTGACATCAATGGAATTCCTGTTGTATTAGTAGATGGCCATATTTTAGGGATATCCCTATCTATTGGTGCTAAGTATATATCTGTATCTATGGTCATGTCATTTATGACATCAGTATTTCTGAATGCAACATATTGTTTGGTAGAAATTATATTAGAATCAATCATTTCTACTAAATATTTATCTCCATTTATTATGATTGTGTTGCTTTTCATGTAAGTTAGATATATGCTTAAGTAAAAATAAGTTCACTTTATTAATATTAATTTAATTATATAACACAAAATATTGAAATTAACTCAAATAAAGTACTATATTAAATTATAACATTATTTCTAATATATGAAACTTAAGCTAACACAACAAATTATCATAGGACAGAAGCATGAGAATTATGCTTCGCTTGATAGACTGTGTTGGCTTTCTAAGAATCTTTATAATCAAGCTTTGTATCAGATAAGACAGCAATATAGTAAAGACAAGACTTATCTCAATTACTTTGCTCTTAATAAGAAACTATCTGATACAAAGCAAGTAGATTATACTAGCTTACCTTATGTTCAATGTAGCCAACAAATACTACGTTTAGTGGATAAGACATATACTTCATTCTTCAAAGGAATTAAGTCAGCCAAGAACAAAGGAAAGAAAGTCAGACTTCCTAAGTATAAAGACAAAGAAAATGGAAGGTATGTATTTGTATATACCAGTCAATGCATCAAGGTAAAGGATGGCATTCTAAGACTTAAAGTGAACAAGACTGATTTCATTTACTTTAATTGTGACAAGGAAGATGTATGCCAAGTAAGGATAGTACCTAAAGGAAATCATATAATAGTAGAAATAGTATATCAAGTAGAATATGAATTAAAAGAAGATAATGGAAATTATGCTAGCATAGATCTTGGAATTGACAATATAGTTGCTTTAGCTTCTAACTCAGCCCAATCTGTTCTTTACAATGGAAGACCATTGAAAGCAATAAATCACTTTTACAACAAGAGAAAAGCTGAGTTGCAATCTAAAGTAAAGGTTAAGTCAACTAAGAGAATAAAGCGTTTGAATGGCAAGAGAAACAGAAAAGTAAAAGACTTCATGCATAAGCTGAGTCATGCTATAGTATGTTACATGGAATCAAACAACATAAATACATTGATTGTAGGAAAGAATGTTGGTTGGAAAGACAGTATCAAGCTAGGGTATGTTGTAAATCAAAACTTTGTTTCAATACCATACAATATGCTAATACAGATGATAGAATATAAGTGCAAGCTAAAAGGTATCACATTCATTGTAGTGAATGAAGCATACACTTCAAAGTGCAGCTTTATTGACAATGAAAAGATTTGCAAGCACAAAGTATATGCTGGATCTAGGATAAGAAGAGGATTGTTTGTAACAAAGAATGGACTTAGACTGAATGCAGATATAAATGGTGCTTTGAATATAATGGTACTAGGTTGTACTAAGATAAATGTAAAGCGTGATGCTCTAGTAATAGAGCCAGCGAATATGAGGTTTGTAGTGAACCCAATTAGATTGACTTTAAGTCAATAGAATGAAATTTTATTTGAAATTTATTTGTTTTATACTATATTTTAAGTGTAAATAAATGAATTCGTATTAATAAAATACACTATCATCAATTGAATATCTTTTAAGAGTTCACCAGGAACAACAAAAAATGCTTCAGACATATAATTTATAGTCTAAAGCATTTTCCATTCCCTGACCGCTCCAGGCGCTATTCTAGGGAATCTATCATTATGAATCTATTGATACTACTAATGGGGCACCAATAGTAGATGGAGCAACAGTTATTTCATCTTCTGGCCTTGGCAATACACCTAAAGAAATGAGTTTTCTGACTAAATGATCTGTCTTTTCTCCTAAAGCATCTGTATCAATATTCTTTATTCTGAAGAAGTAATTGAAGTGTGAATAGTCAGATAATTGTACTCCATAAAGATAAGAAGTATCAAACCATTTTCCTGCACCTGCATATATACCACAATGATTCAATATAGTAGATTCATTCTTTACACCTATATCACCAGGTTTAAGATCATCAACAGATATTCTTTCCCAATCATTATCACTGAATAAAGTGAAGAAGTCAACACACATGTTAGGTGTCTTTACATTCAATGCCTTCTTCATTACATATTTGATATATCCAGAGCAATCTAATCCATATTCTGGTTTGTCTTTACCATGTATCTTATAGAAAAGACCTGGTTGCATAAGCAAGCAGTTGTACATTACTTCTTGTCTCTTGCTAGATACAAGTGACCAATCATGTTCCCAAAGTTCAAGAATAGTATTTTTGTCGTATGATGTAAAGCATCTGCCTTTGTCTTGACCAAATTCAAATTCATCAGTATGATAGATAGCATTCTTTTTCATGTATGCTTCTATCTTATCTATCACAATGTCAAACATATTATGCTTGATTTGTTGTGATATTCCTTGTACACCAGGACTTGAATTATATTCTATTACAAAGTCACCATCAGTACAAGCCATCAAGTCAATACCAACCCATCTGCATCCAGAAAGCTTAGCAACCTTCAATGCAATTTCTTTTTGTTTGTCTGTCATCTGATATTCTTCTGTCTTAGCTCCTAATGAAACATTGCTTCTAAAGTCACCACTTATCTTATCACGTTTCATACAAGCAAGTATCTCATAATTAGCACCATCGACAGAGAATGCATGTACACGAATGTCACCAGTATTCTCTTTATACTCTTGTATGATGAATTCTGCTTCTTTATCTACGGCAAACATAGCCTGCAATATTCCTTCTACTTCATCATGATTGCAGATGAATACGCCAATACCAAGACTACCATTCAGTATCTTTACTACATACTGTCTGTTTTCTTTCAGTTCATTTATGTTCTCATTATCTTTATAGATAGAATCAAGCATCTTCCAGAAACTTTCTCTGGTATCATGGCATTCTGTATTCAAGTCTTCCATCAATTCTCTTGTTATCAGTACATACCCAGGTTGTGGAATATTCTCTTTAGCTAATAAATTAGATGCAAGATACTTGTCAGATGCCATAATGATTTCATCTATAGTATTCAGCATGAAGAAACCTTCATATTCAAATGCTCTCATCAACCCAATATAGTTTTTCTTATTGTCATCATTAGCTTGACCTTGGAATATGATAGTATCGTGAATGTTAGAATGCTTCAATGAGAAATGCATGTCTGTTATATCATCATCTATAGATATGATATGATTAGAATAAGTAAATCGTACTGTTGCTTTGTTAAGCCATACAAGATTCAGCTTTCTTTTATGACAGCAAATAGTCAAGTAATCTTGATAAGACCAATCTTCTTCTTTTTCTTCTACTGCTTCATCATAGCTCTTTACTTTCTTTTCTCCGACATAGAAGCATATTACATTCTTTATCTCTAACTTAGTATCATTTTTCAGAAGCGTCATTGCTTCATTGATGTTCTTATATTCTTTTTCCATTTTATTTACAAAGTTCATTTATAGCTTCTACTAACTTTTCAAAGAACTTACAATTAGTTTCTTCTATGTTAGGATCATTGATAGGAGAGCTTGGTCCTGGTGCACCATTCAACTCTACTATTATAGTGTTGCCATTTTGTAATGGCAACATATCTACACCACACCATTCAAGACCAGATGCTTTAGCTGCAGCTAAAGCCAACTTTTCTTGTTCAGAAGTCATCTTGTAGTCATCTTCCATATCATTACCAAGACTGAGATTAGTTCGGAAATCTTTTCCTTTCTTTCTCATGATAGAAGACAATATCTTTTGCTTTCCATTCAATGTAAGTACATGGGCTCTGATATCACCATCTTTTATTTCTTGAAAGTCTTGTATAAGTATTGGGCAGCTTTCCTTTAACTTGAACAAACATTGCAATATAGATACAATATTTTTACCACGACAGCAAAACACGCCTTTACCGCCATGTCCATTCAGAATCTTACAAACATATTTTAATCCATCATCTAACTTGCCATAGAGTTGCTTTAGCTTTTCATCTAGCTTCTTATGATCTTCTTTATCTATATCACCAGAAGTTGCAAGTACATATTTTGGTTGTGGAAGTTCAGCTTTTGTCAAGAAACATGCAGTTGCATATTTATCAGATGACATAGCTACTGCTTCTGGATTGTTCAATATCAGTATATCTAATTCTTGTATAGCATCAAGTAAAGCTGATATCACTTCCTTAGTATATCCACTACGCATCAATACTACTGTGTTCTTAGAATCTGCTTTAGTAAGTACTACATCTGGTAAGTCTTTCTCACCACTATATATATGTACTTTATCATCTTTAAAAGAAAAGTTGAGCTTAGTAGGATCTGCATATTCTACTTTTATCTTATCTCTCTTAAGCATCTTTACAGAATTCAAGTAAAGTTCACCTATTAATATTATTCTTTCTACTTTCTTAAGCTTAGTATGATTTTCTACTTTACTGTTACTGTTCTTCTCTACTATATATTCTATAGATTTCAGTTCAGTAATGTAGTTTGTTCCGTTGTACTTCATTTCAATTTGAATTAATCTTATATAAGTAAAAATACTTTTGAAAAGTTTATGCATACTTTACTATATTGTAAATATGTTCTTAGCAGTAAGAGAATGTCTATTAAAGAAGGAAATGGAATGTCATTGACAGAAACATTTTATCCTTATTATGAAATGGAATTTACATTTAATTAATATATGGAAATAGTTGGATTTATCTTAGTAGGAATACTGATAGGTGCATGTTTGATTAGTTTAATTTCATTATGGATATATCATCAGTTATGTCCAAATTATATTGAAAGAGAAACTGGGGTAATTTGGCACCTTAAAACAGTAGCAGCAGATGCATTTTCTGGTAAAGCAGTTTATATAATGCAATCTACTAAGACAGCAGAAGTATTAGCAATGAATATGCAAGATTTTAACAACAGGTTCAGACAATAGTTTGAACCTGTTTTAGTCTAATTACTATATTATCATTAATAAGTTTAATTAAAAAGAAAGAAGTAAATATGAGTTGGAAACCTAATTTTGATTACAGTAACAAAAACATGAACTTTTATAAAGTAGGTTGTAATTTCGATCCTAAATTGATTGATGTTGCTGTAGAGTTGAATAAGAAATATAAGGATAAGTCACAGATTGTAGAATTCTTTGGATCTGATGCAAGTAATGAAGCAGTAACTGCAAGACCAGGTTGGAGATTGCCTGATATTGATAAAGAATTCTTTGCAAATTATGTAAAGAAGTTGAAGGATAACAATATTGCATTCAACTATACAATGAATTCAATTCAACCTTATGGTTCAAAGATAGAGATGTTGAATCATAAGAAGGATATTCAGGATCTTGTAAAATGGCTAGAAAACATTGGTGTATACAGAATTACTGTAGCAAATCCAATGATGGCATTGTTTATTCGTGAAGTATCTGATATCAATATTGAAGTTAGTTGTATTGCTCATATTGATGCTGTTACCCAGATTAAATATTGGCATGAAGTATTAGGAGCAGATAAATTCTGTGGTAATTTGATGAAGAATCGCAATAAGAAGTTTTTGGAAATTGCACAGAAATATTGTGATGAGAATGGAATGATTCAGGAGGTACTTTGTAACGAGTTTTGTTATGTGGCAGGTGAATCAAATAGTACTGCTTATGCTGCACCTTGTACATTTAGAGATTCTTGTTATCTTTGTCATGCAACATGTTCTAAGAAAGAAGACAGTTTGGCATACAACAATTATCCAATGGGTTATTGTATGTCTGCACGTGGAAAGAATGCACAGAATTGGTTGCGTTCTAGATGGATTCGACCAGAAGATCAGAAAATTTATCGTTCAATTGGTGTCAATTACTTTAAAGTAACTGGTAGAACTGGTAGTACAGCACTTTTAGAAAGAACTCTTGAATATTATATGTCTGAGAATTTTGATGGTAATCTTCTTGAATTGTGGAAACCATTACAAACTATCAGAGATGGTGGTGATGATACTAAATTCAAACATACAGAAAATATTCCAAATAAGAAACTTGATGGATTCTTAGACCATTGGTTTGCAGGAGATGGTTTTGAATGTGAGAATGAACTTTGTGGTACTACATGTAAGTATTGTGAGAATTGGTGGAAATCTAACAAGTTTAATGAATTGAATAGTTAAAAATGGTAAATGTAACAAATAAAGATTTGAAACTTATCCAATCATGTAGAGCAGAAATTACAAGAGGTGACCGGTCATTGGTTAACCTCTTGATTTCTAGAATGAATAATGCTATATTGATAGGAAGAGTTAAGAAGAAAGCAGGTGAACCTATTGTACAACCTGACAGATGGAACCATGTAATGAAAAATGTACATAAGCAATTAGAAGGTTCAAGACTTAGTAGTGAATATAAAGAAGAATTTGACTATCTTATTGATAGTATATTCAATATCATTCATGAAGTATCATGTAAATTGCAAGAAAAGGATCATGACAATAGATAAAAAATTTGTAGATAAGCACATGCAGGATAAGAATATTCTGTATGTGCCAATTATCTCTTCTATCAATAGAGAGACAAACAAGTATAATTTGGATAGTGATGGAAATGTAGTACGTTTTATTACATTTTTTGAACATCATAAGAATTTCAATACTTTGACAATATTGCTTCCAAAGAATAATGAATCACATGATATCATTTACAAGTGGGTAAAAGACAATGATAATATTGAAATAATTTGGTCAGATAATTTTGGTAAGCATGCTGGTGAACAAAGGAGTGATTCTGATGTTGTGAGTAAGATGGAAATGGAATTATTTGAACTCATAAATAATCCAGATAATGATAATGATTTCAATATTATAATGTTTGAAAGTCAATTTTTAGGAAATCTATTGGTTGATCCATATTGGTTTAAAGGATTTGAAAAGGTTTTCTGGTGTCCAGTTTGTAAGATTGATAATGAGCATACAAGAAATTTCTTAGAGGGATATGATAATTTGAATAAGAAATTGTTCCAACTTTCAGATTGGTCAATTGTAGAAAGTCCAACACAACTCAAGAAATTCTCTTTACCAGAATGTTTAATATACCCTTATTATATGATGATGGATCGCAATCTGAAATATTTTGATTATATGACAGATTTTGAGTTGAAAGATACTAATAAAATAATTAAGAATCTTGATACAGGTACTTATTCTATTTATTATATTCCTTATAGATTGACCGATGAAGGATATAAAGTAGATGATGTCATTTCATATATTAATTATGACTATGCTGATGTGGTTGTTGTGTATTATACAGATCCAAACAATAGTGGAGCAATGGAAGATTTGAAAAAGAAATTCAATTCTAATGTTGTTTTCATCAAATTATCAACAGATAGAAATACACATTTCACTATGTTGTCATCAGAAGATGTTGTTGTACCATACTTTGAAGATTTAGATTTCATCAATCATGCAACTTTATGGGAAATGATGTCACCAAAAGCAAGATGTCAATTTGCTATAACAAAGGAACAATATGATATGAATTCATATAATATGAAATCCTGTGATAGATGTTTCTATATTAATATTAATAATTTATAAAAAGATAGAATATGAATGTTGTAATAGTAGCTGGTGGATTACAGACCAGATTTAATGAGCTTTCTTGTTTTCCTAAAATATTGTTGCCATCAAAAGATGGAACACCAATCTTGATTAAGCAATTAGATTATTTTGATGAAGCAAATACAGTAAGTATCGTTGTAAATCAAAAGTTTGCAAAGATCATGAGAGCTTATATTGAAATCAATCATCTTAATGTTGATGTGATTGTATCAAACAATGCTAATGGTTCAGGAAATACTTTAGCTTCTGTATATGATTGGCTTCCAAAGAAGAATGTTTTGTTTTTCTGGTCAGATATTTTGTTTGATAATGATGAATTCAAATTGGATAGAAAAATTGAAGATAAGGATAATTGTGTGATTTTTACTGTAAATGATGCAAAATATCGATATAAGATAGAAGATGGTAAGATTGTAAACAGGTCATTTGCTTATGATGGAAATGTTCCAGGTATTTTTTGGATCAAAGATATTTCAGAGGTTATTCCAACCGAGCCATGTGATGAAAATAAAGATTTGATTGATATTATCCAAGAAAAAGTAAATGATGGCATGATTACTTTTGTTGAATCAAATATCAATACAAAAATTACTGAATATAAGTCATTATCAGAATATAAGAAGATCATGTCAACTTCTTATCAGAAAGATTTGGTTTTACCTACTGATATGGAAGTTTCGTATACTGATAAAGAATCCATGCAATATGTAGCCAAAACAAATGAGCATTTGAATTATCAATATGATTGGATTTCTTTCTTATCTTATAATCCTGGAATTAGTGATTATGTTGTAGATATGCCAGTAAGTAAGACAGAAGATGGATATGTTTGTGATATGCATAATCTTGAAGGATATACACATGCATCAAAGATAAATCTTACTAATCTTTTAAATAATTTTGTAAGATATAAAGTAGATGTACCATTGTCAACATCTGTAAAATTTTTGTTAGAAGAATATAACGGTAAACCATTGAAGGGGATTTGTGATACATGCAGACTTTTTGAAAATAACAGAACATTTGCAGAAGTTCAAACACTTATAGATAATGCATGTAATCTTCTCATAGATGGTTTAGCAAATGATGAATGGGTACTGACACATGGAAACATCAATTCTCATAATGTTCTTGTAAATATGACTGGTGATATCAAAGTATATAATCCAGTATCAAGAAGAAATGGATCTTTTTTCTGTCATCCAATTGTCGACCAATCAGAAGCTTATATGGTGGAGATTGGATTAGATGAAGCTTTGAGAAAGGAAATGACATATAAAGTAGATGAACTTCCAAAGATAGAAGATTGTGATGTATTTATTGAAACTGCTATCTATCTTCATTTGCTTGGTATGCTTCCAATGTTTGCAAAAGATATTATGAAGTTGAATATTGTATTGGAGTATGCTATTTCTGGATTGTCTAACATAATTAATGAATGCATTGATGGAAACAAGTAAGTTTAACACATCAAGAATGATCTTGAAAGAAGGTTTGACTTGGACTGATTATTTTAAGTCCAAGCATACCTTGGAATATATCAATATGAAGAAAATCATAATTTCTGACTGTGATGGTATATTGACAGATGGAAATATGACTTATGATGACAACAGAAAAAGATTCAAAACCTATGGTTGTCATGATAAGGAATTATTCAATATTGCTAAAGATCTTGGATGGGAATTCTTATTTGTAACAGATGATAAGACTGGATGTGATATTACAGACAGAAGAATAAGTAATTCTTTCATGTTACATGTTACAGAAGCTGATCCAAATGAAAGAGAAAAATTAGTTAAGAAATATAGAGATAACGGATACATTGTTGCTTTTATTGGAGATAGTCCAAGTGATGTATCAGCTGCTGTAGCGGCGAATATATGTGCTACTACAGATAATTGCTTTGAATATATAAAACCATTTTTCCATTATGTTTCTAAATATCAAGGTGGACACGGAGGATTTGCTGATATATTATATCAACTAATGCTGATGGATAAAGATGACCTTGAAATCTATAAGTAAATCATAAAATAAATACTGTATTTTTAATTTAAATAAGTTAAAATATAGTATTTTATGATTAAACGTATAGAAGAACCTAGTGGAAAGGGAAGAATAGCATGCATATCTTTACCAGTAAGACATATACTAGTAAATAGAGATAATATTACCATGTATAATGTATATCATTATTGGAAATATTTGACAGAATTCTTAAAATATGATAAAGTATATATATTGACAACATCATTGTCTAATTCTGGTGAAAAATATAATAACATATTGAAAGATTGCCCATTGATATATGGAATTGAAAAGAAAGACTTGTTATTAGATTATCATATAAATGACATGTGGATTGTTCCAGCCCAGACAAATATATTTGGTGGAATGGCTATTATGACTTTTCCATTTTGTATGAATAGAATATATGAATGGTGGAAATCAAAAGGTCAAAATGATAGAATGATATTCATTAATGATGATCCAGAAGTATGTAAGCTTTGGTTTTTCCGATATCATACTAATCGTTATGCTATTAAGAAAGATGCAAGGATAGTATGGAAACAAGGAATAAATCAAGATAATTGGAATACAGAAATTGATTTGCTAGAATCAAGATATGATGATATATGTAATATGGAAAATGATTTTGATTTGGCATTTTGTGGATTAGATTATGATAAATATGTTAAAGAGTATGGAATAAAAGTCTTGCCAAAATCTTGGTTTAATTTCAATGTTTACTATTACATTACATTAAATGATGATTTAGATTTGAGAATGAGAAATTATGACTTTAATGATAAGAAATATTCTGCTTGCTATTATGGATATATTAAAGATTCAGATAGAATAGCTAGAACAGAAGAATTTTACAGTAAAGTTGATAAGCCATTTTTAGTAATTAAAGGAGGTAGTAAGAATTTCTTTAAACATGTAGATTTTGACCATGATATAGATCTTGTAAAAAATATGCCTTATTCAGATTTACTAAAATTTGTTCCATCAAATGCTAAGTCTTCATTAATAACACATAATAAATGTATATTGGGTAATCAAGTATCACCAAGATGGTTTGATTTGATGCTTATGGATATTGTATGTTTTGTTGATGAAGCTTTTGATCCAAACCATGAATTGTGTGATGATTGGCTTTATGAACATACATATTGTAAGAATGGACAAGATTATGCAGACAAGCTTAAGAAAATAGAAAACAACGAACCATTATATAGAGAGATTGTTCAAAGACAACGTAAGTTTGTATTTGAAAAATATGAAAAATATCTCCCAAAATTCTAATTTATATATAAAGTACATTTAATTGATTAAATATGAAGTGGGTAGAAAATAAAACACAGATTCCTGAATATAAATATCAATCATCTACTGATGGTAATAAATACATTTATGTTTGTAAATAAAAATGGAAAAAATTCGGATCATAGTTCTTGAAGGTTGTGATAGAACTGGTAAAGGAACATTATTAGAAAATTTAAAGAATAGATTTGATGATTTTTTAGTATATAATCCGGTATCAGCAGAGAAGGAAAGAGTAGATTATAAAAATCCACAGAAATTTGAAGAATGGATTAGAAAAACAATTCGTAAAGTACTTGATGACTTATATACCATGTCAAAGTTAAATGGCACTGATAGACCTATTGTAATGGATCGTCTTTTGCTTACTGATAATGTATTTGCAGATTTATTTGATCGTGAACATGTAGTAGAAAAGTATTTTGGTAGAGAAATTGAATCAAACTTCAAATTGACTAATTACATTATGCTTTGGAGAAATCCAGAAGAGTATAAAGATAGAGTAAATTTGTTGAAAGAAAATCAAGATTTTACAGAAAAAGAAATTGATGATATTCTAAGTTTATTTAATGAATATAAGAAATCAGATGATATTGTAAAGTTGATTGACAATACAGATACTCCAGAAGATATATTAGATGATTTTGTATCAACATTTATTGAAGAAACCCCTAAATGGAAATTAGAACATGATAGTACAACACACTAAAACATTGAATTATACAAAACCTACAGATTTGTTCAACTATATTATAGATACATATAAGGATGAACAGTATATGAAAGATTATGTTCTTAGTGCATCTAGAACAGAAATTTTAGAAGACTATACAAGTAGGAAGAAAGTAATGGTAACTGATGTGTTGCCATTAGGTGAAAAGGATTATGACAAAGATGCATTAGATTTTGCTACACAACTTGGATGGGAATTCACACTATATCAAGATGATAGTACATGTTCAATATATGATGAACAAGATTGGTTAGCAAGTTGGAATTGCTATCATTATGATGATGTAGAAAAAATATGTACTTATATCCGTTCAAAGAGAAATAATGGATATACAACAGCATTCATTGGATATAAGATGGAAGATGTATTTGCCATGTTTGAAGCCAATTACAGTGGTACTTGTGTAGATGCATTGCAATATACAAAGCAATATTGTGATTTTGTATCTGATAGGTCATTCAATTCATTTGTGTTTGCTGAATTGTTAGTACATATAGTAAAACAGGATGTGAAGAAATTCTTAAGAGAAAATTTTCAAAAATATTTTATAAAAAAGGAAATATATTTTTGAAATTTTCTTAGTTAGTACTATATTATATATGTTATATCACTATAAATAAAAGATGAATGGTTAGAACTTATTAAGTTCTGCCATTCTTAATTAATGTTTAATAATTTAAAAAAGTAAAATTAAAAGAAAAATGAAGAAGTTTATTTTGACAATGTTGCTGGCTTTGACAGCAGTATTTAGTGTTAATGCTCAGACACAGTCTAATTATGCTGGTAGTTCTAAGTTTATGGACAATGTTTCTGTCGGTGTAGTTGGTGGTGTTGAGACTAATCTCAATCAGTGGAATTGGCCACAGGGTGCTGTAGCTGGTATTGTTATCAATAAGGAGATTACTCCAGTATTTGGTGTAACACTTGAAGGTAATACAAATATCAATGGACTTAGCAATTGGTCAAAACCAGTAACACATTTTCATTGTGCAAATACATTTGATGGAATTTCAACTTATCTGACAGGTCGTGTAAATCTTACTAATGCTATTTGGAAGTATAATGGTAAGCCACGTAAGTTTGAGGTAGAGGTTAATGCAGGTCCTGGTTATGGTTTCCTTTTGCATGAGAAGTACAATGCTTTGCTTGCTAAGGCAGGTCTTAATCTGAATTATAATGTAACAGATGCATGGACTATTGCTTTACGACCAGCAGTTGTATATGATTTGAGTGGTACAGGTTCATTCAATACAGAACGTGCTATTGGACAAGTTACCGCAGGTATTGTATATCACTTCAAGACAAGTAATGGTACTCGATCATTCAATAAGGCCAAGCTTTATGACCAAGCAGAGGTTGATATGTTGAATGGAAAAATCAATGCACTTCAGAAGAATCTTAATGATGCAAATGCAACTATTGAAGTAATGCGTGACTCTCTTACAAAGACAAATACTTTGATTAAGACAAACGAGGTAACTAAGATGGTTTATCCAAAGGTTCAGTTTAAGAAGGGTACTGCTAAGATTGAGTCAACATCTATGGCTAATATCTATGATATCGCTGATGCATTGAAAGATGTTGATGGTACTATCAAGGTAACTGGATATGCTTCTACTGAAGGTTCTACTAGATATAATAAAGAGCTTTCACTCAAGCGAGCAGTAGCAGTTAAGAATGCACTTATCAAGGCAGGTGTTGATGCATCAAAGATTGAGACTATCGGCGCTGGTCCTGTAAATAAGTTCTCTCCTGATAACCTTGAGTTGAATCGAATTGTTACAACAGAGAAGTAACATTAAATAAATCCTCTGAGAATTGCAAATAAAAAGCTCAACCTTAGGGTTGAGCTTTGTTCGTATATAGATTAAATAAATTAATACAATTGAATATGTTTTTCTTTATCAGAATCTTTTCTCATTATACTTGAAAAATTAGAATACTTACCTACAGTCTTGATTATCACATTACATTTCTTGAATTTAGGATCAGCCCAAGAAACAAACCCTACAACAGTCAATGGCAAGTTTTTGTTTTTCCTTGCATCCATGATTACAAAAGTCATAGGTTTCTTTTCACCATAATGTGATACCTTTAATTTACCATCTTTCAACATATTTAATATATCTGATTTGGCGCTCATTATAGCATCTATGATTTCAGAATCATCAACTTTTCTTTCTGATTTTCTATCTTCAACATGATCTCCAGTCATTATGCTTATAGGGGAATATTTGAATGCTCCTGTCTTCTTATCCCTTAATGGCCAAATTTTTTTGTTGGCTTCAAAGATGAAACCCAAGTCAATTTCCAAAGATTCTGATATATATTGAGAAAAATTTATCATGTTTTATTGAAATTTCTGAAAGAAATACTATATTTATTATGTAATAATAATTATGGTTAATGAACATCACTTTCAGTTCTGTTCAAGAACTAAAGTTAAAAATGAAAAGAAATATGAATACTTCAGTAAATAAAATCGAGAATACAGTACGTCACTTCGCTAACAAGATGAATATTAAGTTAGCTAATGTAGAAGTAAAGTTTGTACCTTCTTATGAATATGAAGTTTATAAGAATGAGACAGATGAAACTGATAATACTTATTCAGTTTCTATTGTATTGTCTAACCCTTCTACTCTTTCAAACAAGAAAGCAAAGAATTTTATTGCTCAGTTGGAAGGAATGTTCTATACAAATAAGAAGTGTAGAAGAAACAATGAAGTTGTATTTATCTATTTTGATAACTATGATGTAGAAGATTAATATTTTATTGTTAAATAGAAAATAAAATGGCATCAGCAAAGATAAGAGATATAGAAAAGTGTAAAGAAGAAGTATTAGGTATTTGTTCTAAATATCAATTGAATGTAATTGATATATCATCAAAAGAAGTTCAATTAGATGATTTACATAAAGAATATGTGATTGATATTTCTACTGATTGTGAAAATGATGATATCTATGATAAAGTCTATACAAGATGTGGATTCATTAATGAAGAGCGTTTGCCTGATGCTGATCTTACAGTAAATTTAAATGAAGTCAATATATTAAAATGAACAAGTTAAAGAAAAATTGGAAAGAAATTTTGATTGCAATCTTGATATTGTTTGGAATGAACAAATGTACAGTAAGTTGCAATAGAGGATCAAAATTGAACAAGGCTAATCAAGAAATTGTATATAAAGATAGTTTGAACAAAGTAATGGCTGATTCTATCAAGTCATTGAATGTTACTATTGCTAATTTAACAGATAAGAATGGTATGTTGTCAGAATTTAATCGTCAACAAACTAAGTCTGATTCTCTCAATAGAGCTGCACAGAAGGAACAGTTAAATCAAGTAAAGAATATGGTTAATCGTCTAAAAAGAAAGTAATTATGCCAAGAAGATGTAATAAGTCACCAAAATACATGTCTGAATATGAACATGATTTGACATGGATGGCAATGAGATATGCCATTGGAAGACATACAATTGCTGCACATTCCATTTGTTGTGATATGGGAAAGAATGTTTATGGAAGATTGTCACAAAGGGATTGTGAATTATTATCTTCTGATATTCGTAGAGAAATTGCAATGAAATTAGGATGCTATCCATTCAATTTTGTAATGAATTATGATATTCCAACAAATTCTGATGACTATCGACCATTGTCACGATTGATTGAATGGATGATGGATAACAATATTGAAACACCAGAAGACCTTACTATTTGGGATGAAGTCAGATATAAAGGAAAGGATTTTTCTGGTAATCCAGTATATGAAGCTACTCAGATTGATGGACCTAAGCATTATGAAACTTCTGATTTCTTAGATATGCTTGAATGGGAGAATTTGTCAGATCTTCTTGATGTTAAGAATCATAAGTTTTGCATTGTATTGCAAAATGGTAAAATGGAATTCAACATTGTTGAATACTTTGAAACTTATGTAAGAGAATCATATAAAACTTTATCATTCAAGAAAGTTAAGGTACCAGTTGCAGAGTACTCTAATAATCCTTATGTACTTCCTACTATTGATCCACATACTATCATTGAAGCAGATCTTACAAAAGAACAGATTTATGCAAAACAGAAGGAGTTAGAAAAGAAAGGAAATATTGTAGAAATGCCAAGTTTGAAATACAGTTAAAAGATTAAAATATGTTAAATAAGCTAAAGAATTTTTGGACAAAAATTTGTCTTGCATATTATATCATCAAAGCAGACAATAATCTTGTATTGACAGATTCTTGTTTTCATACATCAGTGAAGAATTTGGATATCTTATCAGATGGACGCCATTATATTTGCTTAGAGAATGCTGATGGTGGATTTGATATTTCATATATGATTCCATGGAATATGGGTAAGAAGTGTTTTACTATTACTGTTTCAAGATTGAAAGGTGATAATGCTGGCGCTATAGCAGATGCAACACTTGACTTATTGAACAATCATACAATGTCTGGAATAATTACAGGAGATAGTAAGAATCAACCAAAACCAACAAACTATATTTCTTATAAGTAAATGGCTACTATAGATGATATTAAAGAAGCAGTAAAGAATCATAATGAAGGTTTCTACCTTGATGATTATGAGTTTGAATGGTATGCAGTATCTGGAAGAAATACCTTGGTTATAACACCATTAAAAGGTGCACAGATCATATCAATGTATGTTGATAACAATGACAAACTTCATGCAATTGTCAAGGAAGAGCCTTATAATCAATATAATCCTATCAATATAACAGTTCGTGTTCAGAAGTGTCCAATTCCAGGTAAGGAATATAGTACAGAGTTGAATCCAGATTTCAGTAAAGATAAGATTATTTTTACAATATTCAACAAGTGTGGATATCCAGAATATTATGTATATATGGATTTTAGAAATGAATATTGGGTACATGAATATAATTTAAAGAAAGCTAGTAATTTGCTTGGTTCAATTTTTTGAAATTTCTAATAATTGTTCTATATTAATTATGTAAAAAGTTAAAATATAGAAAAATGGATACAATAAAGATTAAGCAAGCCAATGGATCAGAAAAGACAGTTATATTACCTGTATGTGGAATGGTAGGTACTTTACATGTAGGATCTGATCGATATGTTGTATGTTGTAATGCTGTCATAAGTAACAAGAAGGTACGTCTTGTGAATATTTATGACATTACTGAAGATAATAAAGATCAGTATATATATGAAAAGGATGGAGCAGAATACTTGACAGATGAAGCATTCAATAAATTCGTACGTGGTGGAGAATTGTATTCATTGAGAAAGAATGGAACTTGGAGAGAGGTTGGCATACTAACTAGAGAATCATGTTGTATTGTGACATTTGGGCATGCTAATCCACATCTTGATCCTGACTTTTAATAGATAAAATAAATTAATAAATAAATAAAATTTAAATAATCATGGGAATTTTTGATATTTTTGGAGACGTTGTAAAGTTGACTAAGTCTGATGATGTTATTAAGTTGAATGATGTTGATATGAGTGAAGTTACAAAGGAAGAGCTTGATGAAGTAATGGATTTTCTTGATGGATTGAAGGATAATGACTTTGTAACATTGTTGATTGGTGATGAGTATATTGACAACTTCAAGGCAGAACTTCAGGCTAAGTGGGATATGACTCATGAAGCTCCAGAGCCAGAGCCTAAGAATGTACCTACTGACAATACTGTAGATTCACAGATTGATAAGTTGGTTGATGAGTATATGGGATCACTTGATATTCCAGATAATTCACTCATGAAGAAGTTGGTACCTATGGCAAAGGCATCATATAAGAAGTTTGCAGAATTCATTTACAATCATGAGTAATTTATGCTTGTAGTATCTGATTTAGAAAAAGCATTGACAAGATCTCTTGAAGAGGTCTTGCCATCTGCTTTAGAAGAAGGTTTTAAACATGTATTACCATGTACTTCTAAAGTTGGAAATAAAGCTGCTAAAGAATTTGGTGAATCTATTACTAAAATGATTGCTTCACCACTTGGAATTCGAATGGCAAATGCAATAGACTATTATATTAAAAATGCTGATATATATGGACAAATCATAACAGTTGGTTCTCCTACAACACAAACTGCTAGAATTGAAAGCCCTAGTCCATTGACTAATGGTAAAGTACCAAATACTTTAGGCATAAAATAAGTAAAAGATTGAATAATGGAGGAAATCAATGATGAATATATAAAAAAGTATTTCAAAGGAAATAAAAGAATTATAAATACTAATTTAGTAAAATATTATTATAATAAAGAAGGAAAGAAATTCAATTATGAAATTTATAAGTATATTATGAATAGATATAATGATTCTACATCCTTTAAAGAATCTTTATATAGAATATTTTACAATATTGAAAAAAGACCTAAATGTAAATATTGCAATAAAACTTTAGAATATAAAAATAGTGGGTATAAAATATTTACTGATTATTGTAATTTTAGTTGTCAAACAAAATATTTAAATGAAATAGGAAAACTAAATACAAAAGAATCTATTTTAAAAGGAAAAGAATCTAGAGAAAATACAATGTTGCAAAGATATGGTGTAGACAATCCATATAAGTTAAAGAAAATAAGGGAAAAGATAAAAAATACATTTATAAATCATTATGGGGTTGACAATCCATGGAAATCAAAAGAAATAAAAAATAAGCTTAATTATAAATTACAAGCAAAACATGCATTTGACACAAAAAGAAAAAACAATACCTTTAATACATCAAAAGAAGAAGATCAAGTGTATGAATTCTTAAGTCAATATATTGATGTGATAAGACAGTTTGATAATGATGAAAGATATCCATTTAATTGTGACTTTTATATAGAAGACTTAGATTTGTTTATAGAATGTAATTTCCATTGGACCCATGGAGGACATCCTTATAATGAAAATTCTATTGCAGATCAAGTAAATGTACAAAGGTGGAAAGCCAAGAATACAAGGTATTATGATAATGCAATAAATACTTGGACTAAAAGGGATGTTGAAAAGAGAAACAAAGCAAAAGAAGAAAATTTAAATTATATTGAATTTTGGTCTTTTAAAGAATTAAAAGAATATTTTATTGATTATTTTGAAAATCATTATAAATAGGTTCTATATTATAATTGTAAGATAAATATAATCAAATGTGTTGCAACACACATTTTAACAAGTAAAATTAACAAAAACATTTAAAAGTAAAATTATGACAAACGAAAATTTGAATTCAGTTGAAAATGACATTCTTGGTTTTGACCCTAGTCAGTTGACAGTTTATCAGGAGCAGCCACAGCAGACTTCAGGTGGAAATCCTAACATTTATCACCCAAAGCCCGCACTTTCAAAAGCTGAAGATGGTGTATATAGATCACAAATTAAAGTTATCTATAATCCATGGGATCTTCGAAATAGTATTCTTGAACAGCAATCTTATGCTTTGCAGGATAGCAATGGTTTCTTCTCTGTTGTAAGTTCATTGACAAACAATGACAAGAATTGCCCAGTATTTAAGGCATGGAAGCAGTGTCATTTCTCTAAGGATGAAAAGATGCAGAAGCAGGCTTTGACCAAGGACAAGGGTGGACGTGGTTTGTTCGACAAGCGTTATGCACGTTATGCTCTCATTCAGGTTATTGAAGATAACAACCAGCCAGATCTTGTAGGAAAATACATGTTCTGGAAGCTTCCTAAGGCTATTTGGGAGACAATCAATGCTAAGATGGCTCCAAGTCCTGAGTCTAAGAAAGCAAGTATTCCAGTTATGGATTTCTTGTTTGGTCGTGCTATTGACCTTGAGGTAACACCAGGTCCAGATGATCCAAAAGCACCTGAACGTAAGACCCGTGAGATTAGCTACAATACTTCAGAACTTACTGATGATGTAGTTAGTTGTACTAATCCTGATGGAAGTCCATTGCTTGATGATGATCAGCAAGCTGTACTTGACCAGTACGTTGAGGAAATGACAAAGAAGGTTTGGAAACAGAAGGATCCAGATGTTCGTGCTACAGCTCTTGCAGAAATCAATGCCGAAGAGAACACAAAGAAACTTCGTGAGTTGTATCATGATGTAATTGAGAAGATTAAGAGCTTCTGTCCTAATTTGATTGATGAGCTTGGTTACCATGAGTGGTCACCTGAAGTAACAGCTCGTGTCAATGCATGGATTAATGTAGTTCTTGCTGGTAATGATCCAACAAATCCATTGCCATCAACTACAACATCAGCATCAACAACTGCCACTCCTGCTGCTACTCCTTCAGATACAACAGAATCAACACCAACGGCTGGTTCTGATGATCTTCCATTCTAAATTTTTAGAATAATCAATATAAGAGGAAATCGAAAGGTTTCCTCTTTTTTGTTTTTATATATTTTGAAATTTTTTTATGTTTGTTCTATATTTTAAACGTTAAAATAATATGTATAATGTTTAACTCTAAATTAGGATAATGATGAAGAAGATAAAATATTTGATAGGATGCTCAGCATTTCTTGGTGCACTATCAGGAACACTACCACCTATGTTCATTAATGCTAGTCCTAATATCAATTCATTAATAAAAGAAAAGGAAGACAGTGCTCATCTTTGGAAGAACATCAAGCTATATAGTGTAGTAAGAGATACATTAACTATAGAAGAAAGAGTACAACGTATTGAGAAAATGATGACCATTGATATCAATACAATGGCAAAATCTTCTGGTATACACGAACATCATACTAATACTTATGAACATATTTATACATATAAGAATGCAAGCATAAGTAAGAAAGGAAAAGAGTTCATAAAGAAATATGAATCTTGTGTCCTTACTGCTTACAAACTTAAAGGTGAAAAGAGATATACTATAGGTTATGGTCATGTAATCTACGAAGATGATATTCAACATAAGATAAGTCAAGAATATGCTGATAGATTGTTTGATAAAGATATGGATAAGTTCAATGTTCATGTAAGAGAATTGCTTTCTGAGCTTGACCATCGATTTATCTATACTCAATCATTTATTGATGGGTTGACATCATTGACATACAATTGTGGACCAGATGGAGTAAGAAAGACAAGATTCTGGAAACGAATGAAGGCATGCCGATATGATAAGAAGACAAAAGCTATCAATAAGAAAGATTTGATTTATGCTATAGAAGCGGTTAAGACAGCCAACATTTCTAGAACATATTATACTGGACACAAGAACAGAAGAAAAGCAGAACACAATAAAATGACAGAAGAAGTATAAAATATTATAATTATGAAAGTAAATACTAAGAGTATTATTATAGCAGCTATAACATTTGTATTGGTTTTTACAGGAAGCATGCTTATTGTCAACAAATGTACTGGATCACCAAATGATATTGCTATAGATAATATGGCTATAGTAGGTGATACATTGACATCAGAAGGTAAAGTGATGGAATTTGACTATCAAAATCATAAGTTCATCAATATTGTAAAATATGATGAGAATGGCAATGCAGAAAGTTTTGTTGTTCATGATCCTAATTGCCGGTGTAGTGTAAAGAAACTGAACAATATCACTACAGTCATCACAAATAATGGCAATCATAATAAGTTGAGTTCTGATTCTATAATGAAAGCTAACTTTAGAGTTGTACTTTCTAAACTCAATTCATTGCATAATGACAATGTTGCATTGATGAAAGAAGTAAAGACTTTGCGAACAGAAGTAGCAATGCTTAAGAAGATGAAGACAAATTGCACTTATAAACCTATTCATAAAAAAGTACAACCAAAGAAGAGAAAATGATGTTCTCTAGGAAAGCGCCTGGGTCACACAGGGAGCGGAAAATTGTTTAGGAGTATATTTATATACCTGAAATAGATTTAACGTCCCTGTGTGATTTTTTATTTAAATAAAAGTTTGAAATCAATCAAGATTTTTCTATCTTATATCTGAACAAAAAATGATAAAATTATGATAGAATTGATTTTTGGAATAATTGCTATATTAGTAGGTCTTTTCGTAACAGTACTTGTCCTGTTTATAGTGGTAGGATTAATAAAACTGTTTATTGGAAGTATAGCTTTCATGGGAGGATTTGTTTTGAAGGCAATAGGTAGCTTCATTTTCTGGTGTATAGCTATCTTTGTTATATTATGTTTGATTTTTTAAATTTGATATATAAATTATGATGGATGTTAATGTAGAAAACTTAAGAGATAAGAAATTGTTTAAAGTACATGCTGATATTACTGTATATGGCCAGTTTACTAGTAGAGTAATTCCATTGTCTATAAGTATTATTGCCACTAATGAACAAGAGGCTAAAAATATTGCTAGGCATGTTAAGATTACTGATGTGAATATTACTAATGTTAAAGAAGAAGTAGATTTTACTAAATATGGACATAGTAAAGAATAGAAAAATCCCAATCCTATATAGTAACATTAACAGAGTAGTTAGATAAAAAAGAAAGAAATGAAGGTAATAATTTCGATAAATACATTTTTTAGAGATAAGATACAGAAAGATGGATTCAAGACTTATATCATTGCAACATTGATACTTGTTGGATTGATGTGGTTTAATAATGTTGGAGAAAATACTATTCCAGGATTCATCTTAGTATATCTGTTTTTTGTGTTTATCAGTATAGTTTGTTTAATGATTAGTAGCGATGATGAATACAGGAGAACTCATCCGGAGTAAGAAATTCAACCATAAGGCTTTTTGTATCGTATATTCGATTTTCTTTGGAATAGTTTGGTTTATCTTGAAATATGGTGTTGAATATACAGGTAAAGAAGTTATGATTCATAATTTGATATTCATGACTTTATTTACTATAATCATAATTATAATATTGACATTCATGTTTACAGAATTAGATATTTGAAAATCATGAGATTAGTGCAAGATTGTAAGATTGGAACAATAATGGTTCCGTGTATTGTATATGCTGTTATATGCTATATCACTTGGAATTTTTTTGCAACAAACTTAGTTGAAGAAAAAATGGGTATGTGCATATTTGCAACATCATTTTATGTGATAATATCAATGGTGTTTACAACATTTGCCTATGTAATTGTAGTAGTAATTCAAGAAGAGTTTAAAAATTTAAATAAAGATTAATGATGAAGAATGTTTTGAAACTGACAAAAGAAAATGCAAATAAAGTATTGATTGTATATCATAAAGAAGATAATGATGGTGTGTTTTCTGCGGCATTGATGTATCATTGGATTGTTGATTGCATATCTAAACATTTACGAACTAAGAAGGAAAATGTTACTTTACTTGGTGCAGATTACAATATGCTAGATACATTAGCTAAAGATAGAAAGAATGATATGTGTCCTTATAATTGGATAAACAAATTTGGACATGTTTATATGCTTGATATTTCATTCAATAATTGGAAAGTAATGAAGTTCTTGCATGATGCATATAGTTGTCGTTTAAGTTTTAGTTGGTTTGACCATCATGGTCCAACATTAGCATTAGCAAAGCAACATGGATATGATGATACTCCTGGATATAGAGCAACAACTACTTCAACAATTGGATTAGTTTATGAACATTTGTTTGATGTGCTTAGAATCAACCAGAATAAGGGTAATATGCCACAGTTGCTTCAGTATCTTGCTGGTTGGGACAGTTTCCATCCTAAGCAGTATTGTCTTGGATTAGATGATTGTTATGGTGTCAATCTTGTAATCAACAGAGACTTTGAACTAGATTTTGATAAAGTATATGATTGTGTAAAGCATATTATGTATGATGATGGTTCTGAATCTGATTATGGAAGAAACTTCATTAGTGAAACCGTGCTTGATGCAGAAAACATTGTTGATTATGAAAACTATAAGAACAAGCAGTTAGTAAACAACTATGGTGATTTTGATTGGAAGTTTATTATCAATGGAAAGGAACGCAAGGCAGTTGCATTGTTCTGTCAAGGTCCATCATCAAGCAGAATGTTCGAATCTGTAGCAGATAAAGTAGATCATGCCATTGTCTTCAAGCATTTACCTAACGGAAAATGGTCTGGTTCTATATATAATGTAAGACAAGATGATGATAGAGAATACAATCTTGGAAAATGGATTAAAGGATTGGTAAAGACTGCAGGTGGACATCCTGGTGCTGCTGGGTTTACTATCAGTAATTCTAAGTTCAATAAGTGGAATAAGAATAAGACAATCGGAGGATAAATCTATGTTTGATATTACAATAAGCATTTGGACATTGGTATTGCTTTCTGGATTTACTGGTCTTGGATTTGGATTATACATAAAGACAAGACAGAAATTAGATGAAGCAAACCGAATATTAGTGGCAAACAAACTACCACAAGTGATTTGATATGAAAGTTATTTTAATATACAGTGGAGAGCTACCTCTCCACTTTTACAAATAGATCTTTGAAATAAATTAACTATGAAAGTAAAGAAAAGAGATGGTAAAGTCCAAGGCTTTGACCTTAACAAGCCAATTCATGCACTTGAAAAGGTGTATAAGAATGGAGTGAAGAAAGAAGTTCCTGATGGACTTATTAGTAAGTTTACAGAATCAATAAGAGCTTGGCTAGAAACCATAAAAGAAGATGTGGTCGATATTGAGACTGTACAAGATTTCTTGAGAGATTTCCTCATGTCAGTAGGAGAGAATGAAGCTGCAGAGCAATTCATAATTTACCGAGAAGAGAGATCTAGGTATCGAGAATCTAATACAAAGCTTGCTAAGAATATTGCTACAAAACTTTATGCTAAGAATGTAGTTAACCAGAATGCTAATCTTGATGAAAACAGCTTTAGTGGTCGTATTGGTGAAGCTGGAGCGGTTGTTTGTAAAGATTTTGCTTTGAAAAACAGTATGTCGAAGATGGCAAGAAAGAATCATGAAGGAAACATGATTTATCAGCATGATCTTGACAAATTTGTATCGGGGATGCACAATTGTTTGACAGATCCAGTTGATATTCTTCTTGAACATGGCATTACATTGAAGCAGTGTGACATTCGTCCTGCTAATTCATTGAATACTGCATTCCAATTGATAGCTGTCAATTTCCAAGTACAATCACTTGAACAGTTTGGTGGTATTTCTTCATCACATCTTGATTGGACAATGGTACCATATTTCCGTAAGAGTTTCTTTAAGCATTACAACAATTGGTGTGATGGAATTCCATTGATGAAGTGGGCTAAACCTAACATTGATTCTAAATCCATCAAGCATGTTAGTGTTGATGATAAGATTTATACTGGTGTTGGATTGTTGAAACCATTGAAGAAAATGATATGGAAGAAAGCTTGGAATTCTACATTGAAGGAATTGAGTCAAGCTACTGAAGCAATGAGTCATAATCTAAACAGTTTGCAATCTCGTAGTGGTGCTCAGTTGCCATTTTCTAGCATCAATTATGGTACATGTACTTTAAAGGAAGGTCGTGAAATCATTAGAGCATTAATCAATATGACGTTGGAAGGTACTGGTAAGTATCATCGTACTGCTATATTCCCATGCTGCATATTCCAATACAGTAAGGAAATTCATGGTTCTAAAAAGAATCCTGGTCCTAACTATGATTTATTCAGATTAGCATTGAAATCTACAACGCAACGTGATTATCCTAATTATTGTAATGTTGATTGGAGTACTAACTGGAAAGGTAATATGTTTGATAGAGAGCAAAAAAATCGTGCATTGAAGGATTTGCTCAATTTCTCTCAATCAACATACTGTGCATTTGCTAAATGGCTATCAGAACATCCAGATTATGAAGATTATTTGTCATTAGAAGGTTATTATGACTCTATTGAAAATCATTGGGAAATCAAAGTAAAACCAGCAGAGAAATTCACTAGATATGAAGTGATGAGTACGATGGGTTGCCGCACATACAATGGTTATGATATAAATTGTGATTCAAATTATTTCTTTGACATATTTAGAAAGATAGCAGAAACTGGTAAAGTACAAGATAATTGGATGTTGTCTGCAAACCAGAAAGATGGTCGTGGAAACATTTGTCCTGTTACTATCATTATGCCTACTTTAGCTATGATGGCAAAAGAATCTGGTAGTAAAGATGTAGTAGAGACGTTCATGAAGTTGCTTGATAAGAAGATTCATGAAGCAAGAGAAATGCTCCTTGAAAGATTTACTTTGATTTGCAGTCAGAATTCTAAGTCTGCACCATTCATGTGGACAAACAATACTATGGTTGGTTATATTCCAGAAGAAGGTCCTGTATCTGCCATGAAACATGGTACATTAGCTATCGGTCAAATTGGATTAGCAGAAACATTGCAAATATTGATTGGCTGTGACCAGACAGAAGCTCCAGGTCTTGAACTTGGAAAGAGAATTGAAAAGCTATTCAATGACAGATGTGCAGAATTTAAGAAAAATGATAAGTTGAATTTTGGTGTATACCTGACTCCAGGAGAATCACTTTGTAAGACAGCAATGGAAAAATTCAGAGCACAGTATGGTAATGATGTTAAAGGTGTTACTGATAATGATAACAAATTCTTTACAAATTCAACTCATGTACCTGTATATAAAGATATTGATTGCTTCAAGAAAATTGATATTGAAAGTGAATTGGATAAGTTTAGTAATGCAGGATGCATCACTTATGTTGAAATGCCAAGTTCAGCAACTAACAATATAGATGCTTGTGAAGAATTAGTGGTTTATGCAATGAATAAGGATCTTCCATATTTCTCATTGCATTTCCCATTGGATTACTGCCGAGATTGTCATAGCAAAGGTGATTTCAATGGAACATGCCCACATTGTGGAAGCCATAACATAGAGGAACTAAGAATGGTCACGGGCTACCTTAGCACTGATGTTTCTAACATGAATGAAGGTAAACAAGATGAAGTTTCTAAACGATTAAAGCATGTTGAACAAAATTTAATTTAAAACAAATCAGGATGAACTTAAGTTCATCCTGATTCTATATTATAAATATGGAAACAAAAGATTTACACATAGACAAGTCTAAAGACTTGCACATGGACAAGTCTAACGACTTACATATCATAGCAGTTACTGGCCCAGATATCAACAATGGCCCTGGTTTTAGAGTAACTATATGGGTATCCGGATGTACACATGCATGTCCTGGTTGTCAGAATAAGCATACCTGGAAATATGGTCAAGGTCATAAGTTAGATGATATGGTATCATATACAAACATCACTTATAAAGACAAGATATTGAATTTGATAGGTGATGAACATATTGATGGTGTAACAATTTCTGGAGGTGACCCATTAGATCAGTCTGTACAAGCATTAGAAGAACTTGCTAAGTTTCTTTCTAACATAAAGAAGAGATATCCAGAAAAGAGTATTTGGCTTTATACAGGGTATTTTATTGAAGATTTAGAGAATTCTCCTTATGAAGAAGTAATTAAGAATTGTGATGTTATAATTGATGGCCCTTATGTAAAGGAAAAACGAAACATAACAATACCATTCAGAGGAAGTACTAATCAGAGAATCATTGATGTACAGAAATCATTTAAAGAGAATAAGATATGTATTATAGATGATTCAGAATTTGTAAAGTAAAATTATGAATAACAGAGGAAAAGAAGCTGTAGAAGCGCAGAAGCAATTGATAATAGAGCTTTGTAAAGAGAGATATCCTGATAGTTTAGATGTTTCTGAAATTGGAATGCGAACTGGATGGAAAATCAACAAACTATTGATAGATGACTTAGTAAATGATGGTATTATCGAATGGGATGATTTGACAACAATTAAACTGAATGGATAATTTTAAAAAAGGTGCATGGAATTTTGAATTTATTTTGAAATTCCATGCACTTGTTCTATATTAGATACGTTAAACAAATATAATAAAACAAATGATTAATAAGTATAGAAAGAAGCCAGTTATTATTGAAGCAATTCAATGGAATGGTAAGAATTTGACTGAAATAGATAATTTTATGGGTGGAACAGTTGAAAACAAAGGTACTACTCTAGTAATTCATACTCTAGAAGGTGATATGGAAGCCTCTATCAATGATTATATTATCAAGGGTGTAAATGACGAATTCTATCCGTGCAAACCAGATATTTTTGATAAGACTTATGAAAGAGCACAATAAAGAGAATTTAACCAACTTGACAGATTTTCTTGGAACCACTTTGAAATATGGTGACAAAGTTGTATTTTGTGATCCAGGTGAATCTAGAAAATGCCTTGAACATGGTACTGTTGTTGGTTTTACTAATAAGAGAATTTATGTTGTTTATGGTGATAGAAACAGTGAAATCTTGAAAGATTCAAGAGATGTTGTATTGAATTATTACTTTATGAATTAAAAGATTATAAAATTATGATTAATCCAGTTCCTGTATACAAGTATGTTAAATCAAATCCATTGATTAAGCTTAATGTTAATGATAAAGTTTATGTTGTAAATGGCTTTACATTTTTGTCAAACCAATATGGGTAACTAGAAAGGATTGCCTTAAGGATATTAATTTTGAAGATCTTGCTAAGATTGGTCTTTTCGATAAGACAATTACTAATTTCAATATTTCTAATTATTCTAAAGGTGATTTAATTGTACTATCAGATAATAAGGATAAGGCAAGAGAAGTATCAGCTAGCAATCCAACAAAGAATCGTGTTGTTGAAATCACTAAAGAACCAACTGTAGTTATTCCACGAAAGGGATATAGTAAGAGTCCTTTGAGATTTATTCAAGAAATGGAAGTGAAAGATGTGAATAATGGAAAGATGGAGATTGTCAATACAGATGATATTGTTAGTGATACCAGAAAAATATCAAGAAAAATTTATCTTAGGATTCTCTCTTCTTTATGTAATAATTTATGTAATATTAAGGGACGATTTGTTCAATATATGGAACACGATATACTATTTGGATTTGTAATTGTAAGCATTGTTGCATTATTGTCCATTATACCATTGATATTGAGGCATTCAAATATGTACCATGGAAGTCAAGTGAATTAGTTCAGTATACTAAAAGTGAGATAAAAGAATTGATAAAAGATTTTTAAACAAAATTTATGAAAGATTTTTTTGGAACAGAAATTAAAGTGAATGATATTGTAGCTTTTACAAATCCAGTATCTTCTAGGAAGTCACTTGCTTTAGGTAAAGTAACTGCAATAGGTAAGTCATTTGTAGAGATAGAAACTGAAAATCCATATTTTGATGGTGACATCTATCCAAATAAATATGACTATGTTAAGAAGCGTCCGGAAAATGTAATTGTGAAGTCTAACTAGTACTTAATTAAATATATTATTTTTAAACCAATTGAATATATGAATTACGAAGATTTTTTGAAAACCTTTATTGAAGAAAATAAAGATAAAGTATCAAGAGATAGATTGTTTGGTGGATATGATATTGATAGTTATGATTATGATAAAATGATTAATAAATGTTATTGGTTTATTACCGATAAAATGAATCTAGAATTTCCTAGACCAGATATTGATTCAGAAGAATATCATGATTATTATAGAAATATGATGATTATGAAAGCTTTTTGTGATGCATTTCAGAAGTATGCTGATAATCATCTTATGTATTTACCAAAACCGCCAAGTACAGAAGTATATTGTGGACAACGAGATTAATAAATATTACTATATAAATGGAAGTGAAAATTGATTTGATGACTAAAGAAGAAATGTTGCAAGAGTCTTACATCAACAAAGGCAACAGATATACAACTGAAGAATGGCAAGAAAATGGGGATTATGTGACAACAGATCGAAATGGCTATTTGAATTATGCAAATGGTGAAGAAGTAATTGATGAAAACGATTTGCCAGAAGATGGATGGTTTGATTGTACAGAGTATGGTGAAGACAATGATGTTGATAGCTATTCCGATTCTGGGTTTTATGATAATCCATTATATGATAGTGATGATGACTGGTGATTTAAGTAAGTTAGATAAACAGAAAAGAAAGAATTCATATCTGCTATAAATGATGCTATACTGAAACAAAAATATCGTATAGTAGTAAGAAGAATATTCAAGCAGTATACTTACAATGATACTACATATCTTATTAAAGAATATGCAGTACAGAAAAGAAAGAAGTTCTTGTTTTTTCATTGGTGGGATTTTTGTGATAAAAATGAACATGGATGGGTAAACTGGACAGACAAGCTTGAAAATTGTGAAAAATACATATATGACAAATATCTTGGTACTGGTGTAAAACCTACATTTGAAGTACTAGGATTAATACCAAGTGAATGACAAATTTGTCATTCACTTTTTGTATTTTTATGAATTTATTTTGAAATAAATCAAAGTTATTCTATATTATTATTGTAAGTTAAATATTTAAAATTAAAATATTAAGATTATGATTATTGATTTCGTTAAATTACATATTGCAGAAGCTCTTAGTGGAGTTGCTAATAACTATGGTAATGAAGAATACCTCAATGAAGTAGTTACTATTAATTTTGACCAGTTGGTAGAAGATATCTTCAACGGTATGAATGGATATTTCACTAGAGATGCATGGCCATCTGTAAAAGATGTCATTTATACCATGCTTCTTGATAAGAAGACTTTAGATGGTATTGTGAATGTAATCAAAGGTATGATGGCTTTACATAACTTTGATATTGAAAAAGTCGGTGGAATTATTAGATATTAATATAAAAAGTAAAATCATGATAAATACAAATCCTCAAGTTATATATGCTAAGATTAATGCTAATATTGAAAAGATCATTGGTAAGATAGCAAGACAGATGCTTGATTTATACCCTAATATCAATGATTGTTTGAATGCAGTATCAAGATTGTCAGAATCAGATATCAAATGGAAAATCTGGCGAATAGCAACAAAACAGAATATATTTGATGAAGCTGAGTCATCAAATTGTATTGTTGAATCATGTGTATTAGATTTGTATGATGATAGTGCATCATCTGATACATTACATAGCTTTGATTTCAGAGCGGCTATTCACAACATGTGTATTCTCATTTATTATACTAACAAGAAAATTACATCATACGATGCATAAGTATATCAATTCATTGACAATTCATTTTTGTCTTGGGATATTGTCAGCATTAATTACCATATTGATAGTTGATAATATGTATTTAGCAACAATATGTTTGCTTGTATTTGCTCTCCCTATATGGATTACTTTCTATAATAGAGTAAAAGATATGACTTCAGAAGAAATTTCAGAGAAGTTTGGTTTTAGAGGTAACAAATTCTTAGATTGTACAAATGAGTAACTTATACAATATTGAATCAAGATACCAGTACCATACAAGAACTGGTATTGAATGGACAAAATGGTTTTGTATGTTGTCTGAAGGTCCTAATGAGGATAAAGCTTTTCTTGAGCAGAAAATTTCAGACTATAAAGATAATGATAAGAGAATAAAAGCAAAGTTGAAGCATGAATATCGTATAGTAGATTATGTAGAACCAGAAGAAGTTCATGCATTTCAAAAGATGTATACTAGAAGAAAGAATAAAAACTCTAAAAAGTCACCAGGAACAACTAAAAAGTCTTAGGCTGATAGAATATGCTTCAGCATACTATTCCGCTCCCTGACCGCCCCAGCCGCCATCCTAGTGAATATTATATTATATATTGGTAAAACTTTTAAATATGAATTTTTATGAAGCAATTGAAGAAACAGAGTGGAGCTTCACGTATCGTTGAAGTTCTTTTAGGACAAGCATTATTGAATTGTAAGATTGGTAGTGTCAAATCTCTTATTGAGAAAGTAACTGATGTTACTGGTGGTAAGTTTGATGTAAAGAAGGTTGATGGCCCAGATAAATTAGATGTTGAACTAGCACCATGGATGATTTCATTGGAGATTGGTGATACCAAAGTAATAGTTAAGTTTAGCTTAACGGCAAATTATTTTATCAATAAGATTGAGGTAACAGAGTGACATTTTGTCACAAATATATGACAATGTGTCAGAATTTTGTAATCATGAAATTCTGGCACACTTTTTTCTATATATTAATTAGATAAATAAAAACATATATAAGATTAAATTTAAAATGAGTAAAGTTTTAGGCTTAGATTTAGGCACGGGTATGTCGTGTGTAGCAGTAATCGAGGCAGGTAAACCAGTTGTAGTAGTAAATGAAGAAGGAACAAGAACAACACCATCTGTAGTGCAGATTACAAAAGATGAAGTGAAGATTGGTAATGCTGCAAAGCGTGCAATGGTAACAAATCCAAAGAACACTATCAGTTTTGTAAAGCGTTTAATGGGTGCTGATTTCAATGATGAGAATGTAAAGAAGATGCAGAAGCTTGCAACTTATGATATCGTAAATAAGTCTGGTAAGCCTTATGTTAAGATTGATGACAAGGAATATTCTCCTGAACAGATTTCATCTATGATTGTTGGTAAGATGAAGAAAGTTGCAGAAGATTATGTAGGTGAAGAAATTAAAGATGCAGTAATTACAGTACCAGCTTGGTTTGGTGATGCTGCTCGTACAGCGACCAAGACAGCAGGTGAGCTTGCTGGATTGAATGTACTTCGTGTGATTAATGAGCCAACATCAGCTGCATTGGCTGTAGGTTTAATGGAAGATAAAAAAGACAAAACAGTTGTTGTAGTAGATTCCGGTTGTAAAGAGTGCTGCATCCGCGTTGTTGCTTAATCATCAACAATGAAAAATTAAAAACTCGTTAATTGCGGAGAGTTCCACGATTAAGAATATAAGAAATTGATACATTCTTATTATTCTCGTAAAAAATGGTCTTAAGTACTGTTATTTTATGGTGACATAAAATTTACACCAACTTTAATGTGTTGGGTATAGTAATAATCTTAAGAATTGGATGACCGAAGTAAATACAAACATGATACAACATGTAAGTATAGCGCAGCTAAGCAACTTGGTGACAAGTTGAAAGTTCATCGACTAGGAAAAGTAATCTTGTACTAAAGAAGAAATTCCCACGAAAGCGAGTTAGTTTAGAAGTGGTACAGTTGATTATTTTTAACTATAAAGATAATTTAAATCGCATGGTTAAGAATGAGAATATATTACCAACATTATTAAGTAAAATCATTAAAATAGAAGATAAAGAAAATAATGAAGTAAAGTTTAAAACTATTGAATATAAAATAAAACAAAGAAAATATTCTTCAACAAAATCTATAATAATACTTATTGATGGTAAAGAGTTAAAATCATCTTACTTTAGAAGTTTATATGTAACATATAAGTGTAGATGTGGAAGAAATGTAAAAATGTTATTTATGAAATATGTTGTAAAACCAAAATATTGGTGTCAACATTGTTCACAAGATACATCATTTGAAGATCATTTTAAAGCAAATGACATAAAAAGAAAAAAGAAAATCTTTATTAAAAGAAAAATTAAGGATTTTGAAGATCTTTCTGATGAAGAAAAAACAAAATATTGGGTTCATCATCTTACAAATAATGAATTTATGTCATGGTTACCTTATATAGTGAAAATAAATAATAAAGACATAGATAAAGAAAAAATAATTTATAAAGATGTTGTAAAAAATTATAATAATCAATCAATATATACATCTAAAGTATCTATAGATAATGGAAATAAATTTGAAGGTTTAAGAAGCATATCATTGAAGTGTTCATGCTGTGGAAAAATATTTAATAAGCATCCACATAATCTTAAAAATATATCATTCAATAAAATTGAATGTAGTTATTGTAATTTTTCTAATTATACTTATAGAATAAGAAAATATAAAAATACTTCAATAACCTATCAATCAAATTTAGAAAAATATTTTTTGGATAAATGTTTTGAAAATAATATAAAGATAATGAATGGATATGAAATTCCATATATATTCAATAACAAACAAAAAACTTATATTTCAGATTTTTTCTTACCAGAATATAAAATTGTATTAGAAATTAAAGGTAGTAATCGTTTTTATAAAAATGATTTAAAATCTGGAAAGATGCAGGCTAAAAATGATGCGGCAATACAATTTTGTAATGATAATAACTTAAGATATCGATTTGTATTAGATGAATATGTTGATAATTTTATTCTTGAACTTCTAAATGAAAGAGATAGTCAGTCTACAAGTAATGTTGTAGGAATAGGATAAAGAGCCTATTAAATTAATCCACAATTGGGCACTGTGGATGTATCAGTTCTTGAGTTGTCTGATGGTATGGCTGAAGTACTTGCATCAAATGGTGATGTATATCTTGGAGGTAAAGACTATGATGATGCTATTGTAAAGTGGGTAGTTGATGAATTCAAGAAGTCAAATGATGTTGATTTGGCAAGGGACAATATGGCTTATGCTCGTGTAGTAGAATCTGCAGAAAAAGCAAAGATTGAATTGTCAAGTTCAACACAGACAGAGATTAATCTTCCATATATTTCTATGAAAGATGGTGCACCATTGAATCTTGCTATGACACTTTCTCGTGCTAAGTTTGAATCTCTTGTAAAGAATTTGAATGATCGTACTGTTGAAAAGGCAAAGATTGCTGTAGAGAAGGCTGGTAAGAAGTATGATGATATTGATTGTATCTTGCTTGTAGGTGGTACAACTCGTATTCCATCATTACAAGAGGCATTGAAGAAGGAATTCAATAAGCCATTGAACCAATCTGTAAATCCAGATGAAGCAGTTGCATTGGGTGCTGCTAAGCAAGCTGATATTCTTGCCGGTAATTCTACTGGTGATTTGTTGCTTCTTGATGTTACTCCATTGTCATTGGGTATCGAAACCAAGGGAGATATGATGGCACCTATTGTTGAAGCAAATACAACAATTCCATGTCAGAAGAAACAGGTATTCACTACATCTATTGATAACCAACCTATGGTTGAAGTAAATGTATTGCAAGGTGAACGTAAGATTGCTTCTGGCAATAAGTCTATTGGTAGATTCAGATTGGATGGAATTCCTATGGCAAAAGCTGGGGTACCACAGATTGAAGTTTGCTTTGATATTGATGCAAATGGTATTGTTACAGTTACTGCTAAAGATCTTGGTACTAATAAAGAACAACACATTACAATCAGTAACAATACACTTACTGATGAGGAAATCAAAGCAATCAAGGAAGATGCAGAGAAGTTCAAGGAAGCTGATGAAAAGAAGACACAAGAAACCAATGACATCAATGATGCAGAACGTTACATGTTCAATACAAAAGAGATGATTGTCAATGAAGACTTTGTCAAGGCTACATCAGATGAAGATAGAGCTAAAGCACAGGAGAAACTTGATGCATTGGAATCAGTTGTTGTATTGAAGGACAAAGACTATGATAAGATCATGGAAGCTAAGAAAGAATTAGAAGAAGTTTGGAACCCTATAGTTGAGAAATTCTATGCCGATAAGCAAAAGAGCCAAGATGGTACTGATAAGACAGAAGAAGAGAAAGGAAATACAAAGGAAGAGAATGCGGCAAATCCTGACAATGATAAGAAAGAAGAAAAATCAGATGATGTAAAAGTAGAAGATGCAGTTGTTGAAGATGCATAAATAATTTACACTAATAACAGTTTGAATGGTCGGTTGAATTAATGAAATTTGATCGACCATTTTCTATATTTAACATGTCAAAGAATATTTTAAATATATGAAAAGTTTAAGTGAATATGCGAATGTCTATCAAATAGATGAAATGGCAAGAATTGGATTTCTTACTAAATCTACTCCTTGTCCTTATGAAATTTATGTAATGACAGATGATCCTGGCAAAGTACCACATTTTCATATAAGGGATTATAAGAAAGGTGGAAGATCTGGTACAGAATTTCATACATGTATTGATTTGACACAACCAAAATATTTTCATCATCCAGGTAAACAAGACAATTTAAATAGAAAACAATTAAAAGAATTAGTTGATTTCTTTATGTCAAAATATAAAGGAAGAAATGAAACAAATTGGCAGCATATTATAGATGCATGGAATGACAATAATTCTGATATTGAACTTAATATAGATTCAAAGATTCCAAATTATACAGATATAGAAGATAACAAATAACATGAAAGATTACTATGATATTTTAGGTGTATCTAGAGATGCATCAGAAGATGACATTAAAAGAGCATATAAGAAGATAATGCTCAAATATCATCCAGATAGAATGGGTAACAAATCTGATAAGGAAAAGAAAGAAGCTGAAGATATTGTAAAATCTGCTAATGAAGCTTATGAGACTTTATCAGATCCACAAAAGAAACAAGAATATGACAATCCTGGTTTTGGTGGTGGATTTAATCCTTTTGCTGATTTCTTTGGGCATGATAGGTCAAATGGACCATCTTGGCATACTGAAGATTATCGGGATTTGAGAGGTAAGAATTGTGAAGGAAAATTGAATATTGATATTTCTGATTTCTATTTTAGAGGTATCAAGTCAGTAGCATATTTGAAGGATTTCAGATGTAATGTTTGTGATGGTGAAGGTGGTACTGGTGTTAAAGTTTGTCCACATTGCAACGGTACTGGTATGGTAACTGAATCTAGACGACAAGGAAACATGTTCTTCCAATCTAGCCATCCATGTCCTTATTGTAATGGTAAAGGTAAGACAGTAGAACATAAGTGCGCAGCTTGTTCTGGTACTGGTTTCATTGGTAAGTTAGTAAATGAAGAAATTGACTTGGCAAGAATTCCATTGGAATATCTTTTGAAAGATGGTATCAGAATTGATGTTGGACCACTTGGTTCTGAATCTAAATCTGTAAATGGAACAAATGGCGAACTCTACATTACTGTACAACATACTTATGACCATGATAAATATCATATCGATGATTATGGTAATGTAGAAGGTAAAGAAGATATTGATTGGAAGGATGTAATGCTTGGTGGTAAGATTGAAATCAATTTACCTGGTAATCAGAAAATGAGAATAACTCTTCCAGAATGTTCTGAAGTAGGTAAGAAACTTAGAATAAAAGGAAAAGGTATTGATGGACATGATTATACAATGATTGTCAACCCAGTATTCCCTAAAACACTTGATAAAGAAACAAAGAAAGCAATTGAACATTTAAAAGAGAAAGGATAGAATAATGGAAGATAGTAAGGTTTTATATTATATAAACAAAGGTATAGAAAGATTACAAGAGAATTGTAGATTTCCACCAAAATCTATTATAGATAATGATAGATTTTTATCTGCTTATGCTTTTACAAATAATGATTATAGAATATTCCAACGTTGGATAACAGGAATCATGGAAGTAAAGGCAATAGATACAAGTAAGTCATTTTTCGTTCCATGTATTCTTCGTAAAGTACCAGAGCAAATATTTAATAGAAGGGTAAATGATATTTGCTATGGTGCATCTACTCAATATACATTGAATGATTCATATATAGAAGACCTAGAGATTGTATTGAATGAAAAGTATTATAAGATACTAGCAGAAAACAATTTCATGAAAGCAGTATATTGTGAAAATGGAGAACTGAAGATGAGACCAGATTATTCATTTGATACGAATATGTCTGCAACAACAATGAAATTATATCCAAGAAAATGCAATTTAGCTTTCTATCCATATTCATTCAGTATATTTGCATATACATCAGACCCAAATACATGGAATACTGAATTGTTTGATATTATTGGAGATAGGAGTTTTGAAAGTATAACAAAATTATCTAAACAATATTTTACTATCAATGATGTAAATCTTGGAACATTCATTTCTAAATTGACTCTCAATGAAGGATATTCTAATGGAAGATGTGGAATTGGATATGAGAATATTATCATGAAATGTGTATGTAATTCTCTTTCATTAGTATTTTATGATAAGACAACATTATCAGATGAGGAAATAGAGAAAGCTGCTATTACAATAAATGAGAATGATCCTAACTTCAATAAAGCATATACTGTAGATGATAAGCAAATTAAAGAATTGAATAAATTTTTTGAATGTGGATCTAATAAAGCAGAAAATAAACCAAATATTATCATAATAAATGATGAATTTTTGATTTAGATTATTCTATATTAATATTACTAATATAAATAAACAATTAACTTGGGCCATTACGGATTTGACAATCGATACTGAACCTCGGTTGGACGTGAGTTCGAATCTCACATGGTCCACTAAACTTGAAAGAAGACTATGGAAATTTTAGACAAGAAATTTAGTAAGTACAAAGTATTTTTTGCAGAGAAAGGTATTACATCTACTTCTGCTAATCATGTTTCTAATAAAGGTAAAGAGTTGTTGAAGTCAGAACAAGCAGTAATTGACAATATCAATTTTGTCAATACTACTGCTTCATTGCTTTCTGGTGGTGAATCTAGAACTATTACTAAAGGTATGAATGCAGATTCTTTTGAATCTATGCATAAGACTATTGCAAAGATTGCAAACTTGAATGCTATGAGTGCTTGGATTCATGAAGCAATCAAAGCAAAGACAGAGATTCTTGAGTATGTTCAATCACTTAGTATTGATAAATGGGCCAAGGATCAGAATATTGAACTTCCAAATGCTCCTGTCAAGGAATTTCCTATTGTTGAATCTGACGTAATTGGCACATGGGATGTTGCTAAGAGAAATAAGTATTATGTATATGAATCTTATTGTTCTCTTGTTGGTAAGTTCATTCATCCTAAAGGAGCATTTTATGAAGCTAAAGCACAAATGAACAATGCTGCACAGAATCCAAACAAGGTAGAAGGTTCTGGTCGTGATGCAATCATTTATTCTTATGAACCGTCTATGCCAATATCTGATGTAAATGTAGAATATAATTGGTTGTCTACTGAACTCCGACATAAAGAAGCAGAATTCAATAAGATGAAGCAAGAAATTGTAGATGCTATTACAGAAGATAAGCTTGCTAAGTCACAGAAGTTCAATGATGCATATGTAAAATATATTGATACAATGGAAAGTATCAGAAATAAGTTTGACATGTGGAAAACTAAGGCTGTACAGGAAGTTAGTGCATTGAAGATCTATCTTCCACAAGGACCTAAGCAGACTTATGATGAAATCAACAAATAAAATTAAAATATTGACATAGTAGATTTGCAAGTCCGGTTTAAGATGAGCAAATCAAATGACATCAGTTATATGATTACTTCTTAATATATATCTATCTTAGTAACATAGGTGAAAGCCAAAACCTATATTGGTTTTGGCTCCGATAATGAAACTGAGTATCAAGGGATCAAATAAATTTTTGACCATACAATGTGTAAGCGTACACACTATATTGTTTGGTGTTCTAGTTCATGATCTTGCACCTTGATACGTTCTTGCTATAGTTCTAGATATTATTGTCATGAACTGATGTCAACGGAAAGGTTAAGAAATAGTAGAAAATATTTAAATATGTTTTTGAAATTTCTTAACCTTTTTCTAAATTTATTTGCAACAAGTTTGAAATAAATCAAAGTTGTTCTATATTTATTATGTATTAAAAATTAATGATTAAGATTAATAACATCACTTCGGTGATATTAAGAACAGAAGTTATGATAAAGAACAATTACTCAAAAGCATATACATATATAATTATTGTATCAATTAGATTTGCAAATGGTGCTACAGAAAAGATTTGTCGATACACTTACGACATCAATCTGAATCCAATTAATAAGATCATGGATAAGTTGAAAGCTGCATTGATCGATAAAGATGGTACTCCAACGTTAGAATTTGCAAATTGGATTATTGAGAATCGTCCAGAGTTCCTGCCTAGTGATATACTTGATGAAGATTCTAAAGTAATTCTTGAGTTTGTTGATTCACTTCCTAACATCAATATTTAAAGATTATTGCAATTATATTTGTATTGATGATGATTTGATGCCATCACCTTATAAAATTGACTAAAATGGAAAATAAAAATATTGGAATTTGGTTTGCTGTAAATAAAGACAATAAATTATTTCTTTTTACATCAGAGCCAAAACGGGTAGGTAATGGATGGTTTGGTGATTTCTTTTTGAATAGCTTGATTCATGATAATATTGAAACAATGTTAAAAGGAAGCAAGTATTCATTTGAAGATGAACCCCAATATCTAGAATTTAAATTAACAGCACAATAAAATGGGTAAATTAACAGATGTAAGTGTAAAATATTTTGGACGTACATTGGGATCTGAATTAGAATCAGTTAAGAGAGCTAGCGAGTTTTATAAGAATGATCCTGGTACCATTGATGATCCTAATTCATTAGATGAGTTGTGGAAAATGGTAGAAGAATGTGAAGATACTAAAGAAGCAGCAGATAAGTTATTGGAAGATATGAATGTTTGGTATGACAAGCATCTCATTGATTTCAGATCTATGCTTGGGTTTTCATTACAACCATTATGGGGTTCAGTAGGTCTAACATTATCAACATTAATGGAAAAGAAATAATATGAAAGTACAAAAGACAAAACGATTGGTTGTAGGTGATATTCATGGTAATTATGATAAGTTCAATACTATTTATAATTTGGAAAAACCAGAAGATCCAAATACCACATTATATGAAGTAATTACTTTAGGTGACTACTTTGATACTTTTGAAGATATTACTCCAGAGCAACAATTAGAAGGTTTTAAGAATTTGTTAGCATTGCAGAAGAAACATAATAAAGAAGAAGGTTTGTTCTATATACTTATTGGCAATCATGACTTTCATTATCTTGTTGATGGTAGTGATAAATATAGTGGTTATAACCAAGTGACACAGTTGTTAGTTGGACAGTTGTTGAAGGATTGTGTCAAATCAAGAAAGCTTAGATTTTCTTTTGTTGATATGACAAACAGAATAATCTATAGCCATGCTGGTGTAACAAACAAATGGATTCATGAACGTCATAAGGTAAGCATTCCTATCAATATGATTGATGTTGATAGCTTTGAGAATTTCAAGTTTACTTATGGTTCACATTTTGATCCTTATGGAAATGATCCATTGAATGGTCCACTTTGGGTAAGACCTGAAGCACTGTTATCTGATATGTATGAAGACTACGACCATGAAGCACAATATATGCGTACTTGGACTCAGATTGTAGGCCATACTAAATGTAAGAAACCTATTATTGCTCATGAAGATGGTTCAAGATGGAAACCATCAGAAGATTGGTTCACTGCTAAATTCTATGATATTGATTGTCTAGAAAAAGGATATTATATTGTAGAATGGTTAGATGAAGAAGGTTATATCATAGATAGAGAAGTTAAGCAATTGAAATAAAAAATGGACAGAACTATAGTTCTGTCCATTTCATGGTATATAAAAAATAATTAAGCATTATAATAAGATTTACCATACCACTTCCAAGTTGATGTTGCTGTATCTGATGATTTAGTACCATCTGATGCGGTAACGGTCAATTTGAATGTTATAGTCTTGGTATTACCATCAGATCCATTAGATCCTTGTGACATTGTACCAGAACATGTCTTACCAGTACCAGAGAAAGATCCACTGTATGTTACTTCTGATGTGTAATCTGAAGTTTCAGCCCAATCCTGTGCCCAAGTAGCTCCATCATCTAAAGATATTCTCTTTTCTACTTTTATAGAAGTTGTGGCAGTTACAGACCATGTAGATCCAACACTATCAAATGCTGTATGTGAGATATCTGCAACGGATATAGAACAAGTAGAAATTCTATATTCTATCTTCTTACCATGTTCATCATATACAAATGTATATGTAATATATTTACCTGAAGTATCAGAAGCTGAACTACCCCACCTTACAGTTACACTATAAGTACCCAATGTTGTAGCTGTTTTAGTACTTGAACTTTCTGTTAACCTGGTAAACCCACCACCATTGAATGATATATATCTATACGCAGTATAATCACTAAGAGTTTCTGATCCATTAAAAGTAGATGTTTGTTCATGCCATGTTGGATCATTATCTGCTGTTACTTTATATTTGTAATCAACTTTCCATGTTCTAGACCCAGTAGCTTTTATAGTAATAGAATCCGGTGTAGAGCTTTCGATACCATAAACTTCGTTTATAGATGTTGTTCCAGCATTAAATGTCTTACTTGCTCCTTTTTGTTTAGCGGAACAATTAGCTTCTTCACCTCTATCATATCCAATATCATCTTTTTTATCATAAGCACCACTATAATCATAATTAGAATTTGTAATAGATGCACTGAATTTACCACAGTTAGATTGACTTGTTGTACCTGAAACTGATTCTGTTTCTTTAGAAACTGTACAATTATTTACTGCTGCAAATGATATTGTAAAATTTCCAGAATTCTTTCCAAATGAACCACCTTCATGATATTGGGTTATACTATTACTTGCTCCTTCAAATATTAATTTTGGATTATTAGTATCTACAACTCTTACATATACAGTATGTGTCTTATCTGTAGATGCAGTATAGACATAATCTCCAGGAGTATAATTATATATACCATTTCTTATATCTGTTTCACTATTAACAACTAATGTTGCTGAAGTATTAGTTGTAAGAGAAGCATAATTAGTACCAACATTATATCCACTTACTTTAGAAGGATTACTTGGGAAATCTGCCCAACCACCACTATTTACTTTATATTGATACTTATAATTAGGACCTGTAGGGTAAACAATTCCAGATAAAATAACACCAGTAGTTGGCTTATTAGATGGATATGTAGATACTATATCAGAAGTAACAGTTATTTTATAATCTTGGCTTCTTTCTGCCACTGTTTGACTTGATGGAGTATCATACCAATCAAATGAAATAGTACTATCGGAATATCCTAATGAAGATTCAAATATGGTTACATGAACAGATCCTGCTCCAGTTAAATATCTTATTAAAGAGTCTTTTAGTTTATAAGAACCAGATGTTGTACTACCATCTATAGGGTATTCAGCAGAAGTACTGCAAGTATTTATACCTTCACCTGTTCCTTTTATAGTAATAGTACCTGATATGTTTGTACCATTTTGTGATATAGTTATAGTAGATGGATTTGGTGTAAGTACACCATCTTGATAAGTAGATCCTGAAAATGATATAGTACCAGATGTTGCTGATGAATTCTCAGTAGTAGATGTAAATGTAAGTGTACCACCACTAGCAGAAGCTGACCAACTACCAATTGTTGGTAAATTAGAAGCTAATGTTGCTGTAAAACCGTCATCAGAATTAGAATTATTCCATGTTTTGCTTGATTTAGAAAATGTTAAATCCTGAGTACCAGTGTCTCTCCATGACAATGTTGCATCTCCAAAAGTATGATTTGAAGCAGATATAGCAGGAAGTTTTATAACAACATCATTAAATTTACTTAACGTCCAATATTCTTGATTTGTTGCATTATTTGCAGTATTAGATATTGTCCAAGTACGTTCAGAAACACCAGATGTAAAACCTTGTCTGAATGTAATATTAGGATCCAAATTTATAGTTATACTGCCTCCTTTATAAGATACAGAAGCATCAGATGATTTAGATATGGATACTGTACCACCACTATAAGTGTTTACCCAAGGTCTGCTTATAGTTGGTATTGAAACAGAAACAGATTTTGATGGTGTGTTGTAATTCCATCCAGTTGTCTTTTCTGTACCATCTGAAGTTTCCACACCCCCTATACTAACAGTAGGCCAACCATGTCCATAATTATCATTATAAGTAGTTGTTGTTTTACTTTTTTGAGTTACCTTCCACTTCATATTGAATGATGGATTGTTCCAGTACATCCCATTTTGTGTCAAAGTTAATGTTTGATATGGCTGCCCAGAACTTGTCTTAGGTGTAATGTTTTGTGCACAACAATTAGTAACAGTCATATTCTGTCTTAGTACACAAGAACGAGAGCTTTTATTAGTAGGAGCTGTCCAAGATACACCAGAAACAGAACCTGTTGTGGATCCACCATTAGAAATAGTGGTATTGTTCAATGATAATGAAAGAGTACCACCTACACTTGGCTTTACATCTCCTTGGTCATCAAATGTTATCTTTGTTGTATTTCCTTTTGTTGTAGAAAGGTGTGCCCAAGATGGATTGCTATCTATAGACCAAGCATAAGATATTCCTAATACAGAACCTGGTTGCCATATTCTGAATGTATAAGTACTAGAACCTGTTGGTGTAGTAGAACTGTTGAATGTAGATAAGCTATATGTTACATCCACATATCTCTTATAAGAAGAGAAACCATCATCATTTGCAGTAGAAGTAGTAAATCTGTCATAAGTTCCATTATAACGTGCTTTAGCTTCAACAGTTATAGTACCACCATCATAAGAAATAGAGTTGTAATTAGACCCATAAGTAAAAACTAATTCCTTAGGATAAGTAGGCAATGTATTGTATGTAAATGAAAGATAGTTAGTATTATTCCAAGTAGCTGAATTCTTATAAGGATTGTAAGTATATGAATGACTTATTCTGTATTCTGATTTATTGTTTGTTAATGTACAAAAAGTAGGAGAACTAGACTTTACATCATCATGGTTTGCTATTGATATGTTGAGTACACTGTATGGATCTTTTATATTGTAGAAAGTTTGGAAAGCATCATATTTTTCTGTTACAACACGACCACCAGTTGCTTTAGTTTTACCATCGCTTTTATAGTTGTCATTTGTACCATAATTATAGCTAGCTAAATCATATTTTATACTTGGTTCGTAATGTATCTTATGTCTACGGTAACCTGCAGTAAAAGTTGTACCTTTTACGGTTAAGTTAGTTCTAGATATGACGTTGTTGTTAGAATTACTGTAAGGACTTATACCATGCTTAGTATCATCCAATCCTGTTGGTTCTACAAATCTAGAATCTGTTTTGCTTCCAAATGGATAGAAATTGAAATCTCCATCCACAGATCCTATAGTATTCTTATTAGCTGTTGCCCAATTGAAATAAGCAACATAATCATTACCAGTCTTTACTTCCCTATTGGGCTTAGTCATGTGATTAGTAGTATAGAAATAACAAGTTGTATTGTTACCTGTAAATTCTGCACCATTAGGATGAGGAATAGGTTGGGATACATTACCAAAATTTGGTAATCCAACAATAACCCATCCAGAATCATCATAAGAATGTCCTCTTGTATTGTAGTTGTAATTTCCACTATTTGAAGTAAAATGATTTCCGTAATCTGCCATAATGTAATTTAAAGTCTTTCTATTTAGAAGTTACTGTCTTACCATCAGTTGATCCTTTATATTTTAAAGAATCTTTCTTGTAGAACAAGTCTATATGGATATCGGTTCTCCAGTTGTTTGTTCTGTTTTTTCTTCCTATCTGAAATTTCTCTGCTGATTCAGAATTTGCTTGATATTTAGCCCAATAGTCATCAGATCTTTTCTTGGTGCTTGCATCTATACCACTATCTTCGTTATGGGTGGCTGTAGTATTTGTTGGTATATCAGAAAAATTGATACATTGATATTTCTGGACAGTGTTTTCACTGTTGTTTGCATATTCATCATTGACTAAATCTGTCCATATAGGAATTCTCACAAATTTGAATGCCTTGGTGCCATGAACTGTAGCAGTAGATGTAGATATGTTATATCTGTTGTTTGTGGATTCACCTTGTGGTCTACCGTTTACATTTCCTGGTTTAGTAGAATAATTGAGTAAAGTAGCAGTCAAGTACTTGTTGATATCATTAGGTACTATAGAAGTGATTCCTCTAGCTACCAGCTTAGCTCCTGTTGTACCACCTATATTTGGATCTGATTCAACCCCATTCCACCATATTGTTTTACCACCATTAGGGCTTACTCCAAATTCTATGTAAAGCAATATTTCTCTTCTTTTTACATCCCAGTTGGAATACCAATGCTCTAATACACTATTTGTTGGTGGATTATTGTAATCTGTGTAATCCAAATTGACAAACTTTAAGTGAGTATAGTACAAAATGTTAGGTTTCTGCCAAACTTTCAATAAAGTGAATTCTTTAGGTAAGCTAGCATTTGGTAAAGAACGTTGACTTTCTTCATTTGTAAATGGAACTGTTCTTGGATGGTCTAGCTTAGTAGATCCAAACGTTGATGAAGGTTCAAAATATTCCCACCCTAAAGTTTCATTAGAAAATCCTATTAATCTTACTTCAGTATAAGCTACTTCAGGTGTATTGTTAGGACCTATAGAAAAAGAAACAGTATAGTCAGTAGCAGAACTTGCAACAGGCTGATTTGCCCAAGTATTAGAAGACGAAGAAACTGAAGAACGTACTATATCAAGAAAGTGGTATTGGATATAAGTACTTCCTTCTATTTTATTTATTGGATAATAAGATTTATTTGTTATTCTATTAGAATTAGAGATATTTGTAAATAAAAATTTACCTTCACTAAATACAATATTATTATCTGCTTTGGTATATTGATAAGATGCGAGAATAGGACCAAACTTCCAAGTATAAGACAATTCTCTTGCCTTCAAGTCAAAAGAGCCTGTTCCACCAGCTGGTTCTATTTCAAAAACTTTGTTAGGATCAAAATCAAAAGTAGCTTGTTTGTTTGGATAAGCAGAAGTAACAGATCCTGTACCTATACTGAAGTCACCTTGCAATCCTCCATCATTAGGATCAGGAACAAATTGCAGGGTGTTAGCAGAGCCACTGAATACCAAGTTAGACCAGTCCCAAGAAGTACCCTTGAATACAAAAGATCCAAGCTTACTGTTTGTTACTATCTTTGGTAAGGCTTTGCTATCACCCTGAAATACATATCCACTTTGAAGTATTACTGGCATTTGATTTTGAAGTTCAATGTTTAGTTAGTTAAAAATTGAACTTCAAAAAATTAAATATAATAACTAACTTGATAATTATCACCTGACATTGGAATACATCCTTTTATTTCTACTTTATAACGTCTCCCGGGTTCTTCACCTATATCAATTAATTGTTTTAATGGAGATCTTGAATTTTTACTAACACTAAAAAATACAGAATCAATTAGTTGTGTTGGAAGAATCTCTGTTACTTCCACAGATACACTTAATTTGTCATTTCCAAGATATTCATTATTATGAAAAGATAAAAGTATATTCATTCCAACACCAGTAAATTCAAAATCACAAGATAAATTAATATTATGTTTATTATTTTTTTTCTTAAAATAAAAAGTCTTAATTTCTCCTTTATTATTCCTCCAATCTGGTCCATATATTGTTTTACAATAACAATCATAATCACTACTATTTCCATCATCATATCCTTCATAAGTTATAGTATAATTTCCGTTAGAATCTGGTCCTACTAAATTAGTCATAAAATTATTTGGGTAATATAATACGACAGCGCTGAAATAATTTAATTCATATTTTTCTACATTACCACTTTTAGTATAGCATCTTGCTGTAGCCATATATATTCATAAATTATGCTTAAGAGAATTTTCAAGAAGTTCCCTCTATTCTACATAACTCTTCATGTTGCACTTTTATGACATATCATATAAGTGTATTTCATTAATTATTCATAAAATTACAACGAGTCAGTAGCGATTCATTGATTTGTAGCTATATAAAAATAAATATGAAATACATTATGTACACTATTTAATATATATTAAAGGTTCAGTATAAAGATTAAAATAATTTTGAATTTTCTAAAACCTGTTCTATATTTTAAATGTAAAAAATTTAAGATATATAATTATGCTTATAAACACAGAAAAGACAAAGAAAGAATTAGAAGAATTCATCAATGATAAGATTCTTCACAATCAACCAATATTTGTATATTTCAGATATATACCTTCAAATCGTACACTCAATATCAAAAAAGAGAATATTCTGAAAATCAATCCTACTTTGGTTGATGTGAATTCAAAAGAATGGATTGATGAAGATTACCCTATCCAATCTGATGTTCATTTCAATCAGAGTTTTGGTAATATTGATGCCATCCATATTCTTGATTCTTTAGATAAGAGAATTAAAGATGAGGTATCAGAAAACTTCAAGTTGGATAAGAAATATATCAATAGAAGTTTCATTAATGACAATTTCTATTTGAATGTATTGTTTGATTCTGAAATTGAAGCTTACAAGAATGAGCTCTATAATGAGATTGTAAGTATTAAAGATAAGTTGAACTTTCTAAATTACTAAGAATTATGTTTATTAATCCAAATACAATTGAAGCAGTAAAGCTTACTTATAAAGACAGATATTCTGTAAAGAATCTGTTGAATTCAGATAATGATATTAGAATTTGTGTATCAAAATATCCTAGCAGTTATAGAGTTTTGGATGGCTGTTGGATTATCAGTATGCCAGCTCATTACTTTGTAAAGAAGTATCTTTATAGTGATGACGCAGAAATTGCTATTAATACAGAATTGGATGTTACTTCTCGTCATGATGTGTTTGATATTCTCAATAAGTTCATGAATCCTTACAATCTTCGAAATGACCATACAGTAGAAGATTTGAATGAACATTGGAATTTTACAATTTTGGATGCAGAAGATATTCAACATATTATTGATGCATACCACAACTATCTTGAAGTTGTAAAGAATGAGGTAGATAAGCAAATTTGGAAACTTGCTAACGGTAAATAAGATATTATGATATACAAGATGATTGAAGATGACAAATGGGAGTATCGTACGCAGATTGTAACAGTGCATGATATTACCTATGACCAGGTAGATAGTAAGTTAGATGGTGTTGATGGTTGGGAAGCATTTAGTGTGGAACACATGTATGATGACAAGTTTGTTGTATTTTTGAAGAGAAAGTACAAAGAAGTAGAGAAATAAGGCATTATGAAAAGCTTAATAGAATATTTGAAAATAAATCAATGGCCTTCAGAGAAGTCTGTAATCTTAGAGATGGCAACTATAGGGTTGCCACGATTGAATAAGATAGAATATAGGATAGCAGTACATGGGCCTGGATCTAAAGATAGAGAAAATCCACATGTTCACATATATCTTGCAAAAGATAGAGATCCATTCAATAAGTTTAACTTTGAAATAAGCTTGTGTGATATTCTTTGTAAAGATGAGATTAATCTAATCAAAATGAGAGATGAGAAAAATCACATCAAGAAGAACAATAGAACCATGTGTTCTTGGACTGGTTATACCAAATTGAAGAATGAATTTGAAGATTGGTTGTTTAGTAAGTCATCTAAACCAGGTATGTTTAAAGACAATTTAGAGGCTATCATATATCATTATAATTTAGAGAATGGAACTAATTCTAAGAATTCTATTAAGGATTATATAGAATCAAGAGGTTGGAAAATACTTCCTAAATATAAATCTTATGTTGAAGACAATGGCATATCGTAATAAAACAGAAAATTATCTATATCCAAAGAATCCAAAGAAGAGAATTTGGCTAACTAATTATGCAGGTATTGTTGATGCAGATTGGAAAGAAAAATGTTGTACTCCTATCATATTTCTTGATATTGATGGTGTATTGAATAGTGGTGATTGGGCTGAAGAATTGTATAACAATCCAAATCCTAATTATCATAATTTTTGTGATCCCAAAGCTGTTGATAGATTGATTGAATTTTTGCAATCAACAGGATTTTTACTAGTATTGTCATCATCTTGGAGAAGGTCTGGTAATATCTATGAAACATTCAAATCTTTAGATAGTATACCATATTTGAATAAGATATCTCCTTATATCATAGGACAAACTTGCAGATTGAATTTAGGTAGAACAAATGGTAAGCGATGGTGTCGTGGAGATGAAATCAAAGTATGGGTTGATGAGTTCAAACCAAGCTACTATATGATTGTTGATGATGATACAGATATGCTGATAGAGCAATTTCCAAGGTTTATACAAACAGATCCAGAACATGGATTGACAGATGATGATTTGATTAAATTGAAATGCCATTTTGAAAAAATTCATTATAAGAAGAAAGCTTGGAAAGAGAAATTTGACTTTTCTTTTGGTGACAGAATATTGATGTACAACTATAATACGAAATCCTATGAGTGATAAGACAATACGAAATTTCGCAATAATTTTCTTCACATCTCTATTCATATATTTAGGGTATACTAGATGTATTATCGGTACTCAATGGACTTATGATCCTTATATAGGTGAAACCTCTGTATACAACAATACATTGACCACCTTTCAGGTTACTTATAAAGATGGAACAAAGAATAAAGTGAATGCCGCCTCTGTCATATATGGACAGACAAATGACAACATTTACTTTCTTGGAAACAATAGAGATACTCTATATATTATGCCTAAGATAAATGTAGAAGAAGTAAAGACTTTATCCAAATAATTTTGAAATTTCTTTAAACTTTTCTATATGTTAACTAAAGTTAACAGGAAATAAAAGTTTGAATTTTAATTCAACTTTTCTATATTATATATGTTAAACAAAAAATATAATAGTTATGATGAATAGAAAAGATATGATTAAAGTTGCTGATGAAAGTGTTGAAGGTTTTAACATTTACAAGTCAAAGATTGGAATACTCTATATAGAAGATCATAATGGTTGTCTTTGGATTTTGAACCCAGAAGATTCTGACCAAGGAAAATACTATCCTAAATACAGCAATATTGTTTTTGAAAGTAAAATAGGATGATTTGTCATCATAAGCAAAAAGATAAAGTTGAATGTGATGATATGTATAAACCTTGGCATGCTTTAAATAGAAGATTCCAATGGTTATCATCATATTATAAATCCTTAAATAAAGAAGAATGGTTAAAGAAAATTTACAGCAAAAGTTGAATCGTCTTCTTAAGACAGAAGATGTGGTCAACTTCACTTTTAAGAAGAAGAATGGTGAGCTTCGACATGCTCGTGGTACAAAGAAGATGGATAAGATTGAATCTATTGATGAAGGTGCTATTCCATCAGGTAAAGGTACACCAAAGACAGGTGTGATTGCTTACTTTGATTTGGATAAGTCAGCTTGGCGTTCATTCCAAGAGGAATCGTTAGTTTCTATTGAGACCCAAGAGACAAATGACATGTTTATTTAAATTCATTAAATATGTACAGAGATAGTTTAAAAAATCATTTGAATGTAGGTGATGTTGTAGTTTATGGTGACCAAGCAACAAATACTCATCTTGGATATATTATGAAGCTTTGTCCTACTAAAGTAAAAATTCGTTCATTGATTAGGAATAGGCGATTCGATAGTGAGTCAGATAATGATCCAATTCAAGTTTATGAATCTGGTACTTGTTTTAGATATTCAAATCAATTGACTAAAGTAACTATTCCAAATCTTGAGATTGTATCTAGAGAAGGAGATTAAAATTAAATTAAATAAATTATGGGAAAGCAAAAGAGATCAGAAAATACATATCAGAAGATTAATACAATCTTCAAGCGTGATATCAACAACATTATCATGCCTTATGATAGTTTTACTCTTCCAGAGTTTGAATGGTTGAGAAATTGCAAATTTGATGCTACTATTAAGATTGATGGTACAAACATGCGTATTGAAGTTTATCCACAGATTACAGATAAGCTTTGTGATGGTACTGTATCATTATCATGCGGAATTGCTATTAAGGGTAAGACTGATAATGCTAATATTCCGCCTATGCTTGATGACTTCATGTGGAAGACTTATGTTTCATCTGATGGTAAGAAGCTAGAAGGTAATGGTGATCTTGTAGGTAAGATTTTTAAAGCATTTAGACTTCCAGAGTCTTATATGTGTACAAGAGATTTTGAAACCGGATTGAACATTCAAGAAAATGTTGATTGGATGCTTGAACGTGGATATATCAAGAAGTGTGGCTGTCATACCCTCAATCAAAAACCATTTGATGATCCAGATGCCATCGTTGTTGATGACTATATGGTTGATGAAGAGAATTGTACATTACCTAAGATGTTTACTATCTATGGTGAAGGTTATGGTAAGAAGATTGGTAAGTCTGGATGCAGATATCTTAAGGATAGTGTAAGCTTCAGAGCTTTTGATGTTAAGGTAACTAACAGAGATGGTTCTTCAGTTTATTTGAATGTACCACAACGAGATGCCATTCTTGATGAAATTGGTATTCCTAAGGTAATCAGTATTGGTCAGTTTACTATTGATGAAGCTATTGATTATGTTAAGAAGGGTTTCAAGGATCCATTAGCAGAAGATGATAGCTATGTAGCAGAAGGTCTTGTGTTGAAGACACCAGATGGATTGCTTCGTAAGAATGGTGATCGTATCATATTCAAAATCAAGCATGGTGACTTTGAAAAGTATTTGAACAAGTATGGAACATTAGATAAAGTTGAACAAATTCCTAATCCAAATTATTAAAAATTATGTTGAAAATTGTTAAGTTGAATCCTAATAAATTGAATTACATGAATCCAGATGGTTCTATAGTCTCAGTACTAAGACCATCTGCTATTCTATTCAATGTAATCAATATGAATAAGATTAAAGCAGCAGGTTATGCAAATGGTATTACTATGGTGATATTCATGGATGACAAGTTCAAGGCTGCTGATGAGATTCATTTTTTCAGAATGGTACCTAATGATATAGTAGAAGGTCTTATTAATGGTGTAGCAGTCAAAGTAGATGAATTTCTTAAAAATGCATTAGATGGTGTTTATCCAGATTATGTTGAAGAGAATCGAAATTATTTCATGTAATTAAAAAATGTTAAAATGGCACTAAAATTTTATGTTAGTTTACCTATGGCTTATCACCAGAAAACAGTAAGAAAGAGATATGATAAAGCTGTAGAAGAAATCAGAAAAGAATATCCAGATGCATTGATTTATGGTCCTACTAATATCGATGATTTCGATGAAAATGGTCTAGACCCTAATGCTCCTACACATTCTTGGTCTTGGCATTTAGGTGAAGATATCAAAGATTTGCTTGAATGTGATTATATTTATCTTTGTAAAGGATATAATGATTCTAAAGGATGCCAAGTAGAATACAGTGTTGCTAAAGCAATGAGAATGGTTATTTGGTATGCTTCAGATGCAGATCAGAAACTTGATCCAGAAGAATAAAATAAAAAGGATGGCTTAATAGCCATCCTTGTTTGGTATGTATGAAATAGATGAACCACATTCATTACATTTTACTATATAAGGGATATGTGCTCTTTTATTGATAGAATATTCTGTCAAATCTATTTCATTACCGCAATTGTTACATTTAATCTTCATCTTTGTCTAGTTCATTATCTATTTTGAAACAGATTTCTGCTTCTCTTTCAACATTTTCTTCAGAATCAGAACTATGCATACAGTTCTTCATATCATCTTTACCATATTTGTCTCTTACTTCATCTTTTACTTTCTTCAAGTCTTTTATAGGATCTTTACAATCTTTGTAAAGTTTGTAAGCAATACAGTTACCTGAACTCATATAATGGCAAAGATCATCATAAAAATCTTCCTTTTCATGCACTTTATAAAGGTCCCTTGCTTCATCCAAGTTCATCTTTATAGTCTTATAGTTAGTGATGTCCCAACCAGCATTTTCTAATATATCTTCAAAATCATCTTGAACATCTAAGAATTCTGGTTTGAGAATTGCGAAGCCATTGAATTTCTTCTGCATGGCTTCACAAATATAGTTGGTTAAACTTTTCATTTTTGTATAAGTATTCTTGTATGTTTTTTCTGTTGGTGGTCAACGTTTCCTTCTATGCTGTATCTTACATCTATATTATAATAACCTGAAACATTTTTAGAAGCTTCATCATATAAGCTAAGTATCATAGCATTAGAATTAGAAGTTATAGATGGTTTGTTTTTATTCAATAATGACAAATTCTTTACTGACCATTTAGTTGTCTTATCTAATATGAATGGGAATTTCACATTATCAATAGTAGCAAATATCAAATCATCTTCTTTAAAATGATTGACCGGATATTTTTCTTCCAATACCATTCTGTTTATTAAGAAAGTATCAGATGACCTATATTTTTTCATTACAATCTTTGTTTCATCATCTGGACAATATTCTATCTTGTCATGAGGATCGAGATCCATATCACCAATAAGTTTGTCTTCTGTATCTTGTGATATGAGAACAGCAAACCAGTTAGCATCATCATGCATGAGATAGAAGTCATAATTGAATGTATTGTCATCTCCTATAGTGAACTTTTCTGTACCATCATCGTTAAAGAACATTCTATAAAGTTCTGCTAGTTCAGAAGGTTGTTCCCATCTGTTAGTAGAATACCACTTTGTATCATATATATTGCTATTGTACTTTAGCTTTGATATCTTACTTATATTCAGACCAAGTCTCTTTCTTTTTTCTGTATCATCCATCTTATACAGATACAAATCATAGATATGCATTCTGTTCAAATATTTCTTGTTATTAGATGTAGATACAGTTTGTTGCATGCTACTGATAAGTGAATCTATAGACTTCTTTACATTATCTGATGTAATTTCTTGCTTCATGTTCATATCCACTTCATCATTCTTAGGAGTAGAATCATAATCTGTCTTTACATTATCATCTCTGAACTTGCATTCTGACTTCCAAGGACAGTTGCATTCCATATTGCATACTGAATCTGAACTGTTATTCCAGATAGGGATAGCAATATCTTGATATATTCTAGGTACACCAGACAAAGTATATCCACCAAATTCATACGTTCTTCCATTTGGTAACTTTATTTCACCGGTAGTAGCTAATCTTATTGTTACTGTTGACTTGTGTCTCAGATGTTCATCTATATAGAAAAGCTTCCATTTGTCAGAAGTAGCATCCCAATCAATATTTCCTTGCTTATTGTAAGCTGGATCACCTAAACCTATATCTTTCTTCATCATTATCAAATCATTGTTTGATATTGTATATTCATGAAGATTTACACATTCATTAGGTTTTGTAGTACTCAAATCTTTCAAATCCAATCTTATCTTAGCATAGTATTCATTGTTAGAGTCTACATCAAACAATACATCTACATAGAATTTGCTTAAAGAATATCCTTGGTTGTCAGGTATATCAAGACCATTATTGAACATGAATATTGGGATAACAGAATTTCCTTTCTTATATATTGGTTTACTGTTCTTTACTCCTAAATTGTATATATAGCATTTAGAAGCAATATAGTTGCAGAAATTGTTCATTGTATTAGTAGAAGCATTATTAGAATCACTATCTGAAGTATCAGAAGAAGCATTGTCTATCATATACTTCAACTTATCAAAAAATCTTATGTCATTCACTTCTGCTAATCCTGGAAGGTACATATAAGAATTGAAGTTTACTGAATCATCTTCTATAGACTTTACTTGTGAAAACAATGATTTTTCTGTTGTATAGAGATTTATGTTTGCTTTCTCGGATTCTGTCATTCCATCAAACTCTGGATCATTAGGATCTCTATATCCTTCTTCTCCTGGCTTAAGTTCTTTTACTTCTGTATAATTGAAATATTTATATTCTAATGTACCTACTTTCAATTGGAATTCTGGTGCTTTCAATATGAAGTCATAGTAATACCAGTTGCCATTGCAGTTTACTGACAATCTGTATTTCTTATCTATCCAATAAGTCATATTGAATGACTTTACTAATGACTTTGGAATCATTACAAAGTTCTTATAAGCAACATCACCTTTTCTTTGAAAGAAATTGAATGATGAACTGTATATCTTCTTACCACCCTTGCTGAGCACTAAGGTCACATCAAAGAAATCTTCATCTTCATCAGACAAGAACCAAATAGGTATTTTAGCGCAGATATCATTGATATATATTGTTGGATTCTCTGTTGTCTTTCCTAATGTTTCAGAATTTGAAAATTCATTATAGCATTCATCAAAATAGGATTCTTGATTGTATATGTATATTATATCAGATCCTTGAAATCTTACTGAAGTATGTGTGCTTCCAATCCAAGTAGGAGTTTCTGTAACATGAATACTAGGACTTACTATATATTTGATGTCATTCATCCAGCAATGTTGCTTCATACTAGATGATATGGTTGTCATTATAGGTAAGAAGTACTTCTTCCAGTAATACTCTACCATTGACATCTTTATATACATATCTTCTAGTCTCCAGTTGTAGTAAGGTCTCCAGAACTTTATGTCTTGCTCATCAAACTTGTCATAAACCATCTTATCGAATAAGTTTTCTGAAATAGGCTTACCTTCTCCTATAAGCTCTTCTGTCCAATACTGCTTGTCTAGAACTTCTGTATATCTGTTTATATCCATCCATATAGAATAAGCAGAAGCTTTTCTGAAATGTTGCCAAGACCAAAGATTATCAGACAAAGTATCAAAATTGTCTTGTATATATTGCTCTAAGAATTGGTTGTCAGTTTGATTGAGTCCTCTTATAGTAATATGATTTCCATAACCAAACCAATCAAGAGAATCTTTAGCTGATTCATAGTTTCCACATTCTCCTTTGATATTCATATAGTTCAAGAGGAGTTCCTTCAGCTTATGAGAATATTCTTCTTCATCTATATTATCGGATTTTACATCAGTAAAGTATATTGACTTCATCAGATCTTTAGGAATATTTATTCCCATATTCTTACCATTTATGATAAGCTCGCTATCTTCCATGTGGAATTCTGCTCCTATGGTATAAGGACACCAGTTATCAGATATGTTGATGAGAATATTAGTTAGCCAAGTAGTTTCTTCTTGGCTTAAAGTAACAACATAAAATGTAGCTACTGATACTGTTGATTCTCTTCCTTCTACTTCTACATTATCTATTACTGTAAGGTCATCTGTATAAAGTTCATTACAAAATTCACTTTCTTCTATATTGAGAGGATCAAATATATTACTGCTGTTCTCTATACAATTCTGTATATATGCAGAACTTAGCAACCAGAAATGTGTATCATCTTTACTGTCATTCTTGAGTTTTACGGTTATTTGGTCATTAGAATTCACTATGATTCTTACAGGCTTAATATAATATCTGTCTATACTAAGCTTGTGAGAAGTTGTATCTGAAGTGAACCAGTCTACATAATTTCCTATTTCATATTCATATCCTATTGGTTCATTTTGCCAATCCTTCAATGAGTATATATGTCCTGTATGATCGATGAATTCCATTGTTTAATAAGATGATATGTGCTTGAATTTTCTGATTGCTTCAACATGTTTGAACATGGTGATGAGTTGAATATCTATAAGTTGTAAGAAAGCTACTAATGTTGGGTTTCCCCTGAACAGAATAGGTGGAAGAACTCTTATCAGAATTCCGTCCCTAGCATAGTCATATTTTTTCCTTCCAAGATTTGTTGACTTTTGATATCCTAGAAACTTATAATCTAAACTTTGCTTTATATCCATTTTAAATAGTATTAGTATTTATGAAGTAGTCAGCAGAATGGTTCTTCTGAATCCATTCATCTATCTTCTGCATTTCTTCATTAGCCATGTCTCTCCATATACTGTAGTTTAAAGTAACTCCACCAGGCAACTTAAATTCAAATGTACCAAGGATAGTAGCCATAGAACGTAAGCCAAGACAAACACAATATCTGAAGAAATAGTAGTTCTTGTACAGTTCTTGTATCTTAAGTCTCTTATATACATTTAGCATCAAATCAGAATGCCCGATAGCTCCTAACACAACAAGATCATTACTGTAAGCATTGTAATTATATGTTATTGGAGTATTAAAAATATAGTCAAAAGTATCAAGTTCATATAACGCTGCTGTAACATCGGTCAATGTATATCCACCACCTGATCCATATACATCAGATAAGCTTCCACCAACACCAGATGCTATAGCTGAATTGTTCAGTATCATTCTTTCCAAAGAAAAGTCACCCATAACACCATAAGACCAACTATCTGTTGCTTTGTACAATCCATTTACTGAAAGAATTTGTGGTGGCAACTTAGCAATCATGTTAGCACCACATTTTGTAAACTCTTTGAATGGAAGACAATACCAACGTTCTTCTATCGCTTGGTCACAATTTTCCCAAAAATATTGTGCTGCTTGTAATATCAATGGTGGAATAGCTGATGGTTGCATTGGAAGATTGATAGCACAAGTTTGTGTCAGTTCTTGTATGATTCTTTGAATAAACTGGTAATCTATTTGATCCTCTATCTTCTGCTTTCTCTTATTGTATTCCTCCATAGAGATTTCTTTTTGTACTGGAGAACTGTTATTTATGTTTTGTACACAACTCATTGAATTCAATCATTTAACTTATTTAAAAATTGTCATTTCATTAATTTATATTGTCTGTTAAATAAGATTAATGTTAAATTTCAATTCAGGGACGTTAAAAATGTTTAAGCTGATAAATTATACTTACATCCAATATTCCGCCAATCTCGTGACCCAGGCGCTTAACAGGGGAACCCTGTGTATACCTGGTGAATCCTGTTTTTATTTATATATTCTGGTTGTTTTAACGGGTGTATTCCACACCAAAATCATTTTGAAATAGGTTTATCTAATTTACTATTTTGATACAAGATAAGTAAGTAATATAATGATTTTAAGATTTAGAATAATTGAAAGAATTTTAGATGAGTAACAATTCAAATCCATTAAATATAGCACAATACCTCAAGAAGGTTGCGGAAAGCTATTCTGGAAAGACGGCAATGACTGATATTTATGAACAGTTTCGTTGTATGTCTAAAGAATATGAAGCATTCAATGAAGAAGATACAGATCAAGAAATATATTCTTCTGTCAACTTTAAAGAATGTTCTAAAGAAGAGCAAGACAGATATCTTGATTCTGTACTTGGCATGGTATCGTGTTTGATTACTAATTCTATTTATGATAAAGTAGGTATTGTACAGTCATGGAAAGATGTTTGGATGCTTACTCAGGATCCTATATATAAGAATGTTGAGAAAGCAAGCAGAAAAGTAGTGTTTTCAGTTTCATCTAACAATCGACCTATTGGTGAAAAGTCATTTTCTATGTGGAATGGAATTCAAATCATAGATATTGATATTAAGAATAAGAAGATTGCAAATGAACTTAAATTAAAGATTTTTGAAGACCTTAATAAATATCATTGGTTTTTAGGGGTTGCTAAGTCAGCATCTGGAAAGTCACTTCATGTTTGGACAAAGATAACACCAATATCTTATACAGATGAAAACAAGAAAATTGAATATCTGTGTAATTTCAGACATAAGTACAGTTACTTGTATATTGTTCTTACTAAGTATATGAATGAAATTGGATATACAAAGGATGATATATTTGATTGGCTGGATATGGCGATGGCAAAACCTCAGCAAGGTATCTTCATTACTTCAGATAGTAAAGCATTATTGTCTACTAATTTCATAGACTTACGACTTGATGCAAACTTTGAAACTGCATTTGATACAGGACTTGAATCAATAGATTGGATATCACATCCAGATTTGAAGAATATATTTGCTAAGTTGGAATGGTTCAATACAGAAAACAACCAAAAGAAAAGTGTAGATATAACAGCGGTTTCTGATATAAATGATGTTGATCCAAGCAAATGCATTCGTCGACATTATAAGCATGCACAACGTTGGCAGCTTGCAAATACTCTTACTTCTCTTTACGGATATGATAAGGCATTACAGTATATGGTTGCTATTTGTGATGGTACTGATTATAAAGAGCTTAAAGGAGATGTTAAGACAGCAAGCATACATGATAAGCCAGTTTCTGTTTGGGCTATCAAACAGTTGAACAAATATCATGGATTCAACATTAAGATAGAAGATGACAATATATATAAAGAAGAGCAGAAGTCATTAACTGCAAACAGAGAAGATGAAAAAATATTCAAGTCACCAACAGATGTTCTTAATGATAAAGATGACAACTTAGTAAAGTTGCATTTAAATAAAGACCAGTATCTTTCTGATTTGAAGGATGATATTCTCAAGAATTTGAACCATATTACATTGTTGGAAGCAGGTGCCGGATATGGAAAGACTGAAATGATTAAGGCATTCAAAGCTAAGACACTTCTGATACTTCCATTCACTTCAACGATTAAAGCAAAAGTAGAAACATCATCTGTAACATCAGATTGGCTATATTACTATGGAAATAAGAAACCATCTTTAGAGGATTTGCTTTCAAACAAATCTATGTCAATGACAATAGATAAGTTTTCAAGATTGAATGTCATGGAACTTGATACTGCAGGATTTGAATATATAGTACTTGATGAGTCACATCTCATATTCACTTCTTCTTATCGAGATGTAATGGCTCCAACAATCCAGAGACTTGCTAATTGTAAAGCAAAAATAATCATGATGACTGGTACTCCTACTGGAGAAATGCTGTTCTTTCCTGGTATCAAACATATCAAAGTTGAGAAAGATGACTACAGAGAGAAATCTTTTGAATTGAACATGTGTCCAACAAAAGTAGAACAGATGATTGAAATGGCTCATTCAATGGCAAAAGATATCAAAGATGGTAAGAAAATTCTATACCCAACGAATAAAGGAAATCTTTGGTATGAGCAGCTTACTGGATTGGTACAGCAATATCTTGATGATATGAAGTTTGGAAGACAGATAAACTGTTTCTATTATAAGAAATCAAATTATGGTGAAGAATCTATGGATCTCATCAACTTTGACAAATCTATAGGAAATAATGATATTGTATTCTGCACAACTTATTTGTCAGTAGGTGTGGATATTTGTGATAGGTTCAGTTTCTCTGTTTATTTCAATGAACAATGGATTCCACAAGATATTGAACAGTTTGCAAACCGACTTAGAAACAACAATCTGTATCTTAAAATGTTTCTTCCAAAGAAAGATTCTGTTGGCATGCCTATCAATTACTATTATACTCAACCATTAGATTTGAGTTTGAATCAAGGTGATTTGCTTTTAGCAAGAGATTTGATTAAGACATGTAATGATATGATAGAAAGAAACAATGAAGAATCAAAATACAATCCATTCATCCAATCACTGCTTTCTACTAACAAATATCTTAAGTATGATGAAAATCAATGCAAGTACTTTATTGATGAGACAACATATAAGTTGAGTGTATTTGAAGACAGATATGCTAGCTATATGAAGCAACTTCCAATGATGATTGAAGGTCTTCAATATTATGGATATGTTACAAATGTAATTGACCATGAAAAGGAGATTTCAGAAGACAGATTGGAATTCATTGAAGATTATCTTAAGTCATGCAGACACATGAGATTCAATCAAGTTACTGTTGAAACTTTAGATTTCTTGGATCATGTAAATGATGGAAATATTGATTTGTATCGAGAACTCATTTCTGGAAACTACAACATATTCAAAGATGATGAATATAGAGAGATGAGAGAAGACAATAACTTATATGTGAAGGACATTGAAATAATGGAAAGAAATGTTCCAATAGTATTGTCATTATACAAAAACTACAACATAGATACCATTAAAGATATATATAAGTACTGTATTGACAAGAAACAAAACAGAATAAATTTCAGTAAGTTAAACAGAATAAGAAAGTTTGTTTCAATAGAGCAAAGCAGAAGAAAACGAAGACTTGATTTTCCTATATTGAGATTTGTAAAAGATGCTCAGAAATGGGCAGATGATACAATGAAATGTACAAGAGAAGAAATAGATGAATGGTTGAAGGAATATGCATGTAAATATGCAAATTCTGTAAAGGATGTTGTAGTTGAAGATAAAGCATATCTTGAGAAGATTTATGATTTGACATGCAACTTATGGAAAGTCATAATTGACCAATCCAAACTGAAAAATGGAATTATCACAATAAGACCATTTGAAATGCTTTGGGATACTAAGCAAGAAATAAATGAGATTTATCAGAACAACATTACTAAGCAGTTCTTCTTGCAAGAACTTATAGAAAACATTAAGGTAGAAGATGAAACTAAGAAGGAAGAAACATTAGAAGAATATGAATCTAAGCTACCAGAAAATCTTCCACACACTTCAAAATACAAATTAGAGCAAATTGAAAGTCAATTGAAGAATGTAATACATGATGGTTATGACTATAGTGATTATGCTTCAAAGGATGGAACAAATAAGAGATTTGTTGAGAAGATGGAGAATACTAATTCATTACGAGGTACTATATTTGGACAGAATTTGAACAAATCTGAAGATACTTCTTATATGAAGAAGGTAGAAGAGAAAAATTTATTTGAGGATTGTCCATTTTAATTGAAATGGACACCTCTTTATTACTATATTAATATTATTATGGAAGATAAATGTTATTATTGTACAAGAAATTAAAGAAAAAGAAAATCTCAATAAGAGAAAGAAACATGTATTTAAATTGTAAATTAAAGAAATGGGAAAGACATTAAGAATTTGGAATGAGTTTGGTGAGACACCTAAAGTAAGCTTTAAAGCAGCTGGTCAGGATTTCTTTGTACCACGATTGAATGGTAAGACATCAGATAAGAAACTTGCAGCATATTTTGCTTTTCAGAAGTCATTTGATATTACAGAACCTGAGATTGCTGAGCTTTGTAATGAAGCTACACGTATTTTGATGGAGAAGATTGGTGATGCTGTACGAGCAGATGAGAATACACTTGATACTGTACATTTGTTCTTAGCATTGGATAGTGTAATGACTAGAAACAATCATAATACTAGATTAGAGAAGTTGGCAGATTTCTGTGACCATCGTCTTGTTTATGATAAGAAAGAAGATCGAGTAGGTCTTTGGTTGGATTTTGGAGATCAGCTTAAGATCAATTCAGGTATTCATGAAGTATTGCCACATGACTATGCTGGTGTATTTTTGAACAAGTCCGGTAAAGGTAATGAAGGTTTTGATGTCCGGTCTCAGGTGGTGGATGAAGACTATATTGGGTGTGTACATCTTTCTATTTCTTTTACAAAAGATAAGAAGAGTCCAATAGTTTGGTGTGGTGATAAAATCATTCAGCAACTTATTCTTCCTATTTGGCAAGTATCAGATATTGATGAACTTTCTGAAGATGAATATAGAGAGTTGATGAAAGATTCTGAACGTGGAGAAAATGGATTTGGTTCACAAGATCATAATAAGTAGAATATGGGAATGACAGATTTCAACAATGTCGATATCGACATGCAAGATATGAAAGATAAGATGAAGGAATTAGACAAATGCATTGGTATGATGTATTATACATATCATGAATGTCCAATTCCAGATGATGATAAGTTGCTAAACTGGTCATTCAATCTCATTAAGCATCTTGAAGCAGCTAAACCATATATTGCACAACATTGCACTATTAGAAATACTTATCATGATTTCAACATGCAATTAGTAAAGTATGTTATGCCAATATATGAAGTATTGCAAAGATGTTATGACAATATGCCATGTCACATGAATGGCTCTGAACATCATGTTTATCTTTATAACCAATTAGAAAGCTTGAAAAAATTGCTTTTTGATAAAGATGAATGTAGATTGACTAAGAAAAAGAAATAAAATTGATTGCTGTTTTTGTTTTACAATTTTTAATTAAGATTAAGTAAAACAGAAACAGCAATTTATGTTATCATTTCCAAGTACTTTAAATAAAGGTGGTTCTCATCTCATTACACCACAACAATCTAATTCTTTGAAAGATGTATTGAACAATTCATTAAGATCTGCATTTAATGCTGCAGTATCAAAATCAACATCTGGACAAGGTTATGATACTGATGGTATAAGATATAATGAAGATAGGGACACTTCTTCATTAATAGATGATTTAGATTTCTCTTCACATCCAACAGTAAAATATGAATCAAATATGTTGGCACCTCCTTCTGACAAAAATAGAAAATACAATAAACAAGCTGTCATTTGGACACCTACTCACATGAATAACCAGATATTCCAAGTAGTGAACAATTACAGATGTTTCTTATCTGGTATGCTTATAGAAACAGGAAATGATGGTGAAATGCAAGGTACTAATGGAAAGAAATATAAGACATATAATTTTAAAGGTGACTTGACTCCATCTTTGTTTAATCCTTATCATGCTTTACCAGTCTATGGAATAATGGAAAACGTTCCTTTAATGGATGGTACATTCCTTTCTAAACATGACAAAGCTGAAATAGCTAAACTGGATGATTGTTCCATAAGAGAGTTGGTGAATCTAAGTTCTGTAAGAAAGTCTATACTTGGTAATGCAAGATACAAATATGCAGATTTCATGTATTGTAAAGATCTTGGAAAGATTTCTAACAACCACATGATAACGTTGCGTAAATTTGCTATCCCGGTTGGTGACAACATATTCAGATCAACAGTGGCAAAAACAGCTGGTGAAGGTAAAGATGATCCAATGTCTTCTATTGGTGATGTTGGAAGAATGATTACTTGGTTTGATACAGATGACAATAAGCTTAGTGATATCATGTCTTATGAATATGAAGCTTCTTGGAAAAAGCTTGATGCTAAGATACAACAATTGGATTCACAAGAAGATGATGAAGGTAGAGGTATAGCTGGTAAAATCATAAACAACTTAAGTCCTGGTTATAACCTACAATCTGCACATGGTATCAATTCAGGTGGTTTGCTTGGTCAATTGATGAACAGTATGGGTATAGGTGCAAATACACATGAATGTCAGCATAATGATGTTGCATTAGGTAGAAACTATGACAACAATAAAGTATATACTCCAAGAGATACTATTCAAGATACCCACGTATATGAAGGTAAGCTTACATTCAAACATGAATTTACTTTGAATTTCTCTTATAAGTTGAGAGCTTATGACAACATCAACCCTAAGTCTGCTTTCTTAGATTTGCTTGGTAACATCCTAACCGTCACATATAGAAAAGGAACATTCTGGGGAGGAAAGAGTGAAATATTAGGAGCTAAACCTAATAAAGCAGGATGGCAAAAATACAATAATGTATTGAAGGGATTGTCAGATGCTGGTGGTGACTTATGGAAAAACATATTCCATCTTGAAGGAGCTAATACTGATGGATTATTAGGTGCTCTATCTCAATTTGGTAGTTCTTTACTTGATATAATAAAAGGAACTGGAATGGATATAGGAGGAGGAGCTTCTAGGGCAATGCAAACTGCCAAAGATTTCTTATCTGGTAGTATTACAGCTAGTGAAGTAATGGGTAAAGTAAAAACTAGTGTACAAGCTGGTGCACAAAAAGCAGCAGATTTGAATCTTGGTCATGTAATGATGGGTTCTATAAAGAATAAATTAGGTCGTCCAGCATTATATGCTTTTGACTCATTGCTTACTGGAGCTAAAGTAGGTCTTTGGCATGTAACCATTGGTAATCCAAAAAACCCTATTGCAACATTTGGAAATTTGATAATGACAAATGCAAAAATAACTCATAGTGGTCCATTAGGATTTGATGATTTCCCAACTGACTTACATGTATCTGTAACATTAAAGCATGCTATGTCAAGGGATGCTACAGAAATATCTAAGATGTATACTAAGGGTCAGAATGGAATATACTTTTCATTATGTTCTCCTTTCAATACCATAGAATTTAATGATGGAGAAAAAGCTCGATCAAACATAAGTTTGGAAACCCCACCAGCAACACCTTCTAAAGTTCAAGTAAATAATGCAACAAAACCACAAGAAAAACCTAAAGAAAATCAGAAGAATGCAGATAATGAAAAGAAAGATGATAAAGATTTGATGAATGATGAGATAAATAATAGTAAAAAAGATAAACCTTTAGATTTGATTCCTGGTAAAGCAAATACAGCATTTGATAGTCCATCAACTACTCAATATACTAGATTTGCTTGGAGTGGTTGTGATACTGAAGAATTCATAACATCTAAAGATGAAATGCGTTAATCATTATTTCTATATTTTATTAGAATAAAAACATAGAATAAGACTGCAATAAAGAATGAAAAGAGTATTATATATTGGTTTGAATGGTTATGCTGGATCCGGAAAAGATACAGTTGCAAAGATGTTGTCACATATTTTGAATTATTCTTTTTCAGATAAAGAAAGTGCATGGGATAGTTTTAAGAGAAATTTCAATCCAGAAGAAACAGCAACATTTCCTCCTGATAAGATGTATAATAAATGTATGTGTATTGCATTTGCAGACCAATTGAAGGAATTGTGTGCTAATATGTTCCAAGTAAATGTGGAATATTTCTATACATCAAAAGCCAATTCTTGGATTTGCATCAATAAAGGATTTGAATTTACTAAAGAGAAACCAGATCCTAAGCACATCATAACCGCCGAAGATTATTATGTAAATACAAGTATGTATCAAGAATCTGATGATAAATTCTATATGTCATTAAGAGAAATTCTTGTTTATGTTGGTACTTATGTTTTGCAGAATTCTATTTCTAAAAGAATATTTACAAATGTTGTAGAAAAGAAAATCAATCAAAGAACGAATCTTGAGTATGCTATATGTACAGATGTACGATTCTTACATGAATTTGATTTTATCAGAACACATCAGGGTGTAATGATAAATATTGTTAGGGATGGAATTACACAGTTGAATAATGTCGCTGAACATGATTTGGATGATGAAGAGAATTTTGATTTCACTATAGAAAACAATTCTGATTATGAATCTTTGTTTTATCAAGTTTGGGACATGATAAATGAAAATGTAAGATTCAAGAATATAACTATCAATTTGTATTCTCATGACTGTTCTGATAATTTCATGGTTTTAGATGAGTTACCGGTTAAAGATACATATAGAAATCATGATTATATTTGGTATCTTGTTTCAGAATATGGAGCATCAAGAGTAGCACATGATAATGGACAGATAGTTTTCATAGACCCATCAGGTGGTCCAATGATAGAGGTTGGAACATTTCTGAATCAATATTCTGATATAAGCAATATATTGAATGAATATCATAAAGTGAAGAAAATATGGTTTGATACTATTACTGGAAGACCTATGATAGAAACAGAAAAACCTTAAAAAGACTTCAGGTTTACTATGTGGAATATTTTTATTAAATTAAAGATATTCCACATTTCATTTATATATCATGTTTGAATTCTTCACTAAAATGATCGAGGAATTTGGCGGCCTTGGATTAGGTATACTTGTCTTAGGTGGCTTGCTATATTTCTTGGTAACTCGTTCTGATAAGAAAACAGAAAAGTCCATAGCAGATTTATCTGAAAACATATCTACTACATTAGCTAACCAAAATAAAGATTTGCTAAGTACATTAACTTCATCAAACAATCAAATGCAAACTAATCTTATTAGTTTGATAGAAAAAACAATGAACTTAAGAGATCAAAATAATGTAAAGATACATAATGCTAGTATGAACCATAGAATGGATATATCTGATAAGATGCAGAAGATGTTGTTTGAAATGATGAATTTTTATCATGCTAGAAGATGTGGAGTAATGGAATTTCACAATAGTACAAGAAATTTGAACAATCTTAGTTTCTTATGGTATGATTTATCTTATGAGGACATGCAAAGAAATGTCACACCTATATCAGAACAAGTAAAAAATCTTCAACTTTCAATACTTTCTCCTGTTATGACAGATATTATAAATAATGATGGTATTGTAGTATACAGAAGTTCTGAAATAAAAGCATTAGAACAAAGATCTCCAGTATTGTATGACCATTTGAAAAACAAAGTTAATGCCAGCAATATGATTTACGCTGGTCTTTATGGATCTGACAATATTTTAATAGGAGTTGTATTCTTGGAATATAATGACTTTTTCAAATATCCAGAAGATATAATAGATTTACATGATATCAAAGAAAGGGCTAGTGGAATATCACAGTTGCTTGAATTTAAAAGTATAGTTTGATATAATTGCTATGGGGTTACTTGATACATTAAAGACTTTGATAGAAGATACTCCAGAAAGTAAAAAACCTAAACAAACAAATAAGAACAAATCTTCTGATAGTACTGCTAAGTCAAATAAGGCTGAATTAGATAAAGTAAAGAAAGATGCATATACACCTAGTGGGATCGACCCATCTGTTAGTGAACCACAATGGGTATTAGCAGATGAAGAAGATGGAACCCATGAATTGATGAAGAACCTTACATGGGTACGAAATCAACTTGGTAAAGAGATACTTGAATCATTTTTAGAGTATGATGAAAGAAACATTAAAGGTGGACATGAATATCATAATTTGTTAGAAGAAGAATTTGATGCCAACCAAGACCTTTCTTTAAAATATGATAATGAAGCTTATTGTGAAGAAGAGAAAAATTACCAAGAAAATAAAGTTGGAGCTACCAATTATGTGGATCCAGATAAATCTATAGGTGATCTTGTTGTTGAATGGATGAAGACAGGGCATTTCAATGGTGCATCTGATTTAAGTTCTTTTGGTATAGATTTTTCTGGTGGTGTTGTTGGAAACTGGGATTTGGGAAAATCTATCAATCATTTAGTAAGTGCTTCCCATGAAAAGTCTACACATAGATGTGCAAGATATGTGAGAGAAGCTATAGAAGCCGGTGGGCTTTCTTTAGCAGGTCATCCAGAAAATGCTATAGAATATGTAAGATTTCTACCCACAGTAGGATTTAGACATATAAAGACTATAAAGTATGATAACCCATATAAGACTTATATGAGAGAAGCTATGCCTGGTGATATAGCTGTTATGGCAAATCCTAAAGGAGGAGCTGGCCATATATGTATGTATACAGGTAAACAGTGGATATCAGATTTCAGACAACCAAGAGCTTGGGTATATAGAGGACAATGTGGTCTTCTATATATATTTAGATATACAGCAATTACACAAGGAATGAAAATGGGAAATCTTTCAGCAGGAGCATCTGGTGTGAGCCAAGAAATGTTCAATGCAATATGTCATTTTGAAACTGGACATAGTTATGGTTATCAAATGACACCTAAGGATTTGAATGGGTATGGACATGATCAGGGACATAAAACTTATGGTTATGGTTTGTTAAAACATCCTAATGGGAAATACATGGATCAGATAAAGCCAAGATGGACACAAAGAGAATTAGAAGCATTGTATGTTACCCATGTACAACAGTTCAGTTCTACGGTCAGAAATTGGGCTTCTAAAAATGGTTTGCAATTAGCACAAAATCAGATAGATGCCATAACATCTGCAGTATTTAATTATGGTTCAGGATTTTTGACTATGTCAAAATATAAAGTATGTTCTTTAATAGCAAATCGTGCACCAATGCAAACCATTTGGTCTACTTGGTCAACATTATGTGATAGAAGTAGTTTAAGTGGACTTAAGAAACGTCGTCGTTGGGAAGCAAACTGGTATATTGGAAAAAAGACAGCACTTCCATAAATTAATTCTTATATAAAAGTAATATGGATTTCAATAGTTGTATGCCTTCACAAGAGGTGTTATTGACAATGGCTATCAATGACATGTCATCAATATCCATAATTGGGTGTGATGATGTAAAATATGACACCTCATGTTTAGAGGTATCGTGGAGTTATGATGGTATCAATTGGTCATGTTTTGCTTCTTATACTGATGCAGAAAGAATACTTGTTGATAGTTCATCTGATTTCTATATAAAATTTAAAGTAAATGGTATTGTAAATGATGTAAAAGATGGTAATGAAAGTGTAGACTATACTACATCGATTGCCTCCGGCATCTCATCACCATCTTGTGAATCATCTAACAAATACAATCCTTATGCTGGTCTTACTTCTGCTATAGCTTTGCAACAATCATTGTCAGATAGTGTTGCTTGTATGATTGGCATACCTATATATTATTTCAAACTGAAACCTGATTCTGGTTCTAAAGATATTACATTCAAAGAATATACTTTAATGAATGTAGAAGCAGTAAAGCAGATAAAGCTTATAGTAAATGAAGGTCAGATGCCAAGCAGTAAACCAGAATTTTCAGACTTTGGATTAGACTGGCAAACGGATTGGGAAACCGAAATAAGCAAGACGATGTTTGCTACAGCTTTTGGAATTACCGCCCAACCAATGGAAGGTGATTTGATATATATTCCAATGATGAAGAGAATGTGGATGGTCAATGAATCTTATGAAGAAAAGAATGGTTCATTGATGTGGAACAATACCACATTCAAATTGTCATTAGTAAAATATCAAGAAAAGGGTTCTGTTGACTTAGGAGATTTTGATTCTACTATAGATAGCTTGGTAAAGACAAAGTATGAAGATTTGTTTGGTGATAAAGAAGGATTAGATAGTGGAGAAGAAACAACGGAAGCACCAACATATTCTGGAAATGGTATGTATCCTGTATATGAATCTGATTCCTGTAGGAAGTATGTTACTTCAGAAGGTACAAACTTTGTAGATACAAATATCTATCAAAGAGGAACATTGATAAGTGACAGATGCTACAAATTTGATCCATCACTTCTATATCGGTTTAAGAATAAGATAGTATATCAAAGAAAATATTGTGGAGATGAAGGTAGTACAAGCATTATTGTTGGTTTGAATGGAATGTATGATTATGATTCTGAACTCATAAAGATAGGCCATATCATATTGAGGGTGAAAATGACAAATAGAAGGATTAAAGTAAGCTTAGATAATGTAGAAGATTGTTCTGTATACTTACCTAAGCAAGATGCTAATATGACTGACAATCATTATTTCATATATCTTAGATGGTCTAAATCTAGAAATGTAGTAGAATTAGGAGTATCAGAATATTCTTACAATGAAAATGTTCCACTATATAAGTTACAACCAGCACACTACAAGTTTGACTTAGATAATTTGACAGCGCATAAAGTAGTAAAGTGGAATACAGAAATGGTAGAAGAGGAAAAGCAAGATGTAATGATAAATGGTTTACCAGGAACAGTTACTAACTTCAAGCTTTTTGATTCCTATATAGATAATGTATCAGAATTACTGCAACAGTATCCTACTAGTCAACATCTTATGATAAATGATACAGCTAGAAAGATAATAGATATGCAAGGAAGTGCAAGTGCTTAAAATATTTTGAAATTTTTTATCTTTATTCTATATTCATTACGTAATATAAAAATAATTAGAAGCTATAGGACAGTTTAAAGATATGATGATGAATATCAAAGGTGCAGTAACAGACAATTTTGGAAATATTGTAGTTCCAGGTGAACTTGTAGGTTTCCATAAGACGGTTGTTGGAAATAAAGTATTCATCTATGGTAAATATGATTACCTTGAAGATGACAAGCTACATATCATTACTTTTGGATTCAAAACTGATTTGCTTAATGATCCTGAAGAACTGAAAAAGAAAATAAAAGGAGAATATAGGATTAAAGAAAATTCTAAGTTCTATAAAGTAGTTAAGAAAACTGATTGATCTAATTTATTTTTAATCAAAATATATTTTATGTAGTATTTGAATGAGTAAAACTGGATGGAAAAAGGTTGACAAAGAAAACCCTGAATGGAATGACATTGATGCAATGTTGAATGAGTCTGATCCAGTTTTGACTGATGACCCAGATGAAGAGCTTGAAATGCCTAAACTTGATCTTGACTTAGAAAAAGTAGAATCTGAATCGGCAACACAAGCTCAGTTTATAGTAGAACGTCTTTCAGGATATTATTTTGATGCAAAGTATGTTGATGAACATCCTTACATAGTTTGTAAGATACAAACAGAAATGCAAAGTATAAGGAGACTTCTCAAGATGCTCACAATAAATGAGAAAGCTCAGGATAGCATCATAATGGCCATAGCGTTGTCCATGTCAAAGTCAACATTATATCAGTCTCTTACATCATTACAGAATTCTACTTTATCTATACAAAAGCAACTTGATGATGTTGTTACTAAACTAGAAGATATATTCAGAATGATGCAAGAGGAATGCCAAAAATCATTTGAAGAAAAAGATAAAGAAGATGATGGTAATGGTAAGATGGTAATAAAAGGTTCTAGAGAGTTTATTGAAGAAATGACAGCACGCTTAAATCAAAGAAAATACACAACCACAACTACTGATAAAACTAATGAAGGTCAAGCAACAGCTTGACCTTTTGTTCTATATGCATGTCCAAATCTCTCTTATCTTATTGAATTCATTATAAGGAAGTGTCCAATATCCATTTCTTCCATAGCTTCTACCCCAACTGTTTCTGATAATGAAACCATTCTTATCATATCCAACAACTGCAACACAATGACCTCCTTCTAACTCTGCTCCATTCCAAAAGTCATTTCTTGAACTATCATATACAGGTAACGCTATCAATACTGGACCATTGCATAATATTGCTTGCTTCAATATTTGTTCACTTCCTATCATTGCAAAGTCATGTATCTTAATAGTTCCAACATTTGATTTGATACCATGTGTTCTTGCTAATGATAATGCTTCTTTGATAGACATACCATTATCATGATTCTTATCGGATCTTGCATTATATATTTGTTTCAAATCAATATTGTTGTCTTTCTTTGAAGTCTTCAACTTCATATCAGTAATCCAATTCAAGAAACATGCAAGAGCATGAGTTACACACATGTTTGTGGAACCTTGATCTGTTATTGGACTAAGGTAATTTACAAAGCTGTATTCATTAGGAATATTGTTTGTCAAATTCTTAGTGATCTTCTTATCATGAGCATCAATTTTTGATGCATTGCAACCTAACATTCTCATGATTATTAATCAAATATATATTTAAAAATTAGATGAAAAGAAATCTCACACAAATGCAAGCTACAGTAATTACTTGGATATTGATGATTGCTATGATATTATCATTCTTCTTCATGTCTTGTGGTTCACCAAAACAAGTTGATAATACAACAATGCAATACGAACTAGATACATTAGTTGACAGGCATTTTATAGATAGTGTATGTATTGCTGATACATTAGCGAGATATCCTGTAGAATGGATATATTCCCCGATGAGAGGATATGATACAAAGAAAGATATATCTACTTATGGGTGGATGAAGTCAAGCAATTGGACATTTTACAGAATAATCAAATATGAAGATGGCACTTATAGATTAACAAAAAGAACTATAAGATAATAAAAATTCTCCAGGATGGCGCCTGGGTCACACAGGTAGCGGAAAAATATTTAAGAGTATAAATTATAACCTAAGAAAATTTTCCGCTACCTGTGTGACTTTTTATTTGAATAAAAATTTTGAATAAAAATTTGAAATAACTAGAGATTGTTCTATATTATATCCGAACAAAAAATTAAGAACTGAAGTTATGAGTTATACATACGAATATCCACATTTTGCAATAACAGTAGATAATGTGATCTTCAATTTGAAGGACCCGAATAATCCTAAAGTGTTGCTTATCACTCGTAAAAATGAACCATTCAAAGGAAAGCTAGCTCTTCCTGGTGGATTCTTAGATCCAGATGACAGATCTGCAATGTCCGCTGCTATCCGTGAACTTAAGGAAGAGACAAACTTAAGCTTGAGTTATATGTTTCAAGTTTGTGCTCTTACTAAAGAAGGAAGAGATCCACGAGAGAGATGTATTTCTATTGTATATGCAGATACAGTCCATGATGACTTTGAAGGTCTGATAAAAGCACAAGATGATGCATCAACAGTACAATGGGTATCATTAGTAGGTTTAAGGAAAGATGATTTGGCTTTTGACCATGCAACAGCTATATGGAAATCTATCCAAGAATTGTTTGATGATGAGTCAAATTGTATTTCATTGTTTGATATTAAGAAAGAACAATATCAACATACAAAAATGATTCTTGACACTATAAAATTCAATTTAGGTCAAACTTTTTTGCCAATATTTTGAAATTTTAAAAGATTGTTCTATATTAGATATGTTAAAATAATGTAGAACAATTTAATTTTTATGATTATGATGAATTCAAATACAGTAAACAATTTCAACTTGAGTGCTCCAACTTCTATCGCATTCCGTTTCTTACAGGTACACAACCAGTTAGAGCATAACATGAAGAATTTAACAAATGAAGCTCTCAAGAGTGTAGTTTATGAAATTATTTGTAGGATTTATAAGTCTTATGTAAACATGGGTTACAAAGAGGAGAACACTCCCCAGTATCTTGATATCGCAGATACATTGTTTGAATACATTACTAATCAGAAAGTTTTCTTAAATCAGTTAGTAGATGTATTAGATAAGAATCATCATGACTATGATATCATGAAATATTGTGCCTTAGTTTTGAGTTCTACCGAGTACATTCTTGGAACCGATACTCTTGATGAACTAGAAGATTAAGGAAAAGATAAGACTTATTTTAGTTATTTAAATTTAATTATTTTAATTGATTATGGAATCTAGAAATGATTTAATAGGTAAAAAAGTTTTAATTGTATGTAATAGTATAGGTGATAATTATAAAAAGCTATATTGCTCTTATGTATTGGGGAAAATAACTGAATATAATCCTGCTACAAATAAGATTATGGTTATCAGAAATACTGAACATACAGATTCACCTATTGAATTTAAAATCGGTGATGGGAATTCTTTTGATGGACGATTTGCAACAAGAAAACCAGAAAATGATAATGAAACATGGTGGTATGTTGCATTAGCTGATGATAAGGCTATACAATTGTTAAAAGGAAATTTATTAAAACGAAATAATAGAAGACCTGTATATAAATCATATTATTTGTCAAATATTGATTATGGTAAACATAAGTCCAAAAAGGAATATTTAACATATCTATTAAATGAATTAAACAATAAATCTGAATAACGATATGACTGTAAAAGAAACTTTAGATGTAATATCTGAAATGATTGATTGTCAGATATTGGATGGATTTGCATTCACCACAGTAAAATATCTATATACAGATGAAAATACTGTTATCTTATCTGATCTTGCCACTGATGTTCGTGATTGGGTCAATAATGGTCATGAAGATGCAACTCCTGAAGAAGTAGCAAAAGAATGGTGTATGGCTCCAGATACACTTAATAATTTTATTGATAATTTCCAGAAAGTAAACTGGAAGGACGTATTTATTTTTATTTAAATTTTATTTATACATAAATGAAGACATTAGTAGAAATTCTTGAAGGAAAATCAATCAAGCTTTCCCAAGCATATAACAGATTAGCAGGTATGGATCCTAAACAAAAACTTGGATTCTATGATGAGTACTCAGATCCTAAGAAAGAATATACTGTAGAAACGTTCAGAAATGATCTTAGAGGTGTTATTGATATTGTTGGTGATGTTGATATCAATGAAATCACACATAAGGAAGCTAAGAAGTACCTTATTGATTTGATGAAATAAGTTAAACGAAATAAAGATTATTAAAATTATGAATAAAATGAATTTTAAATTGAGTGATGCCATTAGTAAGTTGGAAACCATGGAACAAAATGAAGTTCTTCCATTTGCTTCATTTGATGGATATCCAGAAACAGTTGAGTCATTTAAAACGAATCTTGAAGAAATAATGGATTTGGATGGAGATATTTCTATTACTGATATTGAAAGAGATGAGGCAATTGAATATCTCACTCAAATTTTAAGTTAAAAATAAATATAGAATGTTTGATGTTTCTTAAATTACCAGAGAAGATATCACATACAAAAAGATCACATTATAACAAGAACAAACATAGCAAAATTGCGTTTTCTTCTAAAGAGGACGCAATTTTGTTTTTATATAAGCAAAAGAATGATGATTTAGAACCATATTATTGTAATTATTGCAATAAGTGGCATGTAGGACATAAAAATCAAACTAAATATAAATGAGGAAGACTTAAGTCTTCCTCATTTTGTATTGCTTCTCAATATATCTTTTACTTTATTCAAAACTGTCTTATTAGGACAATCTTCTCCTGCTCTGTTCATATAGAATACAAGTCTTTTCATTGCTTGACCTTCTGAATCTGATGCATCTAACAATATTTGGGCTATCTCCCTAGGGTTTGTTTTAACAAACAAACCATCAGGTGAATCCCATTTACCTTCTATATCAGATAGCTTTTCATTTACAAATTCACTTAATTTCTTCATATTGTATTTTATTTAAATAAATCTTGTTCCTCAAAAGCAAGTGCTGTCTTGGCAGTCTTTTCTTTCTTTTTCTTTTCTTCTATCTTTGGTTTCTTCTTATATACAAAGTCAACTATTCTTTGGTCTATATGTACACAATCTTCTAAAGGAATTTCTTCTATGTTATAAGACCATTTCTGTTCTTTATAAAGTTTACAACGGGCTAAACCCTGGAGATATATTTTATTAGATGCTATCTTAGGATCAAATTGATCTGTAACATCATATAGTTCATAAGCATCTTTCATGTCTGACAAACCAAGTCCTCTACCAATAGACTGCATATTGATTACTTGTGATTTGAATGATTCAAATAAGAATCCATGACAAAGATTAGAAAGTGTAATACCTGTGCTCATGATGGAATATCCTGCGATCAGTATCACATTATTTTTGTTTTTCATCACTTCTTTCACAATCTTTCTGTCTTTAGAACCACCTATCACATATAGCACTTCTCTATCTGGGTATGCTTCTTTCACTCTTTCATAAACATATTTTATATATTCACGATGTTGTGCAAGAATTAATGTATTGTTAGGACAATCCTTAAGCTTTGCTATCAACCAATCTATTCTTCTTTCTTTGAAATGTACAGTCATCATCTCAACATGCAATGCATTGGTCTTAGTAGATTCCTGTATTACCATCTGAAGAAAATGCTTATATTGCAAATCTTGATACTGCTGCCATTGTTCATCAGTCATCTTACTTGTATCTGGTTTCTTTTCTCCATAGATTTTCCATTTAGCATCAAGAATACCTTGTGGTAATTTTTTCTTATAAGCAATTAAGAATTTTGGATCTGACAATGGTACATGGTCCATTTTCTTTGGATTCTTTTTATTAGGTACTTCTTCAAATACTGACAAACAATATTCTGCACACTTAATCCAATCTTTGATAGATTGCCATTCATTCATATACTGCAATCTGCACTGTGTTATCTTAACATCAGAAATATAACCACCATCTTGTAAGTCTTTTGGATTCAATTCTTGTATCTTAGGACCTAACAATGCATTGATACAGTGTCTTTCTATAGTGAAATCTTTTGGTAAAGTACCTGTCATTCCAAATGCTATTTTCACATTTGACATGAATGGCTGGCTTATTATATCCTTAATAGATTTAGCAGTAGCTCGATGTGTTTCATCAACAAACACCATATCATATCCACATCGATCTATTCCATTGCCATCAAAGAAATGTGGGTTGTAACGTTTTGAATTCTTATCTAAGAAATTCACAAGTGTCTGAAATGTTGCAATTGTCAAGTCAGATGATTCAACCAACTTACCACCAGACCAAAGACATTCACTATTGAAATAATCTCCATATTCTTTAAAGTCAGAATATCCTTGCTTAACCAAATCAATACTTGGTACAACCATCAATATTCTACGTACACCAAGATATTCTCTTGCATATCTCATCAATATCCATGAAATAAGGGTTTTTCCAGCCCTAGTGGCTAAACAACTACAACTTCTTTTATATTTTAAAATGTTATATGCTGCTTTATATTGATAAGGTCTAGGTGTAAATTTACATCCCCATGTATCTACTATATTTTTAAATTCTTCAAAAGATAAATTAAATTCAGTTAAATATTTTTCTTTTTGTATTCCATCATATTCATAATTATTTTCTTTTAATATATTGCAAATCGTTTGTGTTAATCCAATACTTGCATACCAAACTTTCTGTCCAGATTTTTGAACATATTCATAAAGAAAATCTGAAGTATAAGGAGTACCCTGATATGACTTCAAATAACATATTGGGTCTACTAAATTCATCTTTTCTTTAAGTTTTCCAATGGCTTTTAAATCATTATCATTATCTACCTTTAAAAATACATATTGATTAGCTTTATCTGAATATTTAAAATGTATCATAAAATTACTTTTTAAAATTACTTTCTAACCATTCTTCAACTGTTGGTCCTATATTACCCCATTTATTGTCTATTTCTTTAAAGTCCTTGTCTAATTGTTCTTTTGATGTTTCTTCAAAATATTTCTTAAGACTTTCTAATACTTTGCTCATGTTCATTTAATTTTTCTTTAATCAATTCTTCAAAACTTTTAAGTATATTGATATTGTCATGTACAAACCAAGTATGTACTTCAAATCTCAATTTAGATAGAAATTCAACATGGTCCATTGTATGCTCGTAATTCAGATTTCCAAAATCATGTGTATCAACATAATTTGTAATGTAACTTACAGATTCATTAATTATAGTACTAATTATCGCACCCACAACTAAACTAACTAGATTATCAAATATCTGACAATATCTAGTCAAATCATCTTTGGTAAATGATATTTGAAAAGACTCTGGTACATCAGTATCTTTATCTACAATCATCCATCCTATTACTATATTGTCAATTTTGTAATCCACCATTGGATTTCTCATTACAAAATCTTCATGTTCCCATGTTGGCAAATTGTCTATTATTTTCATTTTTCTAAAATTTTTATAAAACTAAAAATGGAGAACTTAAGTTCTCCATTCAGTAATTATCTCTTACTTGTTGTTGGATGCAGCGGCATCATCAAGTCCAAGCTTAGATTGAAGAGATGAATGCTCCTCTGAAAGCAAGTAAGTACGAGCCTTAAGCTTGGTATACTCATCTGAATATGGCTTAGTAAACTCATTGAACTTCATGATCTTTACCCACTCATCATGACCTTCAAACTGAAGCTGACCCAGATTCATTAAACAACAATCTAATGTTGGATAAGGAATAGCATCGAGATCTGGGTTGAATGCATCCCAAAGCTGCAATAATCCTTCAACATAACTAAATTGTACTTTTTGTTTATTTAAAAAGTAGCGGAAAATCTCAACAGCTTTACTAAGAGCTTCTTTATCAACTACTTTAAATTCATACTTTGCAACCTTACGGTCATGCTTGTCAATTTCTTTGATGAGATCCTGCTCCATTGCAAGCAACTCTTCATTTGTCTTACCTTCAAGTGTCTTTACAAATTCATTGTAAATTTGCTGATTCTTTTCCACTTCTGATAACTTTTTCTTACTCATAATAGTTTTTAATTTACGTAAATTTATAGTAATATTATTGCACATAGTGCGATAATCATATATAATATAGTTTGTTTTAAAACCCGTTTCAAAGCATAAGTCATTTCTTTTCTGCTCACAACATCGATTACAATAAGATAATTATCTGCATTCAATGGTCCTACATGCTTTATATCAACATTAATATAATCATAAAGCTTGTTTATCTTAAACAAATTGTCAATCAAATTGAATTGTCTATATACCCAATTCTTCACATATTCATTACTGTTTGTGTTGTCCCCATCAATTTCTATGATTGTATTGTTGAAGTCAATCTTTCCATCAATGTCAATATAAGGGTTTATTACACCATACATTCTTCCAATCCAATCTTTCTTTATAGATATCCTAAGATACCGCTTCAGAACTGTAAGAAATTCTTTACTATATAGAGTATCAGATATGTATGACATGTCTGTAATGTACCGATATATAGATTGTACTAACATTACTAATCTCCAAGTCAGAGTATTTGATCCAATTTTCTTCAATATCCAACTTATACCATGTGATTTCTTATAAATCATGATAAATTTCTCTATTTTTATTTAAAAGGTGAATTAGGCAATTAAAACAAATAAAAAATAAAATTTTTGATTTTTATTTTGAAATTTCATTCTATTGTTCTATATTCATCTCGTTAATAAAATATAGAAATTCAAACTTAAAAAGTTCAAGAAAATATGAAGAAATTATCAGAATTTGTTGCAGAAGCTAAGTCACTTGATATACAGAATGATACTTTGGATTTCATTCCATCTGCTAAGCTTAAGACATATCTTACTACAGCAGACAAGTTCATTTCTGTTGAGGCAAAGGAAATCATCAATTGGTTGATTGTAAACAATGCTACATATATGAAGGAAATTGGTTCTCTTCAAAATTTCTATGGTAAGGGTAAACCAAAAGATCCTAAGTTGCAGGAATTGTACAAGTGGATTGGAACACTTGCTAAAACACATCGTCTTCTTGAGGTACCAGTATTCCAGACTGAAGAGCAATTCAATGCAATTATCAAGAATGAGATTTCACCAGATGAGATATTGCTTGACTTAAAGACTAGAAAGGGTCGTGATACCGTAGCTAAGAAGTATACACCATTGGTTTGGAAGATTGCTCGTGGATTCAATGGAAAGTCTAGCTTCTCTCTTGATGATTTGTTTGCCTTTGGTATGGAAGGTCTTACTATTGCAATGAATCAGTATGGTAAGTCTTCTGAAGAGACTGCTAAGAAACGTGGTGGAAAGAATGCTGAAGCAGAAGAGATGGCTGGAGAATTGAAGGATGAAATGAAGAAACGTAAAGCATTTACTTTCTTGAGCTATGCTAGCTATTTGATTCGTATTGTAATCCTTGAAAATATCAAGAATGCTTCACACTTAGTACGTATTCCAGTTTCTGTTCAGAATAAGGAACGTAAAGATACAGGTAGAAATACAAAACAGACTTCAGTATCTGGTGAGTCACCTATTGGTGGTGGAGATGAAGGTAAGGGAATCTTTGATAAGGTTGATTCTAAAGAAGATGCAGATGCTTCTCTCGACCAGCAAGATATTGCTAAGCTTTGGAAGATGATTGTCAAGATGCTTGAAAAGAAATTTACTGAAAAGCAGCTTGATGTATTCTACAGTATGAATGGATTGTTTGGCCATGAGAAACTTAAAGCAAAGCAGATTATGGCTAAGTATGGTATGAAGAATCCATCAGAAGTTACTAATTCTAATTTCAAAGTTCTTCAGTACATTAAGAATACTCCAGAGTTGAATAAAGCATTTGCTGAGTTGTATTCTCTTTACAAAGAGTGTTTGAATGATGAAGATCAGAGAAATGCTGATCCATCAGTATTTCGTATAAATGACAATGATACTGCATATCGTGAGTAAAAATGAAAAGTTTATATGAATATTTGCTTGAGAGCAGCATTGAAAGATATACAATGAAGATTACTCTCAAGCAATTCATTGACAAGTATATAGAATTATCTAAGTTGTCAAGAACCAAAGCAATATTAGAATTAGTATCTAATCTGAACATGTACAGTGATGGTGGACCTAATAAAGAAGATTGGATTACTTCAAGTCAAAGCAAAGAAATTTCATTTGATGCTTATACAGAAACAATAAGTGGAAAAGAATATTTATATATAGAAATTCATGATTCTAGTTATGATACTATGAAGGTTGCATTCAACATTAAAAAAGTTGACTTTGCAGAACAGTTGTATGATTGGTTCAAAAATACTGGTAAAAAGCAATGATTAATCTTAAGAGCTATGTAGTCATGAAAGAAGAATTGGATGGTGATAACATTCAATGGAAATTCAACAATTGGTCTAAAGGAATAGAATCATCTGCATTAGATGCATTCATGAAAGAAGCACCAAACCAGAAAGATATAGATGGGTTTAAGAAACTGGTAGGTGACAGTGGTATCAACTTCAATGCATTGACTGATGTAATGAATGATGATGCAAAAGGATTACCAGACAACTATGACAATATCTATGTTCTTAAGAAGATTATAGACACTATAAATATATTAAATAAAGGAAAGAATAATTAGTATTTCAGAATATCTAAATGAAAATCTTGATGAATTTGTTTTTGACTTGAAAAGTCAAACATATTTGAATGCCGCTAAGAAAGCAAAGAAACTTGGAGATCCACGGGCAGAAAAGTTCTTGCAAGCATTTAAAGACAATATTGATAAAGAATTGATGAATGCTGAAGGTCCAGATGATGAAGAAAAGAAATTCAACATCTACTATAATGCTGATAAGAAATCTATTGTAAGACTTAAAGCATTAGCTAAGAATGAGAGAGGTGACGTATCTTTAAGAAATTTTGGTAGAGGTACAGCTCTTGAAATTCGAAATGATGATCTACAATTTGTCGCAAATGTATATGTTGCTACTAATAAAGATCAAGATAGACAAATCTTCTTACGTCAATCTATCATATCTCAAGATAAATGGGATTACGTATCAAAAGAATTCAATAGAGTTGCTGAAAAGATAAATGATTCAGAAGCAAAGAAGCCATTTACTTTTGTAGAAGTATTTACTATTACTGGTAAAGTTGAATTCTTCTATATTATAGATACAGATAAGTTTATACCAGTATTCTTAAACCATGGTAAAGGCAATAAATACGAAGATGATGAATGCTTAGATAATTATTCAGAAGATGATAAGACTGTTATCAATACTATCTGTAAAGCAATGAATCAAAATCACAAGGATATATAATAAGGTAATGAGAAGTTTAGTATGTATGCTATTGGAGAAAAAATGTGATACTCCAACAAAAATGGATCCTACTGATAATGAAAACGTTCTTGAACTCAATGAGATGATAGATGTATGGAGACTTGTAGATAAATATGATATCAGATGGTATACAAATTACAAGAAATATCCTGAATCTATATTTGTGAATAGAGAAGATTGGGAATCTGCCAAATCAAAAGCGAATTCAACTAAAGTATTTGATGCTTGTTTGAAGAGAAATGGTAGAATGAAAGGTCATGAAGGACCAATATCAGGAACAAATTAGAATTGAATAAAAACTATGAAAAAATTAGTAGAATATATGAAGGAGAGCTTGGCAACGAACTCTCCTTTTATATTAAATGAGGATAGAGATCAGACAATCAGATTGAATGACTTTGAAGCTAGTTGGAAGGTGAAAGATCCAGAAAACAGAAAGGGTATCTTTGTAATAGAAGTACCAGAAGACTATACTGATGATGATATCAACCAATATATATCTGATTTGCTTCTTGAAAGCATGCCATCAGATGATAATTTAGCTAAAGAATATTTTGGTGCTAATGCTGATAATATTATAGATGCTAGATTTGAATTTGAAAAGAAAGAAGATGTAAAAGATGGATTGCATTGTACATTTGAATTTGACAAATCATTAGATGACAACTATAAAGGTGAACAAGATAACTTGAAAAAGTATGCATTAGAAAATCTCAAATTCATTGTAGATTGGTCAGAGTTTGATGTTGTCAATACATCAGATGATGGATTGCTATATGACTTATGGGATATCTTCAAGAAAACAAAGTCTAGCAATATTGTAAAATATATGGATGATAAGATAAAGTTGGAAATAGAAGAAAAAGATATGGTTTTTGACAATAGTAAGAGTGAACTTATTAAAGACAAATAAAATAAATGAAACATTTATTGATTTTAACTATATTTATAATGGATATTAAAATAAGAAAATGAATACAAAGAAAATAGGAAATATAGTATATTTAGGTTTATTTGGTATATTATACTGTTCTAGTGCATTTGTGTCAACAATGCATGCTATTGAATTTTTTAGTTTAGCTAATGTAGGTTATTTAGCAATAATGTTGGCATTGACTTATGAAATTGGACAAGCAGCAGTGTTGTCATCATTATTAATAGATAAAAGAAATCAAAAGAAAGTAGTACCGTGGATTCTTATGGGGGTCCTTACAATTTGTCAAATATTAGGAAATACATTTTCGGTATATAAGAATATTTGTTTGAATTCAATGAATGAATTGGTTTGGATAAAAGAGCCAATATTTGTATTTGCAAATGACTTTCCAGATAAGCAAGCTACTATTATCATAACTTGGGTTATGGGAGCTCTGTTGCCGGTAATTTCCTTACTTATGTGTGAAATGGTAACTTCTTATATACATAGTGACAAAGAGGATAAAGTACCAAAAATTATAAAACAAGAAGAAATAAAAGAAGAACCAGAACCAGAACATAAGATAGAAAATGAGCAAGTACAAGAACAAACCAATCAAAAAGAAGAGGCTATCAAGGAAGATGGACGAATTTGCAAGAGAGATAATAGTGGGAGCAAAGAATCTGAAGGAGTTGTCAATGAGACAAATGAAAGCAACACTCAGAATTTGATAAAGGAAGAAGCACAACCAGAAGTTACTGAACCAGAAATATCTAAACCTAATCTTAAATCACAATTCTTAAATATTTAATTTAAAGTATTTTTAATTAACGAAATACAAAAAAAATTGAATCATTAACAAATTTTATAAATGAAGCATTAAATAAATCTGAATTCTTAGACATTATTGATAAATATGATGATGCCAAAAAAGTTGGATAATTTGGATAGTTATTATGATGATTTAATAATTGGGTTTAGTCGTAGAAAGGAAATAAATGATGTTGTTGTAAAGTCAATCGGTAAAGGTCCATATTATGTTGTTGGTATGGATAATTGGGCTGATTTATTTGATAAGAAGGGCATTACTAATATTCTTAACAAAGCAGGTATTACTAGATTACCACATTGGGTAAAAAATGTAAATGGTACAAGTGAAGAAAAAACATACGGTTTTGTCGATACTACAAAAATAAATGATTATTATCATACTACCGGAGATAATAATATGGCATGGAAAAAACATGAAATTAAAGATGCCCTTGAAACAAATAAGAAGTTAAAAGAACTTGGTCTAACTAAGGAATTGGATGATAAACTTAAGCAAATGACAAGTGCTTTTGATTTTAAACCAATTAAGTTTGAAAAGGAGATAATAGCTAGTAGAGCAGCAGCTGCTAGAAAAGATGTATGGGGTCATTATTATGGTGGTGGTACAGGTAAACTTGATATTGTACCAAATATTTTATTAATTAATGGAAAGTTAATTAAGATTCTTACTATGGGTGTAGAAGGAAATGCAGGAAGTGCAGGTATATATACTTTGATAATCCCAGCAAGTGAAATTGAGAATATAAAAGATTAAAATACAGAGTAAAATAATTAAAATAATGCAAAATGCAGGATTTTTCTTTTGAAATTTCCTGCATTTTTCTATATGTTAGAACTTCATACTTCAGTTCAACTGAAGTTAACTAAAGTTAACAGGAAATAAAAGTTTGAATTTTAATTCAACTTTTCTATATTCACTACGTAAATAATTAATAATGATGATTATGGAAAAAGTAGTAGATTTTATGGACACTGAGTTTGCAAAAGATGTGTTGAATCCTGATGAGAAAATTGTATTCAACAAACCTTGCAGAGCTTCAAAGAACAACAATGTAAAGAATACTAGTACAAAGAAAAATATGAAGAAGCAGAAGAAGTACGAAGATTTTCAATTCAACTTGTTTGGTGAAACAATCGATGTTTGCTTCCATGGTAAAGTATATTCTGATTACGATAATTCTTGCTGGATCTTTGGTAACAGTAATTTATCAGAACAAGTAATCAACTTGTCATTGACTACTCCATCTGGTAAGCCATTGAAACCAGAACAGATAAAGCAGACATTTGTACATGAATGTGTACACATTATGCTTGAATCTGGTCAGTATTTTGAAGAGTCATGTAATGAAGGTTTAGTTGAATGGATGGCTAAATGTGTCAATATGATGTTCTTTTCAAATACAGAACTTGCTAAGCACTTCTAACAGAATTTCCTAGGATGGCGCCTGGGTCACACAGGGAGCGGAATAATATATTTCAGTATATTCTATCAGTTAAGATAATTTTAACGTCCCTGTGTGAATATTTAACAAATTTAAACATATATAAAGCAAATGGAAAATAACAATTACGGACATAATGGTGTGTCATTTTCAAGTATTTTGTTCTTGGTATTTCTTGTACTTAAGTTGACTAATGTTATTGATTGGTCTTGGTGGTGGGTAACTGCTCCACTATGGATCCCTATCATTATCTTCTTTGTTATTGTAAGTGGAATATATGCCTTTTATAAAATATTAGGATATTACAGCAAAAATAAGATGAAAAATTTTGCATCTAAAATAAGAAAATATTTAGATGCAAAATAATATTTTGAAATTTTTAGCCTTTGTTCTATATTTATTACGTAAGTTAAAATATAATGATTATGACAATGACAAAAGCTGAAATTATCAAGAGTAATATTGAGAATGTTAATGAGAAGTACAATACCTCATTTAGAGTTATGATTGTAAATCACAAGAATTATGATAAGGTTCTTGTGATTAAAGAAGATGATTCTTGTTTTACTATCAAAGATATCATTTCAATATTGCATAACTCTAATTTGAATGAATGGAAGATTTCCTTAAACTATGGAGATGAAGGTGGTGACTATTTAGGTTTCACTTACTTAGATAATATCACAAGAAAGAATGGTTATATGATTTTGGATGGTGATTCAGAAGAATATGATGACAATGTAATGACTGGTTCAAGCTTGAGAGAAATGTTCTTAATCAATAGTATGAAAGATGAATTAGTCTACATCAACAACATGGATGAAGGTGGTGACTTTGGTACTAACCGTAGAATGACTTACATTGAAATCTATGTAAACAAGATTGGTACATCAAATCGAGTTAACTTAGGATAATTAATTTAATAATTTGAATAATATGGGAACAAATTTTTATGCAGTACTTCCAGTAAAGAAGAAAGTTACAAAGAATCTTGAAAAGGCTATTGAGCTTATTAAGAATACACCTTACGATATTGATGCTATTGAAGCAGAGATTTTTGATGTAAAAGAAGAAATCAACAAAAATCGTATCCATCTTGGTAAGAGATCAGGTGGCTGGGTATTTGATTGGGATGCTAATGATTTAAAGTATTATGAACCAGTATTAGAGTCCATTAAGAATTTCGTTGAATCCAACAATGCACATATTGTTAGTGAAAATGGAAGTACATATACATGGGATGAGTTCATGGATGAGATTGGTGATATTCTGAAATATGATTGTGGTGCTCTTACTGGTAAAGAGTATTATGAGCAGTACCCAGAACATCGTACACCATATACTAGAGAATATCAACGAGAAATATCCATGTTCAAGAAGTATGCTATGAACAATACTATTGAACCAAAGTATCATGATTTCATTACTAAAGAAGGATTGAGATTTGCATTGTATACAGATTTCAGTTAAAAATGAATTGAATATATTATGAAAGAACTTAGTGAATATATATCAGAGCAATTGAAAGGTATTCCAAATCGTAAAAGATTGTTTGATATTACTGATTGTATGGAATATGATAACTTTACTGTCGAAGGATTGAAATTAGATTTAAAAAATCGTACAGTTAAATTGGATGATACAGATGAAGGAATTGTATTTGATTCTAAACCATTGGAATATAAATACAATGGTATGAATGTTATTTCTATATTCAAGCGAACTGCATTGAGAGATCCATTATATAATAGAGATGTTGATGGTAATCCATTTATATATGCATTAAAAGGTAAGAATGGGTGGAAATTAGATATGAAGATATCTGATGTAAAGAAGTATATGAAAATATTCATAGAAAATTGTAAGTCTATTAAGAAGAAATATGATACATGCATAGTAATACCTTCAAGTTCTTCTGTGAATACATTATTTATGAAGGAATTGAAGAAGTATATGAACTGTGATGAATATGTTACTAAGTTTTTTCAAAAAATGCCTATTGATGAAGTTATCATGGGTGGAATCAATCATGAATTGATAAAGAAATCAAATAATCCAGATAAGATAGAAAAAGAAATAGCTTATTATATTAGTAATATGAAAGGAGATTATTTTGAAGCAAAAATGATGCGAAAGGATCTTCTAAAATATATAAGCTATATTACTTACAATGAAGATGAAGATACTAACATAAGAGAAAATATAGATGGAAAGGATGTATTAGTACTAGATGATATTATATCATCAGGTGAATCTGTATCACAAGCAGTGGATGCTATAAAAGATTCATTCATACCAAAGTCTGTTACTGTTATAACTTTATTGAGTAAGAAATTTTAATGACCATAATTAATTTAAAAGGAGAATTATCATGTCAGTAGATCATTGCATTAAAGCTTATAAAGGAGAAGTTTGGCTACCAGGTTGTCAATATACTTCTTATAGAGAATTTGAACGGGCAAAAGAAGAGTGTTCAAAAAATATTGATAGAATAAAGAATAAGATTCGTCAGATTTGTATTTGTACACCAAAAGATGTGTTTCCATCAGATTCTGAAGGTGATACACTATGGAAATTGAATACTGAAGTTGATGAATTGTTTGATGAATTGAATGAATATGAATGGGAAATGTGTAAAATCAATACCATTCAAACAATTCTTGATGATTGGGAGTATACTGGAAAGAAGGATCCTAAGAAGAATTGGACTAAGATCAATCCAGACTTGTATGAGGATTTGAGAAAGGATATGAAGAAAACCATTGAATCATTTGATGGTAATCCAGAAACTATTAAGAAGATGAAAGAAGAAAATGATAAGTTAAATGAAGAATTGAAGAAGAAATTGGAAGAGGAATCTTAAGATTCCTCTTCTTTTATTTTATATTTTATTTGGAAGAAGGATATATGTATCCTTCTTCATTACAATATTCTTTAGCTTCATCTTCTGTCTTAAATGAAATTATATCAACATCATTAGGTATAAGTACAGAAGTATTGAATAAATCACCTTCTATTACATCTGTTACATTACTATCTTTAATAAGTAATATTCTACCATCTACTTCATTCTTCTCATCAGTATTATATTCAACATATTCTAATGTATTATCATTAATTGCTTCATCTTCTATAGTTGCTAATGATATAGAAGTAGGTTTCAATGTTTCTCCAGGATTGGTATTGATAGGAGTTTCTGGTGGTATTATACAAGTCCATTTGTAATTGTTTACAAGTACATAAAGCATTTCCATTGGACTTGCTGGATTGCCATCCGATACACCTTTCTCAAATCCTGTTGGTTCTTGATAAATACCAGTTGGTCGATAAGATACTGGCTGGGATTGTGAATATGCTGTCAATTTAAGATTATACCAAGGATTTCTTTTTCCTTTATATGGACCATCTACATAATTTTGGTTATAACCAAATTGTTTAGTATGTTCATATAATGATCCTATACCTAAATCAATAGTAGTAGGTTTCCTATCTATTCTATCTTGTCCAAATATCTTACTCCAATTTAAACTTTTAAAATTGAATGTTCTATCCATCCATTCTGGTATTATAATTTTCTTACCTTTAGGTATTTGAAAGAAAGTAGGAAGTACTGTTATGTGTGATAAATCTTCTATTTCATTGAAACAAGTGCCTGTAACAATATCCATATCAGTATCTGTGTCATCCTGCGAAACTGATAATGGATCAAGTTGATATAAATTTGGATTGATTTTAGTTATGCTATCTTTTGAAAATATAGTCTTTATATTACTTTTATCGCCAGCTTGACTTATCTTTATATATCTTATATTTGGAAGTTCATTGAATTCCTTTATATATCTGTCAACACCATTATACATTGTAAGATTTACAAGATTCTTTAATTTGACAATATTTCTGATACCATTATTATCTGCATTTCTATCCGAAACAAATGAATCAATATAAAGATTCTTTAATTTAGTAAGTTGCCAAAGACTATTTGGATATTTATCATATTTAGAACTTATTACTGATCTCAATCCTAATGTAGTCAGATTAGGACAATATAAGAATCTATCTGTATTTATTACATCACATGGACATTCTTGTGTATCTATTGTAGTTAACTCAGGCACTTCAAACAATGGATACTTACCAAAATTAAGATAATATGCCCATATGTAATCAATATAACCTTTTGTAAAAGTCATAGTCACCACATGTTCCTTCTTTGTACCTTGAAATATATGATTTCTAAATCCCCAATTAGGTATCAATACGTCTTTCTGGCCATCTGTACCATTACCAGTATATTTTCTGTAATAATCACTATCATAACTATACCATCTTACATAATAGAAAGAACCAGATTTAGTAGCTACTACATGTTCTATTTCAGAATTATCATCCCAATTGATATCTAATTCAAATGATACAGGACTTCTTAATTCTAGATAATTATTATTGTCACAGCAATTATATCCATTAGGGTCATATTTGATGTATTCTTTAGATGTATTATCTACACTACCATGAGAACCATGTGTATTTAATAGAAAGAATTCTCTAGCAGTAGTAACATAGAATGTAAGTTTTCTTACTAATGTTGTTTGTGTACTATTAGTACAAGCACCATTTACCATAGGTATGATATCTCCAATTAAATCCATATATAAATATTATGATAATATATTTAAATAGCACCACCTCCTAATGGTACTTGTTTGATTTCAGTTGCTATCCAATCACCAAGAACATTTGCCTTTTCGTATATACGATTAGCATTATAACAAACTACTTGAAAGCCAATAGAAACATTAGGGAATGCGTTATTTAATGTTTCTGCATTCAATGGTACTGTTGTGTCAGACCAAGCCTTCATATTATTGTATTTTACTGTAGTAGTAGCACCAGTAGAATCAATAGATATGGCACCAGTAGAACCGTTTTCAGGTATTAAACTAGGAATATACATTTTAGAACCAAGACCTATTTCTACACACCAAATGGTACCTTTCTTTATGAATGTAATTGAATCACCTTTCTGAAGTTCTATTTCTGTTAATGAACTAAATTTATGTATAGCATCACCTAACTTTATGATGTTATTTATATCATTAGTATTGATTAAAGTAAAACGATCAATATCTACATAATCTGGTACAGAAAATCCAGTTATAGCAACTTGAGATTTTGTTGTCAAATTTACAGTAGGTGCTAATACTTCTACTACACCACCTGTGGTAACAGTATCTGTTGTATTATGAGAATAAAGTTTGCCATTTGCAAATATCATTCCTTTGTCTTTGATGAAATAAATCTTATTAAGTTCATGAGTAGCTTCTGCTTTGAACTTAGCAAAAGTGGTTTCTTTAAATAGTTTTGCCATTTGAATTTAAAATATGTTAATTTATAAATGACACCAAACAGATTAACATATATAGATATCTGTAAGTCTTACTGTCGGTGTCTTACTTTATATAAAAATAAAAGGACAGAACAAAGTTCTGTCCTTTGTATATTATAAATATTTAAGTTAGAAATTACTTATAAAAAGCATTTAGTTCATTTACTGAGTGAACTTCTGCCCATGGTTCATATTGAATCATAAGCTTGCCAGCATTATTTTCTACTTTAATGTACTTGTTGTTATCAGACTTTACAGTTGTCATTAATGCTTGCCCATACAACCATGCATCTTGAATTGTTACTAATGAAGGATCAACTTTAGAAATTTCTGTAATATCTTTAACATAATAAGTCTTATTGCCTACGACTACTTGACCGTCAACACCAGCTATCTTAGTATCAGACATTAATGTGTTTACCTTAGCAGTAACTGCAAGATCTTTAATATTACCAGCTTCCTGATTAAGACTTACAGAAATAAGGTTATTTGCATCTTGAGCATGGAGCTCTGCTGCAAGATTATCGCGAAGACTTGCAATCTTGGCATTTACTGATGTTGGATGAGCAACAAGATCTTCTGAAGTAGAATTGATTTCATCAATCTTAGCCTGGAGATCAGCATCACCTGCTGTACGATCTTCAACTTCTTGGTCAAGAGAATCTCGTAATGCTTGGATCTTTTCCTCGATACCAGCAGTCAAAGTTTTATCACGTTCAATAGCACGATTAGCAACAGCAGCAATCAACTCATCAGTAGCCTTGAACTTAGCAGCAACCTTAACAGAATCAGCTAAACCACTGATATCTGCAAAGTTGTTAGCATCGGCATGTTCCTTAATAGAAGCTGTATAAGTTTCAGATTCTCCTTCAGTATGAGTAACAGTAGTAGCAACTGTCAAGTCAGTGTCATCAACTACAGCATTAACTTCATAGCACATACCACCATCAACATCTCCAGGATGAGGAGTATTTACCGTAGTAGGAGTTGTCTTCTTTACTGCAATATATGTAGGTGTACCAGTATGAATCTCTTCAAGCTTAAATACATCAGCCATAGGAATATAAGTTACCTTATTCTGTCCATCAGCATTCCATGTAATCTTAATAGCTGGATGACCATCTTCACCTTGAGCAACATATTCTACTGAGCTGATCATTCCATCAACAATGAAATCATTAACATCAACAGCAGTACCTACCATTGTACCATCCTTGTCAGCAAGATACATGCTTGGATGCCCAGCATCAATACCATCTACTGTTGTTTGCTTATTAGCATAAACAAGTTGCAAACCAGAAGTAAGCTTACCTTCTTTAGTAACTACTGTCAATTCATCAGCTATTACAGCTACTTCATAATTCTTGTGACCTTCAACATCATGAGGAGTAACAGTAACAGCAGAATTAGTTGCAGCAGAAACTGTAGTCATCTTCTTTGCTACATATTTAGCAATAGTTGACTTTGTAGTATCATCTACGATTTCAAAAGTTTCAACACCAGTAAGTTTATCAAATTCTACACCAGTGATTTTCTTTAATGCACCATCTATATAACTAAGATGATCTGTTGTTTCTGTAGATACACCAAATACTTGGCCATGAGTAACAATTTCTCCTGTATCAGCTAAGAAGAAAACTCTGTCATTAAAGTCTGTTTTGCTTGTAGCTACAACTTGTTCTTTTAATGAACTAACATTGGTAGTTGAATCAGCTTTTACATAAATAAAGACTTTCTTTAAATCAGCCATATTATTTTATAACTAGTTATATTTAATTTTTATTTTTATTATTGTCCACATGTACATCCAGGAGTACATTGATTTTTATTACTTGTATTACTACTATCAGATCCTTCAGTAGTTGGAACATAATTATCTGCCCATGTTCCATATAAACTATATGTAGATCCGTTTATTATACCCCAATATTCATCTCCACCAAAATGGACATAATCAGAAAGATAAGTATATGCAGAGTAAGTATATGTGTTACATGCATTTGCTGTATTTTCAATATACTCATAAGTATATGCCAAATCAGCTTCATGCTTTTCAATTGCTGCCGTTAAATCAGCTTGAATTTGACTGATGTTGTTAAAATATGTATAAGTATCTTTAATAACACCATCCACACGGAAATTGAGATAAGCTAATGAACGACGATTTTCTTTGACACCAGTCTGCAATATATTGATATCATCATGATGTGCATGCTGTCTAGCAGCAATTTCACGTAATGAATTAGTCAGATTAGTCAACTGACAATCTTGCTTACCATTTAGCTTCTCTATACCATCTATTCTATATTCATGATTAGAGACAGTATTAGATATAGCCCTTACGGTTTCCATACCTGTTGCACGTCTAAGTTCATGCCATAGATGGTCTATAGTGTGGTTTTGTTTCTCATTTATCTTTTGAGAAAGCTCATCAACAGTAACAACTTTATTAGCATGGTCTTGAACGAGAACAACCAATGCATCATCATCTATTCTTGATGCATAAGGTAGTTCAGATATTTTTACGTTTCCCATTAGTTGTTGTTCAATTTTGTTGATTAAAAATAAATCAAGGTGTCATCCGGGTGACACCTTGACCATATTCATATCCTTTGAGATTAAGCAGTGTAATCTTCCCAGAATGTAGCTGGATCAGCTAATGCATCTGTGATTTCCTTGATAGCAGCCTTACGAGCAGTTACTTCATTAGTCAGAGACTGTATCAAAGTAGCAATATTTGTAGCATTACCAGAAATAGTAGAAGCACCTGTAGCAGGAATTTCAGCACCATATAATGCTTGGTCTGCAGCTTTACGATCTGTTACTTCCTTATTAATAGCAGCAGTAGCAGTTGTATTAAGACCATCTGCATATTCCTTAGCATCAGCTAATGCCTTTGCAATAGAACCAGCTGTGGTAGCATCACCATTAATAACATCAATCTTACCATTGATAGTATCAATCTTACCCTGAAGATCTGTAGTAGCACCGCTAACAACAGCATCAACATAAGACTTAACATCCTTAGCATCAGCAAGACCTACAGTATCACTAGCAACTGCAGCAATAACTGGTCTGATAGTAAGCTTCTTCTCAGCATAGCTAACTGCAAAGTGATTAGCATCACCAGAGATGACATCATTCATGTCAAGCATCTGACCAAGGTCGATATTTACATCAACATCTGCAGCTGCACCTTCAAATGTAAGCTTCAATGTATTTGTATCAGCATCATAAGCAGAGCTCTTTACGACGTGGTTGCCGATGATATCGCTAGCATTGATAGATTGAACTGTTGTACCATCCTCTGATGTGAAGTCGATAGCCTTAGTAGTAGCATTGTAAGCAACTGTCTTAACAAGAAGAGCACGCTTAGCATCATTATCTGCCTTATATGCATCAAGTGCAGACTGTACAGCATCGATAGCAGCCTTTACCGAATCCTCAGTACCATTGCCATTGTTGTCAAATGTCTTCAAGATAGACTTGATGTTAGCAATCTGTGCCTGAACATCGGTAGAAAGACCATAAGCAACACCCTGGGTAACAATCTCCTGGGTATTTGTCAAGAAGTAAATCTTATTGTTGTTAGTCTCCTTAGATTTAGCAATGACAGCATCACGAAGACCAGCCTCTGTAACACGAACAAAAAGCTTGTTTAAGTTTGTTAAAGCCATAATTATGGTTATTTGTAAAATATATTTATTGTTTGCAAACAATTTATTAAATTGTCTTATTTAAAAATAGCAGAAAAAGTTTCTAAAAGTTAGACTATTTATTACTTATTTGTTTGAAATTTCTACAAAAGATTCTATCTTTTATACGTCAAATAATGAACATCACTTTCAGTTCTGTTCAAGAACTAAAGTTAATTATATAAAACAATATTAAAATTTGATGATTATGTATAACGAAAAGAAGTTTTGTGATAAGAAATGTTTGAAGTGCAAGTATCATACTATTGTACCAGATCCAGACCCAGATGATTGGTTCAATGATGATGATATGGCTATGTATTGTACTAACCCAGACAATAACATGGAAAAGGAATGGACTAGTCCTAGCCAACGAGAGAGAATCTTGTCTTATATTTCTGACAAGCCTTATCTGAAGAAAGGTTGGACATTCATTTGTGGATCTATGCGCCCTTATGAACTTGGTAAGAGCAGAGAAGATAATGTATTTGCTAATAAGGAAAGTGAGGTACTGTTATGATGTTCATTAATGACAACGGGTATATTGAGTACAATATAAAGGAAGTACAAAAGACTTATATACCTACAAGAGCAGAATTAGTTATGGACGAAAGACCATTCTATAATAGATATTTGAATAACAGAAAGAAGAAGTATGGAAGACGATGATTTGGTAGTAAGATACCATTTTGAGAATCATGAGACGGGTGAAATAAGTTATAGTTCAGAATTCAAGAATCATGGAAGAAATTAAGGATATTAGAGAGTTAGTTACAAAAGGTAATACTGGAACTCTCGTCAACGGAATCAGAGAAAGTAAAGAAGAACTTGATCGAGTTAAAGGATTGATCAGATATATCGATTCAGATGAATTTAGAGGAAATGATTATGAAATAAATGAATACTGCCGAATGTTTGCAGGAAGATACCATGACTATCTTAGAGACAAGATTGAGTTGATGGAGAAGCTGCATCATAAGATGACAAATAAGGAACTTGGGTTGACAAGTGTAACAACGACAACAAAGAAGCAGGCTAAACCTAAGAAGCAAGTTGCAGACTATACAAGTTCTGATGATGTTGACATGTTGATTTAAATGACAATGGAGAAGTTTGTGAAGTTGATTCCTCGAAAGACTATAGAGGAGATGATAGCTTATCGAGATGGAAAGGTAGAATTGACAGATGAGATCATAGGTGAAGTAGATAATTTCAGTGATTTTGTTGCATACAACAAGATTAACCTTCCTGGATTGCCAGATGGATATGGGACACGTCTCTACCATAAGGATGATAAAGAACATCTGTACCCGGTAACATATACAGATGCATATTGTCAGATACATTATAATATGTTGAAAGAACATGTTTGTAAGGTACTTGATATTCCTAGTTATGTGTATCTGGACCTTGAATATATGTTGTCAAAATATTTTGACTAAATTTTTTGAATAAAGTTTGAAATTTTCTTACATTGTTCTATATTGTATATGTCAAATAAATAATATAAATTTAATTATGATGTACAAAGTAAAGACAACTATAGAGAATTTTTTCAATTGGTATACTGGTAATGAGTTCCTTTCACCAAGTTTTGAAGACCATGTAATAGAGTTCATTACTCCTGAATTGATAGAAGAATTTGGTTCTGATGAAGAAAGTGCTTCTTTCACCTTGGCTAATGTACTTAAGCATATTAAAGATGATGAAATTGAAGTGGAAGTAGGTAAAGAAACTGGTGATGCTTCTGAATCTTACTATGCCAAGTTTACTATCGGGGATGGTGTTCAACTTGACAAGTTTGATTTACATCTCTATACTATGAACCAATTTACTGTTGATAATGATTAATATAATATATAGAAGTTATGAATGAAAGAAAGTTAGATTTTAGAGTTTGTTTTGAATCAAGTTATTCAATCCAGTCAGGTGATACAGAAGTATCAGAAATGAGTTATGAAAGAGCTCATGAGCTTATTTATGGATAGAATTTAATATAAAAATTAATTAACAATATTTAAAAATTTAAGAATTATGCAGAGTTTTGAGTCAATTATTGGTGGAAGTGCAAAAGAAGTAAAGGACATTCGTGTAAAGAACGCAACACGATCAATTCAGACACAGTCTGAGATGGATGTAGCTAAGATGGTACAGGACTATCGTAACATGCAGAATGACCTTGAGAATTCACTTGACTTGGGTATTACAAATACCACAGATGTTGCCACTAACTTGAAGGCAATTAATCCAGTCGAGATTCTCAATAAGGTGAATACCACAGCTCAGTCTATGGCAGTTCTCGCTAGAAAGATCAAGATTGCAGTCAAGATCCACAACACATTGTTCCCTACCGCTAAGGTAACTGGGTTGACAGATGATGAGCTTGACTTCTTGAAGGACTGCATCTAAGTCCTTTATTTATTTGTAAATGAAATGGACATTGCTTTGAACAAAGTAGTGTCCATTTTCTATATTAAATCATATATAATATAGCAATAAATAAAGATAAAAATGGAATATAATGTAGAGAAATATGGAGAAAAGAAAGTTTTCTCTGAACAGTGTCAACAATTTATGAAAGATAAGCTTGATGGAAGGGATATATATTCACTTTCATTGGAAGAGCTTAAAATATATAAAGAGGACTTGGAACACCTAATAGAAGAGAATTCAATGCTGGAATTATGCAGTAAACTTTTAAATAACTCGGCGTACGGTGCATGTGCAAACAGATTCTTCTATTTCTATGATATGCGTGTTGCAAGTGATATAACTGCAGAGGCAAGAAACTTAACAAAATTCATGTGGCATAGACTTGAAGAGTTTTTCCATGAGGATATTTGGCAAAGAAAGGATCTGTGGGAAAAATTTGGATTTGAACTTGATGAGTCAAAGCATGATTGGTTTAGACAACAACATGTTAGTGAATACTCAGATACAGATTCTGTATATACACAATATGGTGATTTCTTCAGATGTTGGACACCAGAAACTTTAGCAAGCATTCCAGAACGAGATGATAAAATCAATTGGATATTGAGATTCAATAAAGAGTTTCTTGATAAGCAAAATACTGAATGGATGAATGATATGTACAATCCACGTCATTGCCATTCAATTCACGAGTTTGAGTTGGAAACTGTTTCTGAAGCAACAATTACATTGAAGAAAAAGAAATATTTGAAGGCTATGTCTTATTCAAAAGGTAAGTGGTTTACACCTTCAAAGATTACTGGTGTTGGAATTGAGCTTATCAAGACAACTTCTCCTAAGCTTGCAAAGGAAATCATTACTGATATGACAAGGTCATTAGTTTATGAAACCGGTACAATGTCAAAAGAAGAATATATTCTCTATTTCAACAACAGATTGGAAAAGTGGAAGAAGAAATTCTGGTCAGCTCCTATTGAGGATATTTCTCAGTCAATCAATGTTGGTAATTATAAGAAATATGTTTTATGTGATGAAGAAGATTTGATGTTTGCAAAACAGACTCCAGTATCTGTAAAGTGTGCAGCAAGATATAACTATTTGGCAAAGAAAAACAACCAGAGAAATCTTCGTATTGTACAAGGACAGAAAGTAAAGTATTACAATATAAGATTAGGAAGTACAAATAAGGCTGAAACAGATTACTTTGGATATCCATCTGGTGAACTTCCATCTTGGGCACCACAATGTGATAAAGCAATTCAATGGCAAAAGAATGTTCTTGATCCATTGAACAGATTTCTTGAAGTAATGAAATTCCCATTATTGAATAACAATGGTACAGTACAGTTCGACTTATTTGGAGATGCTTAAAATGAGCATCTCTTTCTATTTTTAATTAAATCCATTAAAATTGAATTGAAAAATGGCAAAGAAATCAACTAATACAGAAGAAACAAAGCAATCAACAGTTGTTTTGAATGATGAAGTAAAAGCAAATCCAATCCAGGATCCAGTAGAAAATACTGAAGATACTCCTACAGGTGATTGTTCAAATCCTGATCATACATGTACTTGCAAGTCAGGTCATTATTGGACAGAAGGTACAGAGTCAGATCAATATTTGTACCATTATGATAGTGAGGATGAAACTATCAAGTTAGAAGATGCTGATCATCGTAAGGCAAATCCTAACTATAAGGTTCCAGAACCACCTAAAGATCCAGAGCCATCTAAACCGAATCCAGAGCCATCTAATCCAGGAGGTAGTACAGAGGATCCAGACCAAATACCTGATACACCATCTGATGATTGTGGTCCTGAAGTAGCTGAACCTTGGGCTCATGATGAACTGCTTCAAGATGTTGATGGTCACACAGGTTTGGAACGTGAACTTCGTTTGCATTGTGGTGTAACTTATGATGTTGTAAAGATGTGGTTGGATGAGATAGCATCAGCAACAGATAAAGATGCTGTTATTGATAAGATTGCTTGGCACATTCCTACTGGTGGACCTAAGAGTATCAAAGTACACCATAAAGAAAAAATCATTGCAGCACTCAATGCTTTGAAATAATTTGTATACATATTCTATATTCTTCATATAAAGATAAATATAAGTATTTTTGTTTAATTTAAAGAATATAACATGTTTCCAGGATTTGTATCATTATACAAGAGAGATGACAAAAGTCATCTCTTCTTTTTCCCTGGTATTGATGACCAAGGAAAACCAATATACATGTCATTAGACATGACAAATATAGATAGTGACTATACGTTTGTCAAGAATTCTGACAAATCTATTGATTATACTTTCAATACAGAAGTTAAGAAAGTTACAGCAGATTTGATAAACAGAAAAGATGGACTAGCATATAGGATGACTGTAAAGCTATAAAACAATCTATGAAATACAAAGAACATAAAGATCATCAGTTTATATATGTGTTGGGTTGCCCATCAAATCCACTAGGTGTCATGAATCGATTGATGGCTTGTGGAGGTGTTGTTGGAGAAGATTTCAAAAGTATTGAATTAGCTAATCCTCACCATGTATTCTACATTGATTTTCATGACAACAATAAGATTGTCTACATGGAAGATGATACTATGTTGTGGGAATCTTTGAAGAAAGTTTGGAAAGAATTGCCACCATTGAATGAGATAGAAAGTTTTCCAGAATCATGGGAAGAAGCAGTAGATTCATTTTATGAAGCTCGTTCTTATGAGGATGATGACAATTCTGTATTGAAAGATGACCTGTATGAACTTGGTAAGATTCTGATATTGAGAGATATCTACAGAAGAGGATGGGAACCATCTGATGATGGAACACCTTGTTGGGCTGTTGCTGTCCATAATGGTGAATTAGATGTAAGAAAAGTTACTGGGTGGTCAAGATTGTTGTCTTTTGCAGAAGACAGTCAAGCAAACATGTTCTTGAATACATTCAGTAAATCCATAGAAGCTGTGAAGCAATATATTTAAAACCTCCCTTGAATGGAACAATCAATTGATTGTTCCATTTTTTTTTTTTTTTTTGAAAATTTTTTGAATATATTTTGAAAAAAATATGTTTTGTTCTATATTTAATGCGTAATAAATAAACAAGATGTTTAATTTTTAAAATTTGAATGATTATGACATACGCAGAAGTTAAAGCTAAGTACACAACAGTTGAGTCTATCGATATTCGTTTGAATGAGATTGATGAACTTACCAAGGTTGGACAAGAAAAATATACAAGTGCCATTACTAACTACATCAATGAAGTGAATGATGTTTTGAAGAAGTACAATGTTGTTGACTACCATACTGATATAGTTTCAGATAGAAACGTAAGCTTCAAACCAGAAGATAACAACAGTTTCTATGAAGTAGATATCTATCCTTCTTACGAGCATAATTGGGATAAGATTGATGCTCCTGAAAAGGTATGGGAATTCCGTTTGAACATTAGTTCTTATGGTGATATCAAGCTAAATGGAAATCTTGATGAGAAGAGCATTAAAGTTCTTAAGTACTATGAGTTTGTTGGAATGATTATCAACAACAAAGAATTCGGGAAGGAACTTGAAGATACATGTCATAAGAATGTTGATGTTCTCAAGTCTATTGACAAGGAATTCAGCTTTACTTCTGAAGAGCAGCAGCTCAGAATTCTCCGTAACAACCTCATTAAGGAAGCAGCTTACGGTAAGATTCTTACTTCAGTTATGGATGCCAAGGACAAGACTCAGTTAGTTGTAATCAAGAAGAACGTTTCAGAAGATGAAGCCGATGGAGTTCGTAAAGGTGAATTCATCAAGGTGATGACAGAACCACTTCCTAATACTCCTGAAACTCGTCCAGAAGTTGACAAGAAACTTAAGGAGATTGCAAAGACAAATGAAGGTAAGTTCATCCTCACTCAGATCAGATTCATCAAGTTGAATGAGGAATAAATTCACACAGGGACTCTCAAATGAGTCCCTTTTATAAATTATACTCCTAAGTATTTTTCCGCTCACTGTGTGACCCAGGTGCTTAACAGAGGAACCTAGTAATTAATTAGTAAACAGATATAAAATGTCAATAGTAAGAAGAAAAGCATTAGTCAACTATACAGTTAGTTATAATACTGTATTTGGATATTTTGGTTCATATGAATGTACAAAACTGATGTGGTGTGATATATGGGGTAATGTTACCGAAAATACATTGGATACATGGAAATTTGCATTAGAAGATGAAGAAACTAAGAAGTTGAATGAACGAACATATTCACATGGTCAAGAAAATGAAGGTAAAGTAGCAGAATTGAATGTTGTTGTTACAGGTTTTACAAAATTAGATTTGAATTAAAATGGAATACAATATAATTGGAAAGTACAATAAGGATTGCAAGATTTTTGCAAAGACTGTTGAGGAAGATGCATTGAAGACTATTTACAGTATATGTGACTGTCCTGCATTCAAGAATCAGAAGATAAGAGTGATGTGCGATGTACACAGTGGGCAGGGGATAGTGATAGGATTTTCTTCAACTATTGATAAGGAGAATCCAATGGTCAATCCAAGCCATGTAGGTGTTGATATTGGTTGTCAGGTAACTTGCATCAAAATGTCGAAGCCATGTCCGGAGGAATCTTATGCATTGCTTGAACATCGATGGAAGAAGGATATTCCTACCGGATTTGCTATTTATGATAAGAAGATTGCCGATGAGAAGATGTTCTACAAGATGTGCAATACTGCTATTGACAGAGCTGTTGCTACAACAGATTTTGTGAACAATGTAAATGTAAATGAAAAGTATATTTCTGATATGTTGAAGCGAATTGGTATGGATGAAGGTACTTTCTGGAAGTCATTAGGTACTACTGGTGGTGGCAATCATTTCTTGTCTTATGATACTGATGACGAAGGTAATGGATATATCATGATACATTGTGGTTCTCGCAATTTTGGTTTGAAGGTAGCAAAGTACTGGATGAATGTTGCAAACAAGCCTTATCGTGTCGACAGTTCTGAATGGTCAAAGCACATTGAAAAGATAAAGGATACATATCCTAAGTCAGAATGGAATGAGCGAATCAAGAATGCAAAGGAAGACTTTGTATCATCTGTTCCTACTGGTTATCTGAATGGTAAGAATCTGATTGGTTATCTTACTGATATGGTAATCGCACAGACTTATGCCAAGTACAATCATTTACTTATTTCAGATAAGATGACAGAAATCTATACTAAGATTGTAAAGGGTGCTACAACAGCTCGTGTCATCAATACCATGCATAACTATATTGACTTTGATGATATGATTATTCGTAAAGGATCTGTCAATGCTGCTTATGGACGTGAACTTGTGATTCCTATCAACATGCGAGATGGTGTATTGATTTGTGTAGGTAAAGGAAATACTGAATGGAATTGCACTGCTCCTCATGGTGCCGGTCGATTGATGTCACGTTCTGCTGCTAAGGCAAATCTTTCTATGGATGAATTTGCTGAAGAAATGAAAGATGTTTGTTCAACTTCTGTCAACAAGTCAACATTGGATGAGTCTCCTATGGCATACAAGCCTATGGATGAGATTATTGAGCAGATTGAACCAACAGTTCAGATTCTGAAGAGAATAAAAGAAAGAATAAATATTAAAGCTGCTGAATAAATTTTTGAATATATTTTGAAATCCTGAAAGATTGTTCTATATTTAGTATGTCAAATAAATATTGACAAACTGAATGTAGAACAATTTAATTTTTAATGATTATGATTACAAACAATACAAATGACGCTCTTGAAAATCTTCTCCTTGGTGATTCTAACGGTATTAAGTTGAAGATTACAGACTATACTAAAGCAGTATTCTCTATGAATGAAGTAGATGGTACTGTTAACCTTATTTTTGAAACCACTACTAAAGATGAAGATACTGGTTTTAAGGTAGTATCTAATAAAGTTCATCTTATTGAGTATGATGAAGAATTGATGAATGGCAATACTATTCAGGATGATATTGACTTCCTCCTTGAGAAGCTTGAAGATTTGCTGAATGAAGATTTCGGAATTGCTCCTATTGGAATTACCAAGTGGAAGAATTCTAATTGTTTGGAATATTAATTTAATTTTAATATAGA